GTACTTGGATAAATAAAGTTCGTTAGTATTATTTGTCTCAAATTCCATTATCATAATCACATATGATAATGGAATAAAACCCAATTGGTTTTAATATATCTAATTGTTTCAGTTTTACGGACATTTTTGTTCCGTTTTAAATCTTCAAGGGTGTAAATTATTTCATGTTTATTTATGAAATAATTATTCTACCAAATCTTGCCCCTTGACTCGCTTTGTTCTTGCTAATATCTCATCTCGTATAAATTTCTTATCAAATACGGTTGAGGTATTGTAAGTCTGTAAACACATATTGCGTTTCACTTCGGTAACCCGTTCTTTGTATTTATACAATTCATCTTCAAAATCGTCTTCATCCTCGTAATTATCTTCATGGGGTGCACTCCCACATTCCAATTTCAGAAGTTCTGTGAATTCATCTTTCATGGGAAAAAATACTTGATTTATAGCATGTTCCAGGTTCGTTCCTGCCTTCTCAAACCCGTCCATATGTTTCACAAACTCGGCTTCTCCATATAATTGTCTTTGTTTATCCTTTTTCTTCTCTTTCACGTATAAAATACCGTTCTTGACGTCCGTTGTTTGAATGAACTTTTCAATCTGAGGCTTCTCATTCAAGCACTTATTCATGATATCGTATACGCTGGCAGCTAAATCGACCTGATTGGATGCGACTTGTCTGAAATTGTCCTTGAAAAACTCGACACTCCGTGCTACAAAGCGGTCGGTGAAATCATGGATGGATTCGGCGTCCTTACAGGTATGTGTTAAATAGAAATTCAGAGTGTTATTGTGACTGTTCGTATTTGTATTTGTGGTGTTACCCATAGGAGGTAATGCTTTCATAACGCCAGTTATTATTTCAACGGTGTTTTCTTGTTGTTTTTGCGAAACTTCTTGTTGGTTTTTCATAAGCATAATGATTAAATTCTTCATCTCTTGGCTATCCTTCATCATTACCTCTATTATTTTGTCCCTTTTATCCTCGACTTCTACAGATGTATTTTCAACGGGAGGGTTTTTTTGTCGCATAATACATTTTTGTTTGTGATACCATAAACTGTTACGTGCGGTATATTTCTTACCACATACGCAGTTAAATGTTATTGGCGACAAATTCACATTAGGCGAGTCTATTTTGTAAGAATTTGTTCTATATTGATGTTTTGCAGTCAATGAATGTTTATTATAATCACTTTTCTTACTGCATCTATAATCACATTGTTCACATATGAAATACTTGGCGACATTTGGCGACATAATAGTCTATAATAGTCGTATATAGTCTAAATATATATATTTCCCTAAACCCTTTAGTGCACAAATATTATATATTTTCCGTAATTACGGTTGCAGTCAACTGATATTACGGTGTTTGTAAAACACTGCATTATCATCACAACTGGATTTTCCATAAAAAAGATAATGTGAGAGAGTAGCAAGAATGCCCATTTGGAACTTTTTGCATCATTCGAAAAAGTTCCATTTGGAAATACTTTGAACTCTTTATATACGGTATTTTATCAGATGTGGGTAGATAAGTTCCCTCAAAGTATCAAAAATATTCGAGTGTTATTTGATATACGATTGATTTTGCAAAACTTCTTGTTGGTTTTTAATAAACATTATTATTAAATTCTTCATCTCTTGGCTATCTTTCATCATTGCCTCTATCATTTTATCCCGTTTGTCCTCGACTTCTACAAATGTGTTTTCAACGGGAGGGTTTTCTTGGACATTACATGTCCTTTTATGATTGCACAATGAAGACATATGATTGTATGTCTTCCCACATTTACAAACAAATTTACTTGCGACATTTGCGACCAATTCGTTCGGATGCATTCGATTGTTATGTTTTGCAGTGGACAAATGTTTGCTAAAGTCATTCACTCTATAGCATACATAGTTGCATGTTTCACAATTATATATTTTTGGGATTCGTTTGTCGACAGTAGTGGGTTGTTTTTGAAGATTTTTAATATGTTTTTGTGTGATATGATGTGAATCGAACTGTTTTAAACTAAGAAAGGTTTTATCGCAAGTATCACAATGTCGTATAACCTTTTCTTTTTTTACTTTAAGAACCTTGATTTTTGGTGGTGGTAATGGTTCGATACTGTTCAATGTAGCCTTATATTGTTCAAAATAGGATTGTTCCTTCTTTCGTGCAGAGTAGTGGTCTTCACAATCATGAAATGCGATGATTTCCATAGTCCAATTATCCCACCCTTTATGTTCGCGTATAGCATTATACAGTTTACATTTGTGATTAGCTGCGTTAGTATTGATACAGCTTTGTTTGTGAGCATGTTTGCGTTGCACAAAATTGGTAGTGTGTCCGATATACATATCAGAATTGGAAGATTCTTTACAAAAAATCTTGTAGAAAATAGTATTAGAATAGTCAATATCGACCTTGGGCATCTTATAATAATTATAGTTAAAAAACCGTTTATATTGTTCCTGGTAAAAAGTATTTTAAGATTAGCAAATTAACTTTCATTTCTGAAAAATAAATTTCCAAATTATTCCGGAAATTTATGAACGAATTGAATCGAATTAACGACTAAAATTTCAAGCCTCTAATTGTTTTGTTCCTCTTGGATTTGTGAAATAGGCCAGTCCTTAACGGATGCACTCTTGGATTTTAATACAATGAGACCGAGCATATAGAAGATACCTAGACTCATACCGATTAACAATAACAAGCCCGCATTAGGTATATTAGCGGGGTCCCCAAAAACACCCGCTCCAATAAATAATAAAATTAGCGATGTTCCCGCGATTAATACAGTTAATGCAACATTAATCGATTTTAGTTGAGTTCGTTGGTCCGCTTCAAGTTTCGCCTCAAAAAAATCAAACGCTATCTTTGCGACATACATGTAACTAATTGGTATGATAGAATATGCTACACCGATAAACACGATAAATAAGATGAACATTACCATAGTTTTTAACGATTGATTTGCGGACTGATCCTGCAATAGTCCACTCGCTACGGGTAGATTATATGTGGTAACTTCCTCAGAATCGATGGGGACATAATCACATTCCATCCAATCACCTGGAACTGGTGAACCAATGATCGAGTAATCGGTTGAACTCATATCAAAATAGGATATATCGTTTTGCAAACCAAGAATATCCACAGCAGTAACTGCGATTGGTTCCGAATACAAAAAAACCAGTCTACCTGAACCTTTGTTTTTGCTAGTATATTGTATATAGGTCGCATCGGAAACAGATTTTCGAAACAAATCGGCATTCAGGTCGACAGTTAAGGATGTAACTGGTGGGTCGGATGTAGCGGCACGAACTATCCCGTCAATTTGTCCATTTTGAGCACCAAGTTGTGCGACGTTTAATAAAAAACATACGAATATGGGGTCTCCATTGTTCGCGTCTACATTGCGTATGAATAGTTGGGCATTATAATCCTTACCAGTGACTACTTGTAATGGTGTAGTCCCATCTTGGTTACTTACAATCCACATTTTATCAGCTTTGTATTCTTTTATTACACCACTATCAGTGTAGGTTACGTTCGAGGAAGAACCACGCCCACATGTTCCAGAAATCCATTTGTTTGTAGTATCTTGTATGATGCCTGTGATTCCCATCGGCAAATAGTTGATCATAATTGTTTTTGAAGCGTCTACCTCTTTTGTTAAATCGAAACCAGACATATATATAATATGTCTGGATTATTTTATCTATTATAATGACTAAATATAGTTTTGAATCAAGGTTACGAAGTCCCAATGAATCAAGAACCTGATTGCAAGCGGAAATCCAAAGCGGGTTGTGATATAGAGATTTCCTCGATTTTATCAATAGTTGTTCCAGTGTTTGTTTCGGTTGAATACAATAGTTTTACAGTATCAGGGTCTCCATCACCGTCAAATAGACCGAGTTCCTTTGCTCGTAAAATTTCATTTATTTGATTTATGATATTTTGTATCTTCGGTTTTATAGATTCATCAACACCCGTAAAATCAAATTTATATTTACCTGTGAACTGTCTAGGTGTAGATGCACCGTCTTTGTCCGTTCCAGTTTTATTATCAACAACTGTGTCTGTTGTATTTTTCTTAATTTTATCGCGTTCTTCTCTCCCTTTGTTCCATGCTTCTCGTTCCTTAGCTGATTTATCTTTAATATCGTCGACGCGTTTTTGCGATGCAATACTAGCATCTTTTCCAAGTTGATTTAAATGTAATTTTACACCAACTAATTCCTCAAGAATGGACAATACCTTCCTTTTTTTGGACGCTCCTCCTGTAATTCGATATGAATTTTTCTTTAATGTAGACATTTACGTGGTTGTAATATCAAGTGATAATTTTTACAGTAATATGTCCTATTACATCCAAGGAATGTAAGAATAAAGCGCGTTTTCGTAAACAGTTGCTCTAAATGTATCATTGTATCCCTCAACGTAAACCGTATCGTGATTATATATTTCATCACAACCCATATCAGATGAACAACTTCTGCCTTTAACACTAACGGGAAGCTTGGTGTTGATATTACCAGCGGTATTGGTCATTGTGTAATATTGATGTTTATCACGTCCAGACGAACTTCTGCGTCCCATTAATGGTAAAATCATACTTTCTCCATTTTCACGGGTTAAAATCCCAATTTGAGAATAATTGCTCTCGTATCCTCTTGTTTTAATATTGATAGGTAATCCATAGCTTTCCACCTTTAATGGGGGAGCATAATCACTCTGCATTGGGTCATTTCGTGCTGAAAGTGCGACTAAACCGGGAGGAGCCACATCTGCGATGGGAGGAACAATTACAATGGGTTGTGTGTGATTGCTCTGCGTTGACTTGACGATAAGAGAGTGATAAAGGTAAATAACCACAATGACTAATACGAATAACAAGAACATCGTCATATTCTCGATGCAAAAAAGTCCCGGTATACATTTCTTACCAATAGTTGATTGTCTAACCATTTATATACATATGATTAGACATAAACAATGAATTACCAAAAGCCAGGTTCATCATCCCATCCGGGTTTATGTTCCCCAGAAGCCCATGCACTCCATTTTGTGCCGGGTATAACACTCGTTATCATCTTGATGAACCCATTGATTATCTGTTCCGTGCTACAGTTCAACAATTCAGCCCATTCATCCAGACGTTTATATAATTTAACCTCGCGACCGCCCATTTTGTATCCACCTTCACACCGATAACATTTGCGTATAACAGGGTCAGACCAATTCACTAAATGAAAGCCCGAAATAGCGAAAAAGAGGGAATCAATGGGTAAGACAATAAGTTCATATAAAAAGTCAACGACGAATTGCAAGTCAATACCAAATATAGCATTGAGTAGTATAATAGGTAGTTTAACAAATAACCCGTATAACAATCCAAATAACATATCGATTATGTAATAAACCGTGCAGTGTCCGTTTATAAAGTTAATAAATTTATGCCATGAACAGTCGACCATAATTCCTAAGGTTTTAAATGTATTATACCATCCCACACCGAATTCCTCACCACCACATCTTATATGATTACCGACACCTTCAAACCAATTAGCAATATTTTCACCTAAAAAAACAATCGTAGCTGCGATTCCTGCTACAATGAACGCAGCAAATAACCCTTGGACTATCGCCGATGCACTAGTAATAGCAGTGATTGCTGCGTTAAGGATACTGTTCGCAAAACCAACTGCTTGGGTGAGTATATTGGTCACCATATTAAAGATGCCCGCTATAAAATCAGATATACCAAAAGCCATATCAACAACACCCAATATCATATCGATCATATTGTTTATGATATTCATAATATCTGGACCAAAGAACCCCAGTCCTTCCAATATTCGTTGTTCCTCAATTCTTTTCTGTTCAAATTTATATGCTATAAAATTAGGCACTATAAAGGATGCTATTAATAGTAAAACGATTATCAGTATAAATGTATTATTTCGTTTTAAATATTTTGTTATCATAATATTTGGCGTGTATAACATCTATGAAGATTTACTTGATTGTAATACATCCGAAATCAATGTATATCTAAATAGTCGCGTTACGTTTTGATCGAGTTTATGGCGGATTTAAATTCGCCAACTAGAGGTGAAATACCGGATAGATAATCAACCAATTTTAGTTGGACCTCGAGCAGACTCTTAATTTTTTCACGCTGTTCAACGTTTGCGATTTTATCCATATGTTTTAGTGCTTCAGTAAGCTTAGTCTTAGCGTCTAGTATATGTGTTACATCTGAAGATTTTTCCATTTGTTCAAGCATGCCCTTTGAATCCATAGATTGTATTAATTCATTTAACTTAACATCAAGTGTTTCGGACAGATATTTATCAGCATCTTCTTGGGTTGCAGGAGGGTTCTCACTAGTTCCATTCGCAGATGTTAGATGGTCTGTTAACTTGTCTAGGTCTTTCATATCAAAACCTTCTTTAAATTTAGATTTCGTGTCCATACCGAATCGAATAATATTTGTGAATGAGATTGCGACAAATAAGATAACGATCATATTTTTACTAAAAAATGATGTTAGAAAACCAATCAATATCATGAAACCGGCATAGGTTTGGTGATCTGTAGATACATACGTAATGATGTTTACGATGGATATAAATACAAGGAAATATAAAAGAGCTTTGCTTTGCAATAGTCCAGAAACATCGGTCATTTTACTTAACCAATTATTCATTATGTTTTCGTATACTATATAGAATGAAAATATAATGTATTATTTATCGTCAGGAGTGTCTTCATTTGAAGCATATCCAGACGGGATGTGTTCCCCGGCATAAATATCCAAGATTTCTTTCACAACTTCTTCACGTTGTATATCACTGCGGTCAAATTCGAAACTCCCAATGCTTGCTGAACGTTTTCCTTTGAATTTGCCTAAGAAATCTTCTAAACCGTTCATGTTTGTGGCTTTATCATGTTGGTCTAAATCGCCGGTTATAACAAGACGACTGTTTTCACCAATACGTGTTAGCAACATTTTCATCTGGGCTAAAGTCGAATTTTGCATCTCATCTGCGACAATCCAACAATTCTTAAATGTTCTACCTCTCATGAATCCAAGAGGTGCGATTTCGATTACTTTATCCTCAATTAATTCGACAACCTCTTTAGGAGTCATAAATTGATATAATATATCATATATGGGACGTATCCATGGAGCCATTTTATCCTCCAATGTCCCTGGGAGAAAGCCAAGTTCCTCATCAACTGCGACGGACGGACGAGTGAATACAATTCGCTCACATTTGCCTAATAAAAAGCTTCTAACTGCGAACTCGGTAGCAAACAAGGTTTTGCCGGTTCCAGCGGGTCCAGTCGCAATTACGATCTTTTTCGATTTTGATCGTAACATGGATGCGTATATCTCTTGGCTTCGGGTCTTGGGGCGGGTGAATTTTTGTTCGAATTCATCTTTTTCTTTTTGCGACAAATATTGCATATTCTCATATGTTGACCGCTGTTCTTGGACAGGTTGTTTGTGGTCTGCATTATATTCGCGCATGATTTCTTTTTCACCCATTTTTTTTTGTTTTCTACCCCCGTGACGTTTACCTCCCATATTATCGTCCCCTCCTAAAGAGTTATTAGAAGAGTTCATTTTACTATGTAAGTATTTTAAATTTCGCATAAATAACACATGTGCGTTGTGTTTAAATTCGAATAATGATTTGTATAATTACTATATATCAATCATTATTTAGCCAAATGTCCAAGCCTGCTCACGATTTAGATATTCATTTATATTCATTGGAAGAATTGCTAGGATTGTTCGAATTAACCTCCTATGATATATCCACATCCGACCTAAAACGAGCAAAAAGGAAGGTTTTGATGTTACATCCAGACAAGTCCAAGTTAGAACCGAAATATTTTCTTTTTTATAAGAAGGCGTTTGATGTGATTGTGAATTTTTACGACAATCAAAACAAACTCTTTAGTACTGATGATAATACAAACTTAAAATATACAGTCGATGAAGATGATAATAAGTCTACATCCAATGCGATTATTAAAACAATAAATGAAATTCCTACACAAGATTTCCAAGATCAATTCAATCATCTATTTGAAAGTAATCAAATGGGGAATCGTCCAGACGTTACTCGAAATGAATGGTTTACACAAGAAGACAAAGGGTTTGATGTTCCGGAAGGAAAACTATCCAAGAGTGATATGGGCGATGCATTTAATCGTGTAAAACAGCAATCGAGCGGATTAATCCAATACAATGGTGTCCAAGATATGATGCATACAACTAGTGCGGGAAATTCATTATTATACGAAGATAATGACCAATATGCATGTAGTGATCCATTTGGTAAATTACAATATGATGATCTGCGCAAAGTTCATCGCGATCAGACTGTATTGTCTGTGAGTGAACACGATTTCGACAATATGAAAACATTCAAATCAGTAGAAGAATTTAATCGTGACCGAAATCAACATTCATATGACCCATTAGCGAAGGAAAAGGCACTACATATGTTCGACGAACATGAACGTGTTGATCGCGAGAAAATGATGAAAAAGGAATATCAGTCAAAACTGCAATCAGAACAATATGTCGATAAAAATAAGTCCGTTATGGCGTCGTTTTTACAATTACGTAATGGAAAAGTATAAAAATATACAAATATTCGTTTAATCGGTGTATTATGGTGATGCGAGCATTTGGTCAAATACTTGAGTGTCCCATATCAACTCATCGGGTGTAACGACGGGAGCATCGTTAATCTCGCGACTAATTGCTCTCATAGCATTCAACCTTCCGGGAGTTGTATACGCGCTTGTCGGTGTGCGATGTAATGTCGGTGGTCGCAATAAGGAAATGTCGTAATCATCATCCTGCATATCAGATACAGTGTTAAATGCGGTTTGTCTTCCCTGTGAATCTTCGCGGGCTGTAGCAAACTTAATATCACCATGTTGTAATGAAGTTGTATTCATCACGACATTTAGATCATCGATAAGTCCACATAGTAATTCGTCTTCTGTTAGACTCGAAGACTCCATATACTCCTTTATGGTTGCCTTAAGGTTCTTCGCCCGATCATTGAAAGCTTTACGAACATGTGTATTATCCTTGCATGGATTTGGTTCATGAAACAATAATCTTAACGACATATTGGGTATAGGTTGATTTAGTTCGTCGCAAAGTCGGAGGTCAGCCATTAACTTTTGAACCCCCAAACGCATATATTGCTTCTTTACACGATGAACGCCAATAGGTTCGTCTAACGTTTCCCCACATGGAATTAATGGTGGTAAATCGCTAGCGTAATATTCAACATGTGTTCCGTCACGAATATCGCGACCCTTGATAGAAACATTGCATGTGTCTGGAGTTTCGGATAGAATGTGGAATTGCTTCTTCATTTCGGACGAAAGTATACCGATTCGAATCTCGGATACAAACTCCCCCGTATTATAGTCAAATATACGTCCATTCTCAATCTGAATTAATACGTCGTCTAATGCACGATGTGATTCGTTAAATATAATTTCACCGTAAACATTCCCAGTATGCTCTAACTTGTTAATAAACCAATTAGATGTGTATGGATTTTGATGACCAAGTGCATACATAATATCGGCATTATGTTCGTCACCTAATGCAATGAAATTTGCAGAAACTCCGGATGGAATTAGCTGAGATAGCTTATATGGGTCGCTTTCTCCGACGGTAGAATCGCCATCGGTTAACAATACAACGACGCGGCGATTACGTGGAATATTTTCGACCGGTTCATCTACATATTCAGCTACAGTCGCGAGAGCAAGTTCAATATTCGTCGTATTCATAGGTCGCATTGAAGATAATGAACGGATCAAAGAATGAACATTTTTGGTGGTAACCTTTGTAGGTTCAATATACGGGTGAATTTTATCGTCGAATCCAGACACCTGAATATACGTATTTACCGTATTATCTGCGAAATAATGCATCATATTCGTCAATGTGTGGACAACCAATTGCATTTTGCATCTTCCATCGAGCATCCTATCAGACATAGATCCCGACACATCAACCTTAATATGATATAACATGGATTCAGTTGTAGCATCGAGTGTAGGTGTATTAAAACTCAAAACTCCGTATGATTCAGATTCCTTTTTTTGGATGTGGATATCACACGGATTTGCATCGGTATCAAAGGCAAGCCATTGGTTCTTGATCATTTCGGACATAGTAGTCATCTTTTTCAAATATACAAACAGTTTACCATTTTATATCAAAATCAATTTTATGAATTTGATATATTTCAACAGGTTTGTCGTCTAAATTGTGAATAAATTAGACACGTCTACTAATTCATCGAATGATGTAGCCGTATTTGACGAGGTTCTTCTTAATCTAGATAATATATTATTCATATTCGACGGTTCGTTTAATCGATGTTCTGTAACTTTTCCAGAACGTAATGTTGCTAACTCGTTGCGTAATTGACTGAGTTCTAAATTGGTTTTGCGAACGAAATCTTGGAACATATCCATATCGACGAACCCTTTACTAGGACCCATTTCGATTTCAGTAGCCCATTTTACATTTTTCGTAGTGCTCTTGATATTATCGACAACCGTGTTTTGTGCTAAATTCGTAGGGGCGTTCGATTCCACATCGTATTCACGGTCGCGAATATGTTTCTTGAGCAGTTCTTCCATATTTTCAATAGGTTTATCCTCCTCTCCCTGGTCTCTAAAATCGACATCTTTTACAGGTTCACGTTTCATCATACTCTCGAATTCTTGTTGTCTACTTGTAAATTGATTATTTAACACCTCTTGTTTTTGGTCCAACATGTAGTTTCGAGTAGCCGTTTTGTCCTCATTCATCTGAAATCCATGTATAGAAGAATCAGTAATCGACTCATTCGAAAAAAATGAACCCGCTATTTTGTCGTTCGATAAGGGAGTTACACTTGGTGTGGACGATTTTAATTTAGTTATCATCTGAGAAATGGTTTCTTTGTTTAACTGTCGCAGTTCTTGGACAGATATCTGTCTATTTTTATTTTTGGAATAGACATTTTGAATCATTTCTCGAAACCATTGTTCCTTTTTACCAAGTTCGGCGAATTGAGGAACTTTATTGATCGTATCCCATATTAATTTCTGATTTTCTTGAAGAATAAATAGCGACATTGTATTTGATGTAATCAGATACAATAATGATTTTCGTATAACGCAATTGTATACCATTACTTTTTACTACCCGACTTGCATTTCGGCAGCGGATTTTCAGCACCAGGCGCCATTGGTGAATCGTTGTCGTGGAAAACGAGTTCATACTTTTTCACCTTTTTGTCTACTTGAGGCACGCCAAGTATTGTCTGTGCTAATTCTTCTTCGAAATCGTTGGATGTTGTCCTTAAAAAGTTGACGAGGTAGCCTAAACGACCTTTACCTTTATAAGCAGTAGGTCCTCGAATAATTTCATACTCACTACTAATATCGGGACTCGTGTGCTGTCGTCCAAAACGCGTAATTACCTGTTCAATACGCTTTCTACCACCGCGCATTTTTTTCGTATTATTTGACCTTCCCTTTCGTCTACTTCTTATATTTTTTCTTCGTGTAGTTTGATTATTTTTCGGTTTCATGTTATACTATAGAGAGAAAATGCTGTTGTGCGAAAATTATTTTTTATTGAAATATATGTTTCTGAAACGAATCATCATTTGGTCATTAATTCCGGGCTTTGTGAATAAACGTATGATAGCGTCTAAATTCATTTTAATTCGTTTTCCACCTATCATTTTTGACGATGACTGTTTGAGAATATCTTTATGTATTTTCTTGGTTAACCACGTAATAATGAAAAATAAACTATACATACCACATTCAGTATTCGTTGTTTGATGATTACAATCGTTTTGTATGTATTTAAATTGTAATGGTTTTTCCAAGTCTTTTCCTTGCTTTATAATCTCCCTTTTCAATCTAGATACCTCACGTGGGACCGGGTTAAGCGCGCTATCATAATAAAATATGATTTGTTTGTCTAAATCTATAAATAAAGAAACCCAATGTGATCCTCCTTGGTAATGTTTATCTAAATTAAAGACTACGCCCAATTTTGTCTTTCCTCGGTTAATCAACTTTTGAAGAGACAGTCTGCATAGGTCATCCCATACACACTTATCGCCGTCGACCTTTGTGTCGTAATCTATTGCAGAGGGTCCAAGAAGTTTAAATTCAGGATAAGTTCGTTCATATTGCCGTAATACTGCGGCTATATCATAGTTAGATAGCCATGCGACTGGATTCTTGTCCCAGTCTTTCGGTCTATCGGGCGCAAACATAATTTCATCCATTTGCCGCCGGGTTTCTGTATTTTTGATCTCATCTAACCAACAATCCTCTTTATCACATTGACTTAGATGTGTTCTCAACTCTGACCATATTTGTTTCGGTTCAGATGCGACGATGGTTCCGTGTCCGTTGCGATTATAAGCATCTTTGATTTCATTCAACGCATCTGATGTATAACATGACTCCTCTATTGGTTTATTATCTTCTACTCCCGGATTACAGTTCATATTTCCAAGACGAATTGGATCATTTTGTATTACGTTATCTCGAACCTTTTTAGTTCGAGATTTCGAACGACCCGATTTACCCTTATTATCTTTTGTTTTCTTCCCCCCTTTTTTCATAGAGTATATACATTCGATATATTATATGAAATCTGAAATTTTATTTACGTGCGAAATAATCAAGAGTTGTTTTGTATGGTGCGTTGACTCGAACCTCGTTCATATTTGATGGAAACATCACATCATCATCGTCTTCTTGGTCATACTCTTTCTGCGCATCATCGGAACGCTGTTTCACTTCTAAATATCGAATCAAAGTTTGTGCATATGTATCGAATGCCTCTCCGACCTCTGACCCATATTTATTGACGCGTCCCTTACACATATTACTAGTCATCGCAATAATATTCGTTTTATGTGTGATACAGTCTTGGATAAATTCTTGGTGTGCTTCATGTTTTCGTTCGTCAGTCATCGCCAAATACTTCGCGTAATTGTTTCTATTCGAAAGTAATTTCATCGTCAATTCGTCGACTTGTTTGTTTTCAACTGGTGGCGATGTAGACAATTCGTCATCTGGAGGCGATGTAGACAATTCGTCATCTGGAGGTGATGTAGACAATTCGTCGTCAGAACTCATTTACACTACCGATACAAAATATTTGTGGATGTTTACTTTTTCTTTATCTTTATCACATGGATTTTTTTGGTTGCACGTAATGATGCTTTCGCCGCCTTTTCTTGTGCCTTTTTTAACGTCTTTGCATTACGGTCATCATCTTTTTTAATGCGTTTTTCATTTTTTTCTATCTCCTTTTCTTTTTTATTTTTCGTCTTGGCGTCTTCTTTATCGGACCTCTTTTTCTCCTTGGCGTCTTCTTTTATCTTCTTGGCAGATTCTTTTTTATCGGCGGCTTCCTGTAAGTCAGATATATTATTATCAAGTTCAACCTTTATCTCTGATTTATATTTCGTCATTAAATCTTTCAATACGCCATCCTTGATTTCTTCTCTAATATCCCCTTGTTTTCTCATGGTTTTGCGTAATTCCTTTTCCGCGCGTTTTTGTTCCTTAATATTCTGTTTATTCTCCTTTATATACTCCTTTGCTTTCGATTTTAGATTTCGCATCGTCTTTTTCATGCGTTTTTGTGCACTCTTTCGCGTCTTGGACAGGTCTCCTTTTTCGTTCGTTATATTCTTCTGTTTAATCTTATGTGTTTGTCTATACTGTTTTTGTTCGTCTTTAATCGACATTTTAACTACCAAACGTTCTAGATCATTTAATTCCCAAGAACGCAACATTTTACGCATATCCGTAGTCCGTTTCTTATGTGCATCTACGAATACTTTCAATTCATTATCCAAGTCTTCGCCGCGTTTATCGTATGCACTGATTTCCGCAACTAATTCGCCGACTTGTGGGTGTTCTAAAGCCAATTCTTCCATTTTTGCGTTAGTTGTAACAGTTTTACCGCATTCATATTTTAACGTATAATACATCCCCTTTTTGAATTCAGCCAACTTCTCTGGGTTCTCTTTGATATGTTCACCAATCTGTTGCAATGCATCTTTGCGATACAAATTTTTATTCTTAACTTCTTCACGAATTCCCTTTACAGTATCCTTGATGTGTTTTATTTGCGTACGAGCCTCTTTGACTAACTCGCGAATTTTACCGGTTGCGATTTTAACACATCCCTTCTTCACAATACCATCATATTGTTCACATACATCACGCAACTCATAAAATCTGCTTGAATCCAGGTCTTTCATATCCTCGTCAATTTTCTCATTTTCTTGGATAATACTTGCCTTCAAATCTTGGACTTCCTTGGATAAACTCGCGCGCATATAACGTTTATCCATTTCCTCAACAGTTTTCACATCTTTTACAATAGGCACAAGTATTCGTTTCAAATGGGGTTGTGCGAACTGACGTGCGTCCTTCTCGCGATTGAGATAACTAATATGTCCGGCAATTTCATCCAAATACTTACGACGACCCTCTGATGTGAATGCACCATCTTCTGTTAAAAATTCGTTTGAAAAGGTAGCAAATTCATCCGGGATTTGATCATCGACCGGTTTACACAAATTGACCAATTTAACCAATTCCATAGGATTCTCTGTAATAGGTGTTGCGGTCATGAGCATAAGTCTAACGGAATCGCGTCCGGAAACTGCGTATGAATTCATGAGCGCTCCATGAAGTGCCTTCATGTCTGGACGTTCCAAAGAAGACAAATCTCCACCGCCATATAATTTGTGTGCCTCGTCGATGATGAGTAGTGTTTTTCGAAGCGGGTCGGATGGTCCGTTAATATCAACCAATTGTTTGTAGTAATTGTTTTCCTTGGACACCAAATTACTGAATTGTTTGTAAGATATTGGACGTATGCGCCAAGCCTTGGACAACAACTTCATACGTTTTGCATGTTGCTCGGGTAAAGTTACACCGTCAGCTACCATTTTGCGAATCTGTTCATTACATATCTGGTCAAACATGTTTTTCCAAATGTCGTTCTTCAATGTCGTGCGTGTGACCCATAAAATGGTATACCCTTGAGGGTCAAAACTGGACGTTGCCGATGCGATTGCAGAACACGTCTTTCCGGTTCCTGTGCTATGCCATAAAAGCATGCCGTTGACTGGGCTCTGGGGTGTAAAATATTTTTGCACAAATCGTTGTGTGGGTGTATATTCCATCTGAGACGCACCACCTTTTTTCAAATCCTCGCACATATTCTCCATCTTAACGTCTGTCCATTTGCTATCTGAAAAAAATCGGTTGATATATTCGCGCATATCCTTGAAACCCATGGGTTTCGATTCCATACCACTAACCATTTGCCCAGATGGTAATTGCACCTGCAATGATGAATTTGTAGAGTCAAGCAACAATGGAGGTTTATTGTCGACAATTAACCTACGATGGATTCGTTTTGGACCGCCACCAGTTGTGAGGTCTCCAATTTTAAATGCATGAACATCGCGGTTCAATTCGTAATCAACCGCACCATAAATGCTGGTTTCTTCCAAGTCAGCTGCGAATCGCGCTAAACGAATGTCCAAATTCAACGATTTTATATATAGGTCAAATGTGGTATCCGAGTCCAAGAATTGACCCCGTAAAGTCTCAGGGATGGACATATCGTATATAAATACATTCAGTGCCCACCCGCGCGTGGGGTGAAAGGTCAACCCTTTTTGTCCACATGTTCGTGTTCCACGTCCAATTACTTGCTTTTGGTCGGATGCATTTACACTTGGTTCGAAAATATGAACATATTTGATATCAAATAAATCAATACCTTCTTTAAATCCACTGTCCATAATGATAAATCGCGCCTCTTTTCCGTGGACATTTGATGGGCGTTTGTTGAAATTCAATAATATCTCCTTTTTCATCTTCACGCTGATTGGTTGTTCAAATACGTCGACAGAAGAAAGTAAGTAGAAATTCTTGTTGGCTGTCCTTTTTAATCGAGGCATGTCGTACATTTCCAGCTTTTGGAATCGTTTTTCCTTCTTTTTACCACCCTCCATACTTTCGTCACCTTCTTCGATATCTTCCATAGACGATTTAAATTTAGATTCTTTTTGGTCTGATAATTCAGATGGTCTGGGTGTATCATTACGTTTGTTATCATCAATGGACTTGGACTCGGTGTTTGAATCAACCATTTTAGCACCATATCCAAGATGGAATCCACTTGCGATAAAAGCAGCCGCTAACATGCGTGCACCTTGACCTCCAGATTTCACATCACAAAATATGAAATGTTTATACATATGTCCGTCGCGTTTCATATCGGATTTATCTAATTCGGTAACATTTTTAAGAAGAGCTTCCAATTTAGGAGACCGTTCTGGAATATCGTTTAGTAACATTTCAGGGTCAAATGTATCGGAATCTAATTTATAATTCGCGCTCGATTTACTCCAATTCGACTTCTTACGAATACATTCTGTATTATAAGAGACAACCCGGTCCTCTTTTAAAAACTCGTCTAAATTATCTGCCATAAGCGTTATAACATATATCTAGATATTTAGCCGTTGATGTACAGCATATTTTAAATAAAAGTATATGAATAGTATATAAATGTCTGTATTAGGTGGACCATACCAAGGATTTTCTCCTCAACAAACGATATTAAACTATAAAGATGGACAACAAACGTCTACACGAAGTATATTGCGTAGAGGCTGGAACACCGCATTCGCAACCGGAGTATATAACGGCAAAAAACGTGTGATTACTCCTTTTCGCGCAGTGAATAATTCCGGTGATTTCCTTGCTCGTCAGAACTACAAATGTGGTGGACCTGCAGGTATGAGCAAAAGTTCTATCGGATGGGCTGGAAGCACAATTTATCTTGGTTCCAAGGTAAATAATTGTGATGATAGTGGCGTGCCCGGTGCATCTGGTAATGTGAAATACGTATACGACTCATCGAATTACATCACATTTAGGCGTCAGCAAGCAATTAACCGTAATTATAACGATTTAAAGAACGGTGGCGATGACCATAATGGGTCGTATGTAACTAGCATGCGTAACTTTTAAATTATCACAATAAAATAATTTATTACAAATAGCACGGCGAATCGATATCAATATATATATTATTATTGTATAAGATAATAATATTATGGTATTTACACCAGCAAATAGTAATGAGTTACAAATCGCTGTAAATGGTTGGTGTGATGGTTCAATCACATCCTCTACACCTGTAAATGGAGGCACATATGGAGTTATTGGGGATTGGGACGTAAGTGCTGTTACGGATATGAACAGTTTGTTTAATGGTAAACAATCATTTAATGACGATATTAGTAATTGGGACGTATCGAAAGTGACCAATATGAGTCAGATGTTCGCTAATGCTTATGTATTTAATCAACCGATTGGCGATTGGAATGTGTCTTCGGTAACCAATATGTATCAGATGTTCTATTCTGCTTTTATGGCATTCAATCAACCACTTGCTAATTGGGAAAGAACAACCGGTGTAAATGGAGCAACAAGCACGTCTACATTAAGTAATGTGATTCATATGGAAGGCATGTTTCAATTTACGCAATTTTTTAATCAACCAATTGGAAATTGGAATACATCAAACGTTCAGTACATGGGTGATATGTTTTATCAAAACCCCTTTAACCAAGACATATCTAGTTGGGACACTAGTAATGTTCTAAGTATGGAAGGGATGTTTAGATACAATAGTGTTTTCAATCAAAATATCGGGACAAAACAAGTAACTGTAAATGGGGTTACTTATACTGCATGGGATGTAAGTCAAGTAACAAGTATGGGTTTTATGTTTTCCGAAGCAACCGAATTTAATAATGGGGGGTCTTCAGATATATCTGGTTGGGATACGTCGAATGTTAGAGATATTAGAGTTATGTTCTATAAAGGTAAATTCAACCAACCAATTCAGAATTGGGATGTTTCCAAAGTAAATCAAATTGATGGTATGTTTGATGAAAATACAATATTTAATCAACCTATCCATATTTGGAAAGTTGGGAATTTCGTTCAGGGATTTAATAACATGTTTCACGGCGCAACCGCATTACAAGCAGTTTATACCGGAACACCCGGATTTGGTGATACGCCAACGCTCGAATTTTTTAACAAAACGCCAATCACACAAGCAAATATCAAAACCGCCGTTGATGCATGGGTTGCTGACCCTACCACCGCCGAAGCCACATATGGACACATCAAGAACTGGGACACAAGTGCTGTTACTGATATGTCTTCGTTATTTGCTAATAAAACATCATTTAATGATGATATAAGTGGTTGGGACGTTTCTTCAGTGACCAATATGCAAAAAATGTTCCTTGGTGCTTACATCTTTAATCAACCGATAGGCAATTGGATTGTCTCTAATGTGACCGATATGAATAATATGTTCATGAATTCTGGTAGTACCGCCTTTAACCAACCGATCGGCAATTGGGACGTCTCGAAAGTGACTGATATGAATAGTATGTTCTATCAAGCTTTCGTTTTTAACCAAGACATCGGGAATTGGGACGTCTCGAACGTGACCAATATGTATGCCATGTTTGGGTCAGCAAATGCGTTCAACAATAATGGTAGTGCAACTATCGGGAATTGGAACACATCAAAGGTGACTAATATGGGTTTCCTCTTTTCAGCGTCCCCGTTCAACCAAGACATCGGAAATTGGAACACATCAAACGTGACCGATATGGATCGCGTGTTCTATAATAATGTAGTATTTAACCAATCGATAGGCAATTGGAACACATCAAATGTGACCACTATGCTTTGGATGTTCTTTAATGCTCAAGCCTTTAACCAACCGATAAATACAACACCAGATGTAACTATGAATGATTCAACATATACTGCTTGGGACGTCTCTTCAGTGACCACTATGGATAGTATGTTCTATGGTGCTTTCGTTTTTAACCATGATATTAGTGGTTGGGACGTATCGAATGTGACCGAGATGAGATATATGTTCTATAATGCTAAAGCCTTTAATCAACCGATAGGCAATTGGGACGTCTCGAATGTGACTGATATGTATTATATGTTCCTTGCTGCTCTAGCCTTTAATAAACCGATCGGCAATTGGAACGTCTCGAATGTGACCACTATGCAAGGTATGTTCCAAGCTGCTCTAGTCTTTAACCAACCGATAGGCAATTGGAACGTCTCGAATGTGACCAATATGGAATGGATGTTCTATGGTGCTCAAGCCTTTAACAAACCGATAAATACAACACTCAATGTAACAATGAATGGTTCAACCTATACTGCGTGGGACGTCTCTTCTGTGACCGATATGAATGGTATGTTCTCTAATAGTGCGTTCAACCAATCTATAAACGATTGGGATGTTTCTAATGTAAATGATTTTACACATATGTTTGATACCAATAACGCATTTTATCAAACAATCCAGGTATGGGCTGTCGACACTAATGCAAATACAACAAATATGTTTTATAAGGCTACCGGGTTACAAAGATACTACGAGGGAACAGATTTGTATAAAGCCACACCATCTCCTTCGGTGTTCTTTAACTTAGGATATTCTCCACCAGAAATAACAATAACTGGCGATAATCCCGTAACAATTGAAGCAAAATCAACATATACTGATCTAGGTGCAACAGCAATCGATTCGGGTGGAAATAGTCTAATAGTTGTATCAAATACAAGTAATGTAAATGCAAATATAATTGGTTCATATCCAGTAACCTACAATGTAACAGATGATGACGGACATGCTGCGATACAAAGAACAAGAACTGTTATTGTAAAGGACACACAAAGACCAATAATAACATTGGTCGGTGATGAGACGGTAACTTTCATAGTAAATACACCAGGTGGCTACGTTGATGCTGGAGCAACTGCGACAGATAATTATTATAGCGATGAAACAGTAACAAGCGAAATTGTTACTGTAAACAATGTGATACCAACTGCAATCGGAACATATACAATAACATATAATGTAACTGACGATTCTGGAAATAAAGCGTATGAAGTAACAAGAACGATAAATGTAGTAGATACTGCACCAACAATAACCCTAATCGCTGGTAGTGTAGTACATGTTAATATAGATGAAACATATGTTGACCTTGGTGCAACGGCAACAGACCAGCTAGATGGGACATTAACAGTTACAACTTATACGGGCGATGTGGATACAAGTAAAATCGGAACGTATAAAGTAAGTTATAATGTAACTAATAGTGTTGGACTTGCTGCTACAACGGTAAACAGAAGTGTTGTTGTGCTAGACCCATATTTTCCAACAATAACATTATATGGAGGCGGCAACTTACAAGTAGTCGGTGACTTGCCTGTAACAGTTAATATAAATTCCGTTTATGTTGATGCTGGAGCAATTGCAATGGATACAATAGATGGGAATATAACAAGCGAAATGGTAATTGTAAATAATGTAAATACAAGTATAGTAGGAACATATACGGTAACGTATAACGTAACAGATGCTGAAGATAATTCTGCTCCTGAGGTAACGAGAACCGTAAATGTAATAGATACCCCCCCAACAATAATACTAATCGGAAGTAGTAAAGTAACAGTTGATATAAGTATCCCTTATACTGACCCTGGCGCAAAAGCAACTGATGCAGTAGATAATAATGAGACTATAACAAGTGAAATTGTTACAGTAAGTAATGTAAATACAAGTATACCAGGAACATATATAGTAACATATAATGTAACAAATAGTGCTGGACTTTCTGCTCCAACGGTATACAGAACAGTCAAAGTTGCTGACCCATATTTTCCAACTATATTCTTGAAAGGAACCACTCCGGTAAAAATTGAAAAATACTCCAACTATAAAGATGCTGGAGCAACAGCAACCGACCATGTAGATGGGACTATAACAGACAAAATCATAACAGTAAGTAATGTAAATACAAATATAGTAGGAACATACACGGTTACATATAATGTAACTGATGTAGAAGGTAATACATCGAAGGCAATCAGAACCGTAAATGTAGTAGATGAACCGCCAGTAATAACATTAAACGGTAGTAATGAAGAAACAGTTCAACTCGGACAATCATATACAGATTCACCTGACGATGGGCTTGGAGCAACAGCAGGCGACTCTATAGATGGTGATTTAACGCAGTATATTAAAACAAATCTTGACGATCTAGATACTACAAAACCGGGAATATTTACTCTCACATATAATGTGATCGATACAGAAGGACTTGCTGCTAAGCAAGTCACAAGAACCATTATTATTCACGACCAATATTCTCCAATTATAATAATGGGGGGAGTCACTCCGGTGCTTGTTGAAAAAAATTCGGTTTATACAGATGCTGGAGCAACAGCAACCGATCATGTAGATGGGACTATAACAGACAAAATCATAACAATAAATAACGTAAATACAAGTATAGTGGGAACATACACAGTAACATATAATGTAACCGATGCAGAAGGTAATGTGGCTACGGAGAGAACTAGAACCGTAAATGTAGTAGATTCTCCCCCCGTAATCACACTAATTGGTGATAATCCAGTAACAGTTGAGTATGGTCAAATTTATACAGACCTAGGAGCAACAGCAGGCGACATAGTCGACGGAGATATACCAGATGGAAATATTGTAACAAATATTCTTGATTTAGATACTACAAAAGTAGGAGATTTCATACTTACATATAATGTGAGCGATACAGCTGGACTTGCTGCGGTGGAAGTTACAAGAACAATTCACGTTTACGACCCGTATCCTCCAACTATAGTAATGGGGGGAAACACTCCGGTAACAGTTGAACAAAACTCCGTTTATACAGATGCCGGAGCAACGGCAACTGATCTTGTAGATGGGACTATAACAGACAAAATCATAACAGTAAATAACGTAAATACAAGTATAGTGGGAACATACACAGTAACATATAATGTAACCGATGCAGAAGGTAATGTGGCTACGGAGAGAACACGAACTGTAAAGGTAGTAGATGTGCCGCCAATAATCATACTAATCGGTAATCCTACAGTAACAGTTGATTATGGTAAAACTTATACGGATCTTGGGGCAACCGCAACCGATTATATAGACCGGGATTTAACATCTGATATTGTAACAAATATTAACGAGTTAGATACTAGCATAGTCGGAGCGTTTACCATTACATATAATGTGAGCGATGAATGGGGACTTGCTGCTACAGAAGTCAAAAGAACCATTATTGTTTACGACCCGAATTTTCCAACTATATCATTGTTAGGACAAACTCCGGTAACAGTTGAAAAAAATTCCATATATAACCTAAGTGTAGATGCTGGAGCAACAGCATGGGATAAAATAGATGGTGAGATTACATCTAATATTGTAGTAGATATTACCGACGTAAATACAAATATAGTGGGTTCATACACAGTAACATATAATGTGACCGACAATGAAGGTAATGCTGCTCCGCAGAGAACAAGAACTGTAATAGTAATCGATTCTCCCCCAGTAATAACAATCAACGGTTCGAATCCAGTATCATATCAATGTAAGTCCACTATACCATATACAGATGCCGGAGCAACAGCAAGCGACATTGTAGATGGGGATTTAACCAATGATATTACATCAAATATTCTTGATTTAGATACAACGATAGTCAATCAATTTTCCCTTAACTATCATGTCGTTGATAGTGCTGGAAATACTGATACAAAAACAAGAATTATTAATGTGGTAGACCGAGTAACACCAGGAATAATAATAAATGGTGCTTATCCGGTAACAATTGAAATAAATTCCGTTTATAATGATGAGGGTGCAACCGCATATGATATTGTAAGTGGTGATTTAACAGCTCTTATTAAAACTAATAATCCCGTAAATCCAAAAATAGCAGGAATATACACAGTAACATATAGTGCAACAGATGAAAGTAAAAATACGTATACTGCACAAAGAATTGTAATTGTAAAAGATTCTATACCAGTAATTACAGTAACTGATCCTACTCCGGTAACAATTGATATAGATGTGCCTTATAAAGATAAAGGTGCAACAGCATTCGACGAAATTGATGGCGATTTAACATCTGATATTATTACTTATAATCCTTTACTCACAGATACAAGTAAAGCCGGAACATATACAGTAACATATAATGTGAAAGATAAATGGGGAAATTCGGCGGTTGAAGTAACCAGAACCGTTACTGTCCACGACCCATATATTCCAGTCATATCATTTAATGGAATTAATCCGGTAACGATTGAAAGATATTCCCATTATATAGATAAAGGTGCAACAGCATCGGATAAAATAGATGGGAATATTACAACTGATATTAAAACTGTGAATCTTGTAAATACAAATAAAGTAGGGATATATACAGTAACATATAATGTAACGGATAAGGAAGGTAATAAAGCGAAAACTGTAACAAGAACAGTTAATGTAGTAGATGTTCCTCCTGTAATAAAAATCAACGGTAATGATAAAATAATAATTGATCTATATATAACATATAACGATCTAGGTGCGACAGCAACAGATTATGTAGACGGTGATTTAACATCTGATATTATTACTTATAATCCTGTAAATACAAGTAAACCAGGAACATATATAGTAACATATAATGTGAGTGATATAGCTGGAAATGCTGCGAATGAAGTCACACGAAACGTTATGGTTAACGACCCATATATTCCGGTCATAGTAAGAAATGGTATCGACCCAATAACAGTTGAAAAATATTCTACTTATGTTGATATTGGGGCAACGGCAACGGATAAAATCGATGGTGGTTTAACAACGGAAATTGTTACTTATAATCCCGTAGATACAAGTAAAGTCGGAAGATATATAGTAACATATAATGTAACCGATTCTGCAGGTAATAAAGCGAAGACAGTAACCAGAACAGTTAATGTAGTAGATGTCCCCCCTGTAATAAAAATAAACGGGGAGGATTCCGTAAAAATCGATTTGGGTGTTACTTATAAAGACGCTGGAGCAAGAGCAAGTGATTCTGTAGACGGAGATTTAACAGCTGCTATTAAAACCGTGAATCCTGTAAATACACATAAATCCGGAATATATAAAGTAACGTATAATGTGAGAGATAAATCGGGTTTTGCTGCATCCGAAGTCACGCGAACGGTTACCGTTAATGACCCATATATTCCAACCATAATTATGTACGGTATCACACCGATAACAATTGAACAAAATTCGAATCCTACTTATATTGATGCTGGAGCAGCAGCAACGGATAAAATCGATGGAGATATAACAGGTCGTATTGTAACTGCGAATCATGTAAATCAAAATACAGTAGGAACATATACAGTAATATATAACGTAACCGATTCTGAAGGTAATAAAGCACATACAGTAACCAGAATAGTTCATGTAGTAAATGTTTCCCCTGTAATAAAACTAAATGGGAGTAATCCAATCACAGTTGACTTAAGTGAAATTTATATTGATGCTGGAGCAAGAGCAAGTGATACAGTAGACGGTGATTTAACATCTGATATTAAAATTGTGAATCCTGTGGATACAAGTAAACCGGGAATATATACAGTAACATATAACGTGAGCGATTATAGTGGAAAAGCTGCATCCGAAGTCACAAGAAGCGTTATTGTTTATGACCCATATATACCAACCATATTAAGACTCGGTATTACCCCGGTAATAGTTGATTTAGGTGAAAATTATCTTGATGCTGGAGCAATTGCAACAGATAAACTAGATGGGGATATAACAGGTAATATAAAAACCGTGAATAATGTAGATACAAATAAAGCAGGCACATATACGGTAATATATAATGTAACCGATAGTGAAGGTAATAAAGCGAAGGAAGTAATCCGGACAGTTATTGTTCAAGATTTAGATATACCAGTAAAAATACCAAATGATCCCAATAATGATGGTGACGGTGAACACGTATACACACGAAGTATATTGCGTAGAGGCTGGAACACCGCATTCGCAACCGGAGTATATAACGACAAAAAACGTGTGATTACTCCTTTTCGTGCAGTGAATAATGCCGGTGATTTCCTTGCTCGTCAGAACTACAAATGTGGTGGACCCACGGGTATGAGCAAAAGTTCGATTGGTTGGGCTGGAAGCACAATTTATCTTGGTTCCAAGATAGATAAATGTGATGATAGTGGTGTGCCGGGTGCATCTGGTAATGTAAAATACGTATACGACTCCTCCAATTACATCACATTTAGGCGTCAGCAAGCAATTAATCGCAATTATATATAATTTATATTACAGTTATAGATGTATATGACTATAATCTCAATGCAACCAATCCTCCAAAACATAAACAATGCGATTTTAACTGGTGAACGTGCGATGCCTATGAAGGATATTACATCCGATAATACAAATTCATTCTCCATGAGTCGCATGACGTTTGCTCGTAGAGGACATGCTGAGCAAGGTGCTGTTCCCGAAAATAAATGGATAGGAGGAAACCGCGATGCATCTCAAGTGATTTCACACCGTCGTATCAATAGCATCGCAAATGGTTCATTGAACGCATCACCTTTATACAGCGCTAGTCAAAAAATGTCGTTTACTACCACGAACGACCCAAATGCCCAACGTAACGCTTTACATCGCACACGATCCGGAGGTTCGAGAGTCCCCGCAAAAGTGACTCACAAATATTCAAACCCGCCTATTTTTTATAATTAGGGCTAGTTATTATTTCGCACTATAAATCATATCACAATGTACGCATATTTAGCTGAATTCTTATCTACACTTTTTTTCGCATATGTGGTTTTAGCAACAGGAAACCCTTTAGCAATTGGTGCAGCTCTTACTTTAGTAACGTTATTAAGCTTCAGATTTAGCGCGGTAACTGTTAATCCAGCCATCACAATCACATTAGCTGCAGCAGGTAAGATTGCTCCCAGTGAAATCATACCATTATGTGTAACCCAAGTGTTAGGAGCATTGGTAGCTCTGGAGATTTACAAAAGATACAATCTATAAATATAATTACTGGTCTAAGTTCATAAAAACGATAATATTACCGTTTGTATGAAAAATCATTTATTGCCTCTACTATCACATCAATGAAAATTCAAAGCCAAGTGTTCGGTCTACAAATTTGTAGAATATATACAACAGTATAAAGCATACTGATATAAAATAAAACCATGATGCGGTTGTCATACTATTAGTTGGAACGTCAATATCATTATTAAATGTTTCAAATGACTCTTTCATACTATCAGCTATTTTTTGCGCAATTTCTAGTGATTTCTTATCCTTTTTTTTATCAGTGTTTGTCGAATAGGTCTCAGCTTCCTTTTCTGGTTTTGGTTGTGGTGCGGGAACATCGACTTTAATTACATCGGTTCCATACGAAAGTGTATCCGAAAACTGAAGAATTGTCCGCGCCGTCACAAATTTAATTGTATCCATATCGTTTTCACCCCCGACATTTAATATATTCTGCACAGTTGCATAATCTTTTGACGGTACCGTCACATTTTTATAACCATATTTTTTAAACCGTTTGGGGGAAAACGAAAATCCATACTGAGGATAATATATTGGATACTCCACAATAGTTGTGATTTCCTTGCTAGGAAAGGAACCCGCCGGTAAATCGCGCGTAATATCAAGTTTTTTGTCGGTATTATATCTATTCGATGATACAAGTTCCCCAATAGCTTCGAATATTTTTTTAACAGATATGATTTTTGGAATATCTTGATTTTTTGATAAATTTGTATCCTGGCTTCTGAAAACATCCGTCTGTAACGCACTCGAAATATTTTGTATTGCGTTGGGTGGTACACGAGTCTTCTTGTTCGAATCTCCACACATATAATTCAAGTTTATCAACGTATTTAATCGACTAATTGTGTCTACCTTAGGTGTGTCTTTAAGTTCACTCTTTGTTGCGATCTCCAATCCATGACTCTTACCAACATCGGACCCCTTCTTCTGAGCCGCGGCTGCACTACTAGTTTGTTTTTCAATACCTTTCTTATTTGCGGCTTCCGATGTCGCTTTAGCAGAAGCCCCATTTTTCCTCCCCTTATTTATCGTATCTTCAGCAGAAGCGGCGGCAGTGCTAGCAGTCTCGTTAGTTTTGTTTTTAATGGCTTCTGCCGTTGCATCGGCGGATACACTTGATTTCCTTGCACTTTCTGCAAAGTCGCTTGCAGTTGACCCCCCTAATGGTAGAAACATTCCCTCTTTTATGGATTTTGGGTCAATGTCTTGTCTGTCGTTTGATGTAACCCACGCCGAAACCGCTTCTTCATCATCATTTTTAGAGTTGCTAAAAACAGTCACTTTTGAACATTCTGGTAACTGTCCTGGATTATTCTCGCTTAAATAACCGGTTGGAGAATATTTTACATTGCTATTGGGGGTATTGTTACTCATATCTGTGAACATAGTATCGCTATTAATAGTTTTCATGGAAGCTAACAATGAATACATCAAACCTGTATTCCCGTCGGAAGTAGTATCCATCGCTGACGACAATACGTTATCGACCAATATCGAACGTGTCTGTGGTTCATTTTTATTAATACACTGTGTTCCGGTATTAATGAAGTATCGATTACCAGGAATACCGGGTGAATCCGGGTATACGTTGGTATCATTTTTACCAGTTATTAAGGCATTTGCATATTCACCGATTAATCTAGACTTAGCTATTTTATTTGCTTCATCGGGTGTTTTATACAGTTCAGCATAATTTAAGAATTCTGGATCATACGTCGCATATACATTGTAATTATCAGGATCTGTCTCCGGACTAGGCATAGTAAACAAGTTATATTATATCTATAAAATAACTTGTGTTGTTTTACAACATTATCTGCTAATAAGTCCCTCCGAAATAGTGTTGGTCAATAGTTTCAGCTTAAATAAAAACATAAATAGCGCCGTTATCGAAATAAATACGAATAATCCTCTACTCCAATTATCCATAATTTAGTAATTTGATTTATATAATATATATTGAAATAAATTTCTAAATGATTACTATATTATCCATCTGGTAGATATATTATGTCCAATCAAAATAATAAGTATAGTTCTATTCTTGAAAATGGTATTAACCCAAAACAAAGCATTCAATATTTATACGACACAATTAATGAAAAGGTCAAACCGGATGTCTCATTTGAAGAAGGTTTACATAACTCGATCGAAGTATTATATTCTTATACAAATGAGTTCGATTATAGTAAGTATTCCACCATGTATCCAGATTTGAAGGCGGCTGGTATAACAAGTGAATTAGAAGCATATACACATTGGATTCTTTCTGGTAAAAAGGAAGGTCGGTGTGCAGGTATCATTAATTCACAAGAACCTTATCATGGATTCGAATGGGAATCGTATTTGAAGTTGAACGATGACCTTAATGATATAGGAGTGATAAATGAATTTGATGCCTATATGCATTGGTGCACGATTGGACGTAATGATAATCGACAGGTTACACCTCTTGTGGGTATAACAACATCATCGACTACCGATGTAACCATTCGGGTCATTGAAGATGTTAAAATTTTTAAAGATGAAAAACACAATAAAGAATGGATAAATATACTGTCTGATGATATCAAAACTCAACTCGATTGGAAATATTATTTGAATAAATATGATGACCTTGTAAAATTCGGGTTAAGTAATTATTATGATACATATATACATTGGATACTCCACGGCAAGTTGGAAGGGCGAAATGGGAAAGCACCACTGGTCAAAATCGACATAAACGTGAACCCAAAAGTCCTACCCATGTATATCATCAATTTACAGGAACGAATTGATAAGAAACTGGATATGATTCATCAATTAAAACAGATTGGTTACACAAACTTCAAATTTTTCAAAGCATTAGATAAAAATAACGATATTGTTCGAAAAAAATACGAGTATTTCGAAAAAGCTTTTGAAGAAAATACCATCCGAACAACACCTGTTTTTTATAAGACAGCCGCTAAACGTAGGGTTATCAACTCAATTGGTGCAGTTGGACTCATACACTCTACCATTGAATTATTCAAACAAATTGAAAAAGATAAACAAGGACATGTAATTATATGTGAAGACGATGCACAATTTCACAAGTCATTTAAATATATGTTGAAACCGGTTAGAATACTCATGTGCGAAACTGATATGGTTTATTTAGGATACAATAGTCACATTCCATCTATCAATAATGTTATTGTGAACGACGAGTCTAAAATTATCGAGAAAATACCCAAACACGAGGGTTTGAATACATTATACGGAACATATGGGTATATTTGTTCACCTAAATTCCGACGTAAAATTATCGAACTTGGTATCGACTGGTTTATTGCAAATAATTGCACGATTGATTACGGATACAATGTTCTGTATCGCGATGGAATTGTAACCGGAGCTGTTCCAACCGGAGAACATTTAATCATTCCAGATGTATTTGACGAAGAAGCGATTAACGGAGACCGTAAAAACAAGGAATCTTTTTATATTGATCGTTCCATCGAACTCGCTAATTACCATGCGCAAATTTCGAATACGAAACGGTTTGTATTTATTGTTCCCAGTTATAATAATGAAGAGTGGATTCTGCGTAATTTAACATCTGCCTTCTCGCAAACTTACACGAGCTGGCGCATGATTTACATTAATGATTGTTCGACAGATGCGACTCACAATAAGTTTCATAAAATCTCCAAGAAATACAAAAATAAAATAACCTATTTGAATAATAACAACAAATATGGACAGGCTTTCAATCGGTATCGTGCTTATAACATGTGCGACGATGACGAAATTTGTATTATGTTGGATGGTGACGATTGGTTACCGAATAAATACACAGTCGCCTATTTGAACAAGTTCATGCAATTGTATGATGTCGACTTGACGTATGGTAGATTTAATATGTATATGAACGGTAAAACAACCACATTTAATATGCCTGGAGATTATCCTCAAAGTATAATTGATAGCTGTAAATATAGGTCAAATGCTTGGCGCGCATGTCATTTACGTGTGATGAAAGCGGAATATCTCAAACGTATACGACCTCTCGACTTTTTAGACGAAAATAACGAATTCATTTTTTGTTCGACTGATATGGTTGAAAGTTTCGCTTGTTTAGAACAATGCAATGGACGCCATAAACTATGTCCGGAAGTCACTATGGTGTATAATAAAGAAAATTCCATGTTATTCGCGACATCTCATTATAATAACGAAAATAAAGAAAAAAAGGAATCAATTCAAAAAACTGTTCGAAATCTACCGTCATATAAAAATGGTAAAGAAATGAATCGCATTGTCGTGATCGACGTGGACGACCCGTTATTTAAGAAACATATTGATACATATCGGTCTACATTACAATCGGACGCGGACCTATTCTTGTATAAAAGCGACGAATTAACACCCTATATGGAAAAATTGGATAAATACAAGGAAGTTGTGTATTTGGAAAAAACCGACGAATGTAAGGAGCTCGTATATTTATAAATTTTTTATATATGGTTATAAAATAGATATGAATAATTTGGCGATAGGAAATATTATACGCTTTATAGAATCAAAGGAAATAACACATTTAGTGGTGCATGGTTTAAAATCCGGAGAGCATACACATAGATATATCCATGAATCAATATACCAAACATTTTTATATATTGCCGATAAAATCGACCGCCATATAGATGTATTGTGGTGTGATGATACATTCGCATCCCAAAATATATATAAACCTATCCTCTACAATCCGATGAACAACTATTTAGTATTTTCCACACCCCATCTAGAAACCGACAAATTTTTACCGGTGTTAGATAATGCATATTATATAGTCCATTATCGCAGATGTGTCGTATATACTGATGTGCCTATTACCAAATACGATGAACTACTACAATCAAAGCGCGCAGTAAAATATGTTGAATATAGACATAGTCCATGTAATGTAGAATATCATGAAAATGGTAAGAATGGTGTATTTGAAGTCGAAAATACACCTTTTTGGTTTGATACCAACTCGAACGAAGCACATTTAGCATGGGCTACGAATTTATTTCCAGAAGACATCGATGCAAATATTGCAAAGATTCAGAACTCGACCGAACCAACATTCAAACGCAACTCTTATTTTTGTGGGTCGGTATGGCGTGCTAATAAGGATGAAATAAATGAGTGGGAAAAGCTATGTGAAAGACATGCGATAGAATGCATAATCGAACGAGAAAAAAATGAGACGAAGCATCAAACGAAGGTGGGTGAATCGATGTTAGCGCCTGCTATACAAGGGAAATCACAAAGACATAGTGCTATCAAATATTACATACCATGTCGTATTTTCAAGAACATTAGTTATGGTGCTGTGCCTATTACAAACAATATTGGTGTCTATAATATGATGAAGGATTATGGAATGTTGTATGATGCCGATTTGGAAAAACTAATGGAAAAATGTATAGCGAATTACGATGATATATTACAGGATTACCAAGGATATAAAAAAAAACAAATTCACATAATGGAATATGTTCGCGACCACCATACATTTCTGAACCGTATCGCTACATTAATACAATATGGTTTCGAATAAATATTTGTTATGAATAATATAACAAATATTCAGTTATTTACACCCTTGGTGTATACGATATGTAATGTATTGTGATTCATGTATGTGCATTATACTATTTCGACTGCTTGTAATAAATAACAACGCATTTTTGCGATTTTAATATTGAGTCTGATATTTTCATTCTTTAACATGGTTAATTCCGTTTCCATAAGAACAGGTGTTTCCTCCAAATAAGCTGTTTCCGTAAGAGGAGTCATTTCCTCCAAAGAAGCTGTTTCCATAAGAACAGGTGTTTCCTCCAAAGAAGCTGTTTCCATAAGAACAGGTGTTTCCTCCAAAGAAGCTGTTTCCATAAGAACAGGTGTTTCATCCAAAGAAGCTGTTTCATCCAAAGAAGCTGTTTCATCCAAAGAAGCTGTTTCATCCAAAGAAGCTGTTTCATCCAAAGAAGCTGTTTCATCCAAAGAAGCTGTTTCATCCAAAGAAGCTGTTTCATCCAAAGAAGCTGTTTCATCCAAAGAAGCTGTTTCATCCAAAGAAGCTGTTTCATCCAAAGAAGCTGTTTCCTCCAAAGAAGCTGTTTCCTCCAAAGAAGCTGTTTCCTCCAAAGAAGCTGTTTCATCCAAAGAAGCTGTTTCCTCCAAAGAAGCTGTTTCCTTCAAAGAAGCTGTTTCCACAAGAGGAATTATTTCAACCAAAGGAGTTGTTTCCATAAGAGGAGTTGTTTCCACAAGAGAAGCTGTTTCGAGCAAAGGAATTATTTCAACAGGTTTCGCTTTGACACTCATGTCCCATTTTTCCAAATATTCTTCTTCTTCCGCAGACATAATATCTGCGTAATGTGTTAATCGTTCGATTAATATATCCTTTATATTCTCTGGAAAATAGCGAAAGCTCTTCGCATATATTTTATTAAATAGAGTAGTTTCAGTATGAATCACGTCTGGTATCGAGTTGCCCATATATTGTAAAATATTAAATGTTTTATCTCTCGTTTCTTCATCATCCAATTGGGGGGTAAATCGCTGTAAAAGAGTTTTGATAGTTTCAATGAATAAATGTCCGCAAAAAAGGGGTCGTTTTTTCAAAAAATTTGTTATGAAATGCTCTTCAAATGTGTCGAACGACCGTTCTACACCATGATATGCTAATTCGAGTTGTTTACGTAAGCACTTGGTGCATTTATTACAAGGATGTCCCTTATTAATATCACAATATATAGCCTTATCATGTAAACCATATTCACATATAATCTTGGATGTGATTAGTTCAGAACATCCGGATGTAGGTGAAAACATGCACAATCCGATATGATTGTAAAACCGTTCCCACCTATTTCTACGCGTTGCATCAAATTGTGGAAAATACTTTGCACCGTTAGATAAGCATGTTGCTGCTAATATTGCGCCGCACATAATATTTTTTATATCCAAATCTGCACACATAATAAGCGGTGTAATATAAATATTGGTAAATGTGGTGAACCCTTTTGGGGAAGCAATATATTTACAGTTCGTCTCAATCACATGAATTTTATTCTCAAGATTGTTTTCAACAAAATTTTGCACAGAATCGTCTGTATTGTCTAAATCAGTTGAATGGATCAAGTCATATTCAGGAAATAAACAAGCAATCGAGGTAGAATCCATTCCTCCACCATAAGCGACAACTGTATTCGAACCAGATGCGTATGGTTCTAGATTGATATCTATATTGTCGATTGTGATTGGTTCGGTTGCCCGATATACTCCGTCGATTTTATCATGTTGAGGCAATATATCCATTTGCAACCCATCCGCAAACCGCTTGGAAACGGAAAACGGCATTGTAGCGGAATGATGAATAAATGGGTAAAACGCGGTTATACATATTGCCGCTACAATATCTGGATGTAGCACATTTTTCGATACATATTTAACAATAAGTTTATCATTTTGAAGGCGGATGGGTGAATATGGACCTTGCGCTCGAAGACCATTTCTCTCCCTATCATTTTCGGGGATAGCAGTAAATGACGTATGGTCATCATGCTCTTTGTATACAAATTTCATGTTTATACATTATCATATATTTGTATTATGTCCGTGATACGCAGAACGGACATTTTTTTGTGAAAGGTTACCGGATATTTATAACGTCAACCAATATTCAAATAAAGCCCAATTGTGTAAAAACTAGCGCCCAGTTGACCCGAACCCACCTTCACCACGATCGGTCGATTCAAAAAACGCTTCATTTACAAGCTCAACCGTTATAGGACGAAGATCTGGCGCGCAAATCTGCAAGAGTCGCGAATACTGTTCAACCGTATATGGTTGAGGACCACCCGAAAGATTACGAAATGCACCGATAATTGGACCACGATATCCACTATCGATAATACCCACACTATTCGCCAACATCAGAGGGGTTTTCGAAATACTCGACCTAGGATAACTGTAATAACTAGTTGGATTCCATTTACCCATTTTTTCGTCAAATAAGTGCATCTCGCATTTTACACCCATGCTGACGAATTCAGAATCGAGTAAAGGGATAACACGTTCTTCTGGGAAGAAGAGGTCGAATCCTGCATTAGGGTAAGGATTGTTCCATACAGAATTGTTGTGACGTTGAATACTTTCCTCGTATTTTTCATACAAGTTTAGATGGTTCATATCGACTGCAATGAACAGCTTCGCATACTGAGTAGTCATTCTATATTATGGTTCGTGATATGTGTTTATATTCTATCGTATAAAATATATTCTACGCATATGTATAAGTCCATGTGTGAATATAGATTATATCAACCATTTCATGTATATATCGATTCTATAGTCACGTCAACACTCACATCTTCGATAAAGAGTCTGAATTACACGAATTACACATTTTCCATAATCAGCGACACTGTATCAGATAACATACTGAGTCACGCAAACACATTGCCTCCAAACACAATTGCTGTGTATATAGGTGGGTCACCGACTCACATTGACGAACAACTGCTGTTTGAATTAAACAAATGGTTTCTATATCAAAAATGTCGCGGAACCTGTTCCGGAACATTCTGGGCATGTAAGATGGGTATTTTACGTGAAATCGTGAGTCAAGTTGGTATGCAAAAACGTGAGTTATGTTCGCAAATATACGATGTGTGTGGAGAGAAATTTCACAAAATATTCAATTATACTGATTACATCGATGGACCCATGTGTGATGAATGGATTCCCGCAAGTACACCATGTAAACCATTAGACGAAGTTGTTCATGTATTACTTGCTACTTACGAACGAAATAAAAATCTGCATCCTGTGATCAATATGCTTAAAACACAAAGTAGTAAAAATATTCATCTTCATTTGCTTGATAATAATACAGATCCGATTATACAAAAGGGTGTCGATACTATATTGGGTGAACTAGACGCCACGATACCGATTACAATGCATCGTCCTGGAGAAAATACGCACTGTTTTGGACGCATAACCTATATACGCAAGTTAATGTCGGAATATTTAATGGAATATATCGTAGTATTTGATGATGACCAGATATTCGAGGCAAAATGGATAGAGAATATGGTGCGAGATCGTAAACCATTGTCCATACTAAGTTGGTACGGGAAATTGTTTAATACATGTGATTATTGGAAGAGCACATTGACGTATTGGTCGATTCAACATAGAACCCAACCAGAGGTGAAGGAATTCACCTATTTTGGTCCGGGAGGTTGCATCATGGATACGAATTTGTTTCTATTCAATGAACTATATGATTATAAAAAATATTCCGAAGATATTTTAGCAATTGATGATATTTGGTTGAGTTTTACACTGAAGAAATATATGAATATACCATTTCATCGCAATCTATTGCATCCATTAACATGTATCGATTGGCGAGACAATACTAAAATGACCTGGGTGGGTATTAAGGATAAAAAGAAGGATTTAATGAGTCACTTGTCCAACACGTATGAATGGGACGTCACAAAACCAGCACCGACTGCCTTCAATGTGAATAGTGTATTTGAACGGGTATATTTGTTGTATACGTCGAACGATAATAGTTCAGTTGAAACGTTACATAAAATGAACATATGTGCGACATGTATACCGATTGATATAGATATCAAAACCTCTACGAAGAAGATATTTGAATGTGCATTACAAAAAGGGATTAAAACAGTTCTAATTTTACATAATGATATCGAATTTGATGAGTTTTTTCATTATAAATTCGACAAATATATGCGTAATATATCGAGAGAATGGGGGAGTATATCTTTCGATAACATGTTCAATCATCCATCAATACCCATTATAGGATATAATTACCAATCGATGCTAGAATATATTTCTGAAATGAAATGATGAAAACTCGTGGTAATTATAATATATTTTGGTATATTATAATGCCTGATTTAGAAAAGGGGTTCGACAGTTCATGGAAAGAATATGGCGTTAAACATGGTATTGATACAACATTGCAATGTGTAGAGCATGCTATTCGTGCATCGGTCATTTTGGGTGAGGTGAAAAAACCCAAAGTGTTTGATTGGAAAAGATATATTAAATACTATCCAGATTTACAAGGAGCATTTAAGGGTCAATATAATAACATCAATCATCTCACATGTCATTACCTGAACCACGGAAGACGTGAAAGTAGAGTAGCTTATGTGTTGGGGTCGAATGAGAAATATGTGTATGATTTCGACTGGAAGACATATAATAAATTAAACCCAGATGTATTTACGCAACATGAAAGAGGGGATATAGTAGGCGAGTGGCATGCATTTAGACACTGGTGTGGTGTTGGACATATTCAAGGTCGCCCAACTGGAGGTGAAAATGGGATATTGGTGAAAGGAGATGCGTCGATTTCAACCGATGAGAAGGTGAATGAACGATGGAGGGATGCGTTAAGTAATATAATTCAATCGGGACATAAAACAGTTGATGAATTAATTCATCAACTAACAACAACTTCACTGTACAAAATACATAATGTTTGTAAAAATGTAGAACGTATTGTTATATGTTCGCATTCAAATTTATCACATACAGCCGGCGACACAATCATGTTATCAAATTGGATGAACCATATGATGGATTATAATATTCATGTAACGTTATTATCGAAGTATTCCATACCAACTTCATTTGTCCGTAATTTGGTATCGAAATCGTATACATTAATTCAATGCAAGGATAATGACGACTTAATTATTAAAATGAATGAACTTCAAAATAAAAATGACCGATTTTTTATACGTAATCATGAAATATTGGATAAACTACGAACCAGTTCATTTCTTCACAAAATTTGTTTTTATGGATTAGATATTCATTTGGATGGGATTGCATTAATGCAAAACAGGTTTCATTCTATCATCACACAAAGCGAACAGTTGAAAACAAAGTATGTTGAAAAAGGTGTTCTGACTGATAAAATCGATGTTATTGAACCGTTAACTTATAAATATGATTTTAAATTACCCGAAAGATATGATAATGAAATCCGTTTGATTTATTGCGGCACTTTGCGAGATGAAGAGAACATTTTGGAAATCATAGAAGAATTTCAAAAAATTCATAAAGAAAGACCTGAAGTGGTTTTGAAAATTGTCTATGGGAAAATTAATGGAAACGTGGAATTTACAAAAAAGGTAAATGAATATATTAAAAATGGTGTGGATGGTATTATTTTTAAACATAATTTAAGTCATAAAGATAGTTGTTATGAAATAGCAACAAGTGATATTGGTATATGTTGGCGTAAACCTGGGTATGGTGATAATGGTGAAGTAAGCACGAAGGTGAAGGAATATTTTATATATAATAAAATGTATTTACCTTTTATTCCAAAATATAATGAACTTAATTATGATTTTTTATTAAAGTTAAAAATATACGACGAACAAGTTTTTTTATTTTTTTATGAAATTATTACAATTTATAAAGACAAAATACATTATATTCCTTATGTTTTACACAATGGTATGCCTTATGATAATGGAGGTTATGCAGTTCGTTCTCACAGCATTATTAATACGTTTAATAATATGTATTCAGATAAGATATATATCGGCGTTCATAAATTAGATTATCCATATTTAATAAACCCGAGTCCAATTGTTGAAAAGTATGTGAATAAAATAGATAATGTTTATTATATAACATTACCATATACACGTGGAACATGTTATAATCAAATTTTGGGGTTTTTAACTAGTTTATTTCACATTAAAACATTTCATGTTGCTTCTGCTTTTACCAATGCAAAACCAATCATTGATTTTTGTAATATACATAAATTAAAATCTATTTATGAAGTTAGAGGAATGTGGCAACTTACTGGAATTTCTAGAATTTTATATTATAGAAAATATAATGTAAATCAACAGAAATTAAATGGATTATACACTATAACAAAATATAATAATATTTTAAATAATGAATTAACGTGTATTAAAACATGCACTACTGTATTATATATAACTGATGAACTAGTTTTATATTCAAAAAACGGTTTGGAAATAAATAGTTTAAATGGACTTAATATAAATAATTTATTAAAAAATAATATGATTATTGAACAACCAATTTTTTATAATTGTAATAATTTTAATATTGATTTAAATACTAAAAATAAACAAGAAAAGGAAAAAGATAACAATTCACCGTTTATAATTGGATATAGTGGTAGTATTGTATATTATGAAGGGATATATGAAGCAATTCTTGCCATTGAACAATTAATAGAAAATAATAAATTAAATATTGAAGTTCATATTTTAGGAAATATTCAGCCTATATTGAATGAACAAGGAGACATAAACGTATCATTGTTTAAAAATGTTATCAATAAACCATTTGTGAAATTACTTAATAAAGTTCCGCATAATAAAGTTCAAGAAGTAATTTTAACATTTGATTTATATATGATACCACGATTAGATCTACCTGTAACAAATATAGTATCCCCCATAAAGCCGTTTGAACCAATGGCGTTAAAAATACCATTATTAATGTCTGATTGTTTATGTTTGCAAAAAATTGCAAATAATGGTAAAAATTGCATACTATTTAAAAGAGATAATTTTGACGATTTCAATGATAAAGTTTTACAGATAATTAAAGATGGTTATGATGAACAATTATTAGAAAATGGATATAATTTTGTAAAAAATGAAAGATCTTGGGAAAAAATGATAGAACATATAGGTTTATATGATTTGTTAGAGTAGGTTTTTGATATATATAACAAAACGTAAGCATTATGCAAATTTACATATCGATTATTTTCATTACGTTTATTGCGTTTATTAATGAAGCATTCCCAAAATCTTTATTTTTTACACAATCTATAAAATGATTTAGTTCGTTTAATAATAGATTTTCTTTTTCAAATACAAATGTTTGTTTCGGCTGGTCATTATAAATACATAACGTATTTTCTATAAAATCAATTATTATAGTTCCTTCATTACCTATAATTTCACACGTACGATTGTGTCGTCTATTTATCATATCGATATTAATAGACGCAATAACATGTTTAAACCTTAATGTAATTATAGCAGTGTCTTCTACGTCTATTTCTAAATCCGATAATTTATCCTTCGTGATTTGAACATCGAATGGAAAATCATTTAAAATAGTAAGCACGTAATCAAGTTCGTGACTCAATTCCAATAAAACCCCTCCTCCTAATTTTTTTTGTGCGCTTACGCATTCTTTATAATCGTTTTTCCTCCATGAAGGCAAATATTGTCCCGTATTAACTTTAATTAAATTAATTTTTCCAATTGTTGGTAAATAACGAACCATATTTTTAAATAATGACGAATATTTTAATTGATATCCAACATGAATCACATTATTATATTTCAATAATTTATCAATATTTTTTAAAGTATGAGACAATGGTTTTTCAATTAAAATTGGTATATTTTTATCAAGAAAATAAATAGCCGTCTCTAGATGAAATGGTGCCGGATTTGAGATTATGACGTAATCAATATCATCTGGTAATTCATTAACACTATTTAATACAACACAATTTTGTATTTCTATATTTCTACGACTGATTACATAAATTTTATAATCTTTAAAGTGTTCAATTAATACATTGTAATATTTCTCACCAATTGAACCGAATCCAACTATACAAACCTTCATAATACTATATACTATAGAAATATATATTTTGTAATTTTTATTATATCGATTAATTATATAATAATGAAAGTTTACGGATTTATATTTGCGAGAGGAGGTTCTAAAGGTGTCTTAAATAAAAATATTAAATATTTAGGAGATGCCCCACTTATAGCACATTCGATACGTGAAGGGTATAAATCAAAATATATAAGTGATATTTACGTTTCGACGGATTCTACTGAAATTAGAGATGTCGCTATTAAATATGGTGCAAAAGCGCCTATTTTACGTCCTCCTGAATTAGCGACAGATGAAAGTTGTGAAATTGACTCGTGGATTCATATGATTAAAAATGTAGATGATTTTGATATTTTTGTATCTTTACCAACTGTGTCTCCGATGAAAACGTATCAAGACATTGATGCATGTATTGAAGAATTTATTAAAAAACAGCCTGATATATTAATAACAGTAACTAAATCGGCAAAATTTCCCGGATTTAACTTAATAAAAACAGATAAAGACAACTATGTTGTCAATGAAATTAATAATCTCGATATTACACGCAGACAAGAATCTGAATATTTTGATATAACAACGGTTTGCTATGTAGCTTCGCCGTTAACAATATGCACTAAAGGAACCTCAAATGGGATATTACATAGTTTCGACCGAATATTAACGTATGAAGTTTCACACGAATGTAGTCTGGACATTGATACTACTACGGATTTCTTGTGTGCTGAAAAAATATATGAGGTTAAATTATCAAATAAGTTTGATTTTAGCATAAAACAATCACTGGACTTAAGTGGTAAAACTGCAATTGTTACAGGTGGTTTGGGATATATGGGGAGGAAAATAGTGGAGTCATTAATCGAATGTTTTTGTAAAGTTATAATTATTGATATTAGTGACAAACATAATTTCGATAATCGTGATACTCAATTCGAAAATATTGATTATTACAAAGTTAACATTGAACACGAATGTGAAATAATAACATTTGTAGAAACTATACAGCAACAATATTCAAAAATTGATATTATTGTAAATTGTGCAGCGCTTGTTGGAACTTCGAACTTAGAAGGGTGGGCAGTCCCATTTGAAGAACAAAGCATGTCTGCGTGGGATAAGTGTATAAATATTAATACACGAGCACCCTTTATCTTAATTCAAAAATGTATTCCATTACTTAAAAAATCAGAATCAGGTAGTGTTATTAATATTAGTTCGATATATAGTAACCATGCGCATAATTTTAGTTTATATAAAGACACAAATATGGCGTGTCCAATAGCATATTCCGTGAGTAAAGCCGGAATGAATTCTACGACTCGCTATTTAGCGAGTCTTTATGGAAAAGACAATATACGATTTAACAATATTATATTGGGAGGTATTGAAAGAAATCAACCGCGATTATTTGTAGATAGATATAAGGCAATGGTACCATTAAATAGAATGGGTTCAGAAGACGATATAAAAGGAACTATTATATTTTTAGCAACTGATTTATCAAAATATGTTACCGGTCAAGATATTAATGTCGATGGTGGGTATTCAATCCTATAAACCGTTGGAAATTTCCAACAATATAAATATTCCCCCACCCTCACCTTAATCCCCACTACCACCATCATCGGCATTCTTACCATTACTTTCATAGCCAACACTATCCACAACAGAAAAGCACGCGGAATCAAATATCGGTTTGTGTGAATTTTTTTTTATATCTTTGAAGATTAAATTTGGCGACTTACCGAATACGATTTTGTTTTCGATTAATCCTGCATCATATACAGATGTTCCGTAACTTAAAATAACCGTTCCTTTAATTTGTGTATTGCCCAATAATAGTGTGTTTGCGTACATTATCAAATCCCCATCTATATTCGGGTAGTCAAGGTTAATATTACCCCCAATTGTACATTGTTGATATATTAATAATGACGATTTATCAGTGAATGTCGAGTTTCCAACAATTGAACCATGTGAATGCTCACAATGCAATTTAATTGGTAATTTATTACTATATATTAAATTAACTGATGTATCCGCTATATTTAAATAATATATCGAATCTGCAATCAATTTATATCGCCTACATTCATCTGGAGTTAGAATATCGATTTGAATACTTTTTAAATATGCATTTCTGGATAATTCATAATATATTAAACACATTTGGGCATTATTTGCAACATGAATGCATATAGTGTTTTTATTTACATAATTATATTTACTATTTTTCGATGCTAAACGTTTGCACGTATTATTTAATGAAATATTTAAGATGTCTTGGACATCATTTGGATATAAGCCTACAGTTTCTAATCGTTTCTTCAAAAACGAGTCGAAACACTCTTTATTGGGTAAAAAGCTAAGTGTAATATGTTTATCTAATTTTGTGGTCATATATATATATATATAAATATATATAAATATTTGTTTTAGGGAACTTATCAGACGTAAATATAATACACTTATTTGATTGGTTTTTTACATATTCGTTTAATATAATCAATCCATATTTCTGGACGATGGTCAAATGTATTTCCATATAATATATTTTCGTGAATGTGTTTAAAAGGGGGTTTGTTATTGAATTTATCTATAAAATTATTTACAACTGCACTCATATTTGTTTCGATTTCTTCTATAGTTGTAAATTCACCGTAACACACATCGTCAAGATTACATCGGTTTTGTAAGTCAATATTATATTGTTTTTGTAGTATTTTATCATTATTCGATACATATAACAATGGAATATTAAACATATAATTATTAAAACCAAATGTTGTTCTCGATAAAACAACCCCCATATGTGTTAATAAGTTTAAGTCATGACCATCATTCATATCAATAAATGTATATTTATTGATCAACGGTTTCATTATATCTAACGTAACAGCGCTTCTTTTTTCACACGATTTTTCCCAAATATCTCCTGCTATAAATGGATTAAACTTCATTTTGAACAATGGGTGAGATTTAAATACAACATTATATTTTTTTTCAAATTCAATTATTAATGACTCTAATAATAATGGATTATTCACAAGATTTGTTTCAATAACAGAATTCATTAGTGGGTCCTGATCCTTTACAACTTTAAAGTTTTTAGGAAATGCAATATAAATAGTTATTATATCCTTTGATGCATCAAGATTATATTTTTTATAAAATTCAGATTTAGAAATTCGTGGTATATTTGAATGTTTAAATACTGGTAATCTTTCAACATTTTGCAATGACTGCAGTTTTAAAATGAAATTGATATTTTCGGTCCGATAATGATTTGGTAATATAATGTTATTAGACGCGTCCAATAACATTGGATTTAACGTTGTATAAATATTGTTCAAGTGTATAGGTATTTTCATAACGAAATGCATTATATCCCAACTTGTAATTGTCCGTATTATTATTAATTTCTTATTAATAAAAAACGTAGGGCATTTTTCGAATATCATTGGTATGATATTAGAAGCTTCACTTGTTACTACTAAAATATCTATATTCGGTAGATGTAAGAATGCGTCGTCATATGTGTTCACAACAATAACATCGTTGTTCGGTTGCAAATCATTAATAATTTCATCAATATCCCAACGCCAATACGTGACTTTAAAATAAAATAATAATTTCATATATATATATATATGAAGTTATTTTAATATTTGTTTACCTCAAAGATGTATTTAGTGTTTCCTTTTTTCTTCTCTGATTTTTTTTCTGTGCTGTCGATATTCAGATAAAGTCATGTTTGCTCGTTTTGCGGCCTCAATCCAAAGCCTATTTTTTGTTTCCCCGATGATCAATTGTTTTCTTTCTTCCGAAATTTCATTAACATAGGTATCATTATTGGTATCACAAAACCCGTTTTTGGGACGAATTAATGAAATTTCGGGGGTAAATAACCATCCATCGTTTACCGTTTTAAATTTATCTGATTTATAGGTTACATCAACCGAACGATGCGGATAATTTAGAACGTAATCATTTTGTTTTAATGGTTTTTCCATTATTGTTTTAATATAATTAACCCAGGTTTCATAAGTGTCGATATAAGACGTTCCATATAAGGCGTTATTATCTTTGTATTTAAAATCAGGATGATGACCATATTCTTTAATAAATTTATCTAAAACGTCGTGTGTATTCGAAATTAGTTGGTTTAATGTTGTAAAACTTCCATAACATACTTCATCCAACGAACATCTATTTTTTAATTCCCTTTGTAGATTATATTCAAGATCTTTATTATCGTTTGAAATTCTTAAAATCGGTATATCAAATAAATAACTGTTAAAATTAAATGATGACTTATATGCAATTATTCCTAAATCTGTGTAATAATCTATATGACGATCATCTTCGCGTTTTGATATTTTTCCGTATTTACTCAAATCTATATGACGAAATTTAGAATGTATTTTATTTTTGGTAAGTTCTTGCACTGGATGTATTTTAAACATTACATTATAACCAAGAATTTCAATCTGATGCGTTATTTTTTCTAATAAATCTAAATCCAATAATAATACATCTTCAGTGTCTTCTTTAAATATTTTAATCATAGGGCTACCTGGCTTATCATAGCAAGGAAATTTTAAAAATATAGTAAAAAGTTTTTTGTTAACGTCAAAATTGTATTTTTTATAAAATTCATCTTTATTCATCTTTATATTGTTTGTTTGTAATAATATACCCATTTGTGTTACATTGTTATTGTCTATCAGATTATGTATAAAATCTAAAGATTCAACACGTGCAAACGCCGGTGTAATATATGTATTATCTTTTTCATTAAATGTTAATGGAGGTAACGTTATATAAAAATTTTGTAATAATTCTTTTGTATATATTTTTGGACTGGGAATCCATTTTGCATATTCCCATTCTACACCAGTTTTAATAGTAATAATTTTTATTTTGTTAAAAAAATCTGGAAACTCTATAATGATTGTATCCATGAATGGTTGCACCCATACAGTTAAAGCCTGTGTATTTATAACAAGTGCATCTACATTACGAATTTCGTTAATCACATCTTTAAACGTTTTAGCAACTGATATATTGTAAAATGGGATTAAACCAGTTATTATTGGATTTATATCCCATCTTAAAAAATCGTCTTTATCGTATGTATCAAAAAAAAATAAAATGTTCATATATACATATACATATATAAGTATATGTATCAAAAAAAAATAAAATGTTCATATATACATATACTTATATATGAATGAATTACATCTTGAATTAATCTAATTTTATATGTAATTCATTTTCGATTGTAGAACAAATAAAGTTATATATTTCTTCTTTTGATGAAAATAAGTCAATTAATCCATGATTATCTTTTTCTGATATTTTGATTATTGATAACAACGGGTCTGATCTATCAAGATAATTGACTTGTTCATTATCAAGCTTATTTGTTTGTATAAATACATTTGTTTTATTTAAAAACGGTTGAGCTTGTTCTAAATTAAAGTATTTTGACGTTGTATCTTTCGAAAACGAACAATATTTATTGTAAAGATTTGTTTTCAATGAATTATGATAACCATTTTTGAGTAATTTTATTTGAGGCAAAAACGCCAATGTTAAATTGGGTTTAATATGATTATTATATAATATACATTGACTTGCTGCTGAACTCGCTCCGAGTAAAATTATATGGCTAGGTTTTATTATATTTAAGTATGAAGTTATTTTTTCAATAATATTTTGAAATGAGATAAGACTATATGATTGTGTAAAATCATTTATATATATGTAATTTATATTATTTTTATTAAATTTTGTAAATTCAAATCTCGGTTCATCAAAACTCATCGACAATACATGCATTATGAGATTACTACATTTTTTATTTTTAACTAATGGTGTACTAAAACCCGAAAAAGTTATAATAACGGGTAATTTATTTCCATTGTTAATTAACAAAGAATCGAATAAATTTTTTGGATGTATTTGTTCATTTATGTATTTGACTACGTCTATAAAAGTAAAACAATTGTTATTTTTATATAAATGTTCAAAAATATTTTGCATTACTTGATAGTCATCTTTTAAATTACAATTAAAATTAAGTATACTAAAGTCAATATGTTTATATTTATCAAAATCAATATAATTGTTTATTTTACAAAATTGTTCCCAATTAAGTGTGTTTTCTTTAGAAAAGGAACGATTTTTTATATTAATATTAAACAATTTATCGTTTAAATGAATATTTTCCTTTGTTTGTGTGCTATAATTTATAAGACTCGATATTATATCACAATCGATGAATATATTCGTATATTCCATGACTATAACATTTTCACAAGTAAATTTACTTATATCTGTTAATATATCATGATTTTCAATTAAATATGGAATGTTATTTTCCAAACAGTATTTTTTTTGACTTTCATTATTTTTTTTAATATAAACAATACTCTCCGTTTTGTGAAGTGTATTAATTCTATTTATAATATGATTTATTATAGGAATTGAACATATAGTATCTAATATTATATTCGTATCATCGATAATTAAACAAATATTTTTGTTTTTATTTAAATCCATATTTATATATATATATATATATGATTAATTTAATCACAAATTTTTTGACTAAACACCACTTACAAAATGAAGATATGTTCAATCCATCTCTAAATGAAGAATTAAAAGAATATCTAGATAATTATTATCGCATTACGTTACCACCAACAATAAATAATATAAAAGAACTCGAAATCGAAATTTATAATTTGGTTAGTCCGCGTTCTATCATGTTTCATTATTTCCATAATGATCACGTAAAACAATACGGTCAGGGTAGTATTTCCGATAAACAATTGGATGAACTAATACACAAAATTGGAAGAGCCAATATATTAGATGTGGATGAATGGCTCGATAAATTTAATGATTGCACTTTAAAAAAAGGAGAGGTGTGCTTTACTATAGACGATGGTCTAAAAAACCAATTTAATGTAGCATTACCAGTTTTGTATAAATACAACATAAAGGCCGGGTGGTATATATACACGAACCCAATAAATAAAAAATACGAAATATTAGATATATATAAATATTTTTGTGGAAATTATTATGAAAGTTATGAAAGTTTTTATGAAGCATTTTTTAATATATTCGAACATGAAGAATTCGAGAGAATGAAAAAACGATTTTTAGAAGAAGATTATTTATCTGATAGTAGTTTTTATACATATAATGATCGCTTGTTTCGTTATATAAGAGACGTCTTGTTACCAAAAACTGAATTTGAAAAATATATATTCACAATGATTAAGGATAAAAATATCTACGTAGCTGATTTAATTCAACACATTTGGATGTCTGAAACTGATGTATTGGAGTTATCAAAAACCCAACTAATTGGATTACATTCAACAAGTCATCCTACGAGAATGGATAAATTAACACACGAAGATCAATTGTATGAATATGTAAATAATAAGAATAAACTCGAAGAAATCATCGGAAAAACGATTTATACTACATCATACCCATGTGGTCGTTATAATGATGATACATTTGCGATTCAGAAGCAAATAAATATAAAATATGCATTTATTAGCTATTTAGAACAAATCGCATTGGATGAAAAAAATATGAGAATTCAACGCATTGATTCAATTGATGCTATTACAGAGTATTTGGTATAATTGTATTTAGCTGACTGATGGTTTTTATATCAATCATTGTCTTAATATCCATTTTTTGACTAAACTCACCTTCAAATATGTTTATTAACATAATATGTTTTAACGACGACCATGATGGTAAATAGTTCAATGCATCGTTTAGTTTATTAGATTCAATGCTTTCATTGAAAACAGTTTGAGCATCAATATCAATTAAATTTCGGATGATATTAATTAATCGCGGATTAATATCAGATACATCCACATGTTGTGTATAATTTGAATCAATTTGTGTATTTGATTTTACATCTAATTTAGTATTTGATATATCAGACGTTGTATCGTGCATTTTTATATATTCTTTAAATTCGATATTTGTATTTTCATCAATCATATAAGCATATCGTTCATTTTCAAATACAAAATCATTTTGCTTATAAATATTTCTTGCAGGTTCGTTTCGTTCGGTGATAACAATTTTACCGTATACAGTCGTATATTTTAACGACTTAGCATAGTGTAATATCCATTTTATAAACTCATTTTCTAATCCTTTTCCTAAAAAACGGCAAGACAATAAATAATTTTCGATAGTCAACGAATCTTTAGTTTCACTCGTTACCATCACGCCCATATTTTCATAGTTATTGTACTTATCTTTTGCACCCAATACATATATTTTATATTTTGTTAACTCAATTTCAGTCAAACGCATTGTAGTCGCATTAAACTGGTTTGTTTTGTTGATTAATTGAACACAACGGTCTTTATTTTCATTTGTTAAATTGTGTATGTATATCTCCAATTCCAACTGTTTATAAAAATCTTCTTTGTTAGTGAAAGTAGTTTTTAATTCGTCAACCTTTACTTTATTAATATATGTCTCGGCGCGGGTTTTATCTGAATCAGTTAGTTTATGTAATTCAAGTAAGGGAGATTCCAATAAACAGTCTATATAATCAATCGGGTCTTTTGGTAAATTTAATACTTGAACTTCAGGTAAAAATTGCGTTACCTGATCTCGTTCAACCGGATTATCATCTATAAATAATATATTTTTAAGTCCAAGTCCAATTTTTTTGGAAATTTCTTTGATATTCTCAAATTTATTGTTCCAATTTGCATAAATAAAAACAAAATCTTCCTTTTTCAAAACCATGTTATTATTTTTTTCAAAAACTTCATTTACAATGGTGATATCATTTTTACTACAAATTGATAGTGCAACCCCTCTTTCTTTTAATAATTTGATTTTTTTCTGGAAATCTCGAAATATATTTCCGGGATAATCTTCACCAATTTGTATACCATGAACACCATCTTCACCAACCACACCTCCCCATAATGTATTATCTAGATCTAAAACCAATAATCTAGCAGTTAGACCTTTCATTGATAATATTAATCCAACGATTTTGGTAGATAATTTATCAAAAAATGTTTTTGTATATGGTATTTTTCCAATATACCACATTCGCTTATCTAATATTTCACAATCAATATTACTTTGTATATTCATAATATCAACATTTAACGGGAATTCATTTTTAAGTGTTTGTAAATGATCATTGAAATTATTTAAAATTGATTGATCAATGCAATTAAAACATGTTGTTTTTTCGGTATAATAATATTCCATTATAAATATTTGTGTAGTGGAATGTGTAGAAATATATGTGCGTATTGCATCAAAATATGCCGATATTTTTGATTTATCGTCATTGCTATACTCATCTAACGATTTATTTAGAATATCTTCGGGTCTATCTATTATAATAATTATATCTGGATTATGTTTAAATAGTTCAGAATCTTCGAATAATAATTCTTGATGTAATTGACCATATTCATATGTATAAATATTAACATCTTGTATATAATTTGAAACTAATTCACTAACCGATTTTTTTAGTGGGTCTATATTTACAGAACTTAATAATGCAATCTTATATCCAGTAGTTTCAGTTTTAGTTTCAGTTTTAGTTTTAGTTTTAGTTTCATTAACTAGTCCATCTGGTCTATCCATATCACCGCAACTTTTTGTTTCATATAAATTATTTATATCAATCATTTGTTTAGAATTAATCACATAATTTAATTCAGGATAACGTTTTTCCGGATTTCCAAAATTATTAGGAATAGTAATATCCGAAGTTTGAAAATTATTTATTTTTAGAGTTTCCAATAATTTTAAATGAGTGCAATAAAAGTCAATAATCGTGCAATTTATATTAAAACACCAATTGCAAAATTTACGGATTAAATCATTTAATCCCGCGTCTTCTTTTCCGCTCCAAACCTGATTATTATATGGAATCAATTCAACAATTCTGACTGCATAATTGTCTAAATATTGTTCTTTTCTAAATACGATCATACCTACTTCAAAATTACCATAAAATTGGTACTTTTCTTCGCATTTAAATGGAGGATTATCAATATATCGCCATCTCCAAAATGTTTCATCTCTAACAATACCACATACCTTTGTATTTTCAGTTGATTTTAACCATAAGGTTTCTAATTCTTTACAATTAATATTTTCAATAATAGCACATTGTTTATCTGATTTATCATTGATTTCGCTGAATGACGATAAGCTTATGTGAACGCGAGGAACCGTGTCTATAACTGTATAATCTAGTTGTTTTAATATTGGTAAAATAGTTTTACGATTAAATCCCATTCCGCATATTAAATCATATTCTTTATGGGGTTCTAAAATTATATTTAAACCATTATATTTATCTAATACCTTGGACATAGCAAATTGTATACCATTAATGAGTTGTTTCTTATCATCATTATGGTATTGGTATTGAGCTTTGATATAATTATTAAAACCAACTATTTTATTATCATCAATATAAATATAAATTTCACGACTGCTATACATCCAATCAAATAATTGAACATTTGATAATGGATGATTATTTTCGTAGTTTTCGGTAATAAACTGCACAAGTTCTTCGAAGTGAGTTTTATTATATTTTACTACTTGTGGATTATTCATATATATATATATATATATATATTATATATTATACATTAAAAACAGATACATATTAAGTATTGGTCATATTCGAGATACATATATTGAAATTTATCGTATTTTAAATATTGAATTGTATTGTCGTTTATTAACAAATTATTAAAATCATAATGTAATCCAATCCCTAATGCTTTAAAATATGATTCTATTAATGTCCATAGTTGAATCATTTTAAATTGAGGAACATTACTGTTATGAATCATACTTAATATATTTTCACTTAATTTATTAAAAATTTCAATGTTTATTTGATTGTTTAAATGCATAATGTCGATACCCATTTTAGAATAACCACATATTCCAACAACGCAATCTTTATCATGAGATATATTGTATTCGAAATCTTGTGTGTTTCTAAAATATGGTTTTCCAAAACTGTTATATTCAATAATTATATGATGATAATCGATATCAAAATGTGTTGAAATCATTCGTTTTTGTAAAAATAAACTAGTAATATGGTGAAATATGTCTCTTTCATATTTGTACAATTTTTGTATTTTATATATTTCGCCTGTTGTTAAAACATTTGTTATTGACTCCATCTTATATATAATTTAGGATTTATATATATAGTATGAAAACAATTTGTGTAATTACAGGAACGCGTGCGGAATATGGATTGTTAAAAGGAGTTATGGATGAAATAAAAAATTGTGAATATTTAAATTTATTAACATTCGTAACAGGAACCCATTTAGAAGAAAAATATGGTAACACTTATCAAATAATAGAAAGCGATGGATTTGTTATTGATGAAAAAATACCGATGGAATTGAAATCGGATAATCCACAAGGTATACTTGAATCAATGTCTAAAGAAATGTCAAGTTTATCTAAATGTTTTTCAAAATATCATATAGATTTACTAGTAATATTAGGTGATCGCTACGAAATGTTAATTGCTGCTCAGGTTGCATTAATTAATAATGTTGATATAGCACATTTTTGTGGCGGAGATATTACAGAAGGAGCTTATGATGATGCTATACGTCATTCGATTACAAAAATGTCGAAATATCATTTTGTTACTTGTGAAAGTTCTTATAATAATGTTATCAATATGGGTGAAAATGAAAAAAATGTACATTTATTTGGAAATCCGGGATTATATGATATATTAAATTTTATACCAATGAATGAAACATTATTTTATAATTCTTTAAAAATTCAAAAACGAAAAAAAATAATTTTAGTTGTTAATCATTCCGAAACTTTATTAACGGAAATTGAAAATAAATCTAATATGGATATATTATGTAATGCGTTAGTTAATATCCAAGATTTTGAAGATACAAATATTATATTTATACATTCAAATGCAGATAACTGTAATGAATATATATTTAAAAAAATAAATATGTTAAAAAATGAATATGAAAACATACATGCATTTAAATCATTAGAAAGAGAATTATATTTAAATATATTAAATTATTGTGATTGTTTAATAGGTAATTCTTCTAGTGGTATTTATGAAGCACCATTATATAAAAAAATAACATATAATATTGGAAATAGACAAAAAGGAAGAGATTGTGGAAATAGCATAATACATCTTGGTTATAATAAAGAAAAAATCATAAATTATTTAAATAATATTCCTAATATAAAAGACATAACTTATCCATACGTAATAAATTCATGTGAAAAATTTATTTCTATATTAAATACATAATGGTATATATATTAGCTGAAATAGGTGTTAACCATAACGGGTTATTAGATATTGCATATGAACTCATTGATGTAGCTATAAAATCTGGTGCAAATGGCGTAAAATTTCAAACGTTTAAGAGCGACAAATTAGCGACACCTAATGCCGATAAGGCTGAATATCAGAAAAAAAATACAAAAAATAATGACTCTCAATTATCTATGTTAAAAAAACTAGAGTTATCTTATGATGATTTTGTTAAACTAAGTGAATATTGTATGGGAAAAAAAATTGAATTTATATCAACTCCATTTGATTTAGAGAGCGCTGAATTTTTAAATTCAATTAATGTACATACGTTTAAAATTGGGTCGGGCGATTTAACTAATTATCCTTTATTACAAAAAGTTGCATCTTTTAAAAAAAAAATAATTTTATCAACAGGTATGGGTTCTTTAGAAGAGGTTGAAAATAGTGTAAATTATTTAAAAAAGAATGGTTGTGAAGAACTCGTTTTATTACATTGTGTATCTTGTTATCCAACTCAAAATGAAGATTTAAATTTAAAATGTATTCAAACAATGAAAAATAAATTCAATGTAGATGTTGGTTTCTCAGATCATACTATTGATTCAAAGGCTTCATTATATGCCGTTTGTCTTGGTGCAAATTATATTGAAAAACATTATACATTAGATAAAGAAATGGAAGGTCCTGACCACAAATCATCATTAAATCCCGAAGAATTCAATGAATTTGTATCTTTAATTCGTGAATGTGAAGTAATAATGGGAGATGGTATTAAAATATGCAGAGATGCTGAATTAAATACAAAATCTATAGCACGCAGATCATTGTATTTTTCACGATCGATGAAAAAAGGAGAACTTATCAACGAAGACGATTTAATACCTTTAAGACCCAATTCTGGAATTTGTGCATCACAATTTGAAAGATTTTTAGGAAAAAAATTACAATTTGATGTAAATAAATATTCTCCTTTAACTTATGAATTAATATAAATAATTTTAAAACTAGTATTTATATTATTCTTCCTGGATTCCCAACCACTTTTTTATTATCTTCAATGTTTTTAATAACCACTGTTCCAGCGCCAATAATACAATTATTACCTACTTTTATACCTTGTATTATTGTAGAATTCGCGCCAACAAATGTTAGTTCTCCAATAATAACATTTCCACAGATAGTTACGCCTGGACTAACTGATGTAAAATCATTAATAATAGATTCATGATCTACATTACAATTTGTATTTATAATACAATGTTTTCCGATTTTAACACCAGTTTGTATAACCGCACCTGCGAATACAACTGTTCCGTCATTTATCACGCTGTTTTTTGAAATGATACTTCTGGGATGAATTAATACTGCCCATTTTAGATTTAAAAATTGCTCGTATATCTTTTTTCGTATATTATCGTTTCCAATACCAATAATATATTCATCATAATCAGTATCAATATTTTCGCCTATTTTACCAATAATTGGAATTTCTTCGAAACTACCTTCCTTATTGTCGTCATATATACCAACAATCGTATGTTGATTTAATTCTAGAATTAAATCAATGATTACTTTTGTATGACCCCCGGCACCGAAAATTGCGATTGTCTTCATACTATATTATCTAGTAATATATTTTTTATTTTTCCAGCATTTTCAATTGCTACATCTTCACTAATTGTGGGGTCACATAGTAATAAAACGGCTGTTTCAAATAAACGTTTTGCGATAGGTAAGTCTATTTCTGGTGCGAATTGTGTAAGTGCCCTTTCTTTGTATATTTCGCCACAAGATCCGGCTTGCGTGAAAACACCTGCATTCTCAATAAGTTTTATTATCTCGTCGCGTGATATTTTGAATCTAGATGGTTCAATAAAAAAATAATATTTATAATAAGCGTGTGTTATATGCGAAGGCGGGAGTGTTAATCGAACACCATCAATATCATTAAAGGTGTTATTATAAATATTCGCAATGCGAGTTCTGTGAGATGTCCAATCCTCTAATTCATCTAATGCGTGACTACCAATGACCGCCTGTATCGGCAACATTCTCCAATTTGTTCCTATATTGTTGTGTAACCATCTAAATCCGGGAGGGTGCTCTGTATTAAACACAGTATCATATCCTTTTCCGTGGTCTTTTAATGACCATGCTAGTTTGTATAAATGATGGCAATTGGTAGTCACCATACCCCCTTCACCGCCAGTTGTAATAATTTTATCTTGACAAAATGACCACGCATTAATATCTCCCCAAGCACCAACATGTCTGCCGTTATATTTAGCACCGTGTGCTTGTGCACAGTCTTCAATAGTATATATATTTTTCTTTCTACAATATTCACAAATTTCTTTCACATCACACGGCCATCCTGCTAAATGAACCAAAATTACCGCCTTTGTATTTGCATTGATTGCCGTTTTAATAGTTTCTAAAGTTATATTTTGACTATCTTCGTCAACATCGACGAATACAGGTTTAATTCCATACCACGCAACACACGATGCAGACGCTAAAAATGTTCTGGATGTAACAATTACTTCGTCACCTTCCTTCAATCCAAGCGTTTTCGCGCAAAGTTCGAGGGAAACTGTTCCATTAAATACAGCAATTGCATAATTAGAACCAATGTGTTTTGCGAATTTAGTTTCAAAATCTTTTACAGCGGGGTTATTCCATTGGTTTAGTTTACCTGACTTTAATACATCTGAAACAGAACAGATCATTTTCTCGTTGATTATCGGCCAACCACTCATTATATATTATTCGAAATATTTTAATTATATCAATTTAATCGTCTTGTTTATACACATATTCCTTTACAATATTTTTTAATTTTTTTTTTAATGTTATTGTATTCATATTTAAATAATTTTGAATGAGATTATCATATTTATCTATAAAACCTTCGATTTCTTCATTCCGATTCAAAACCATAATTTTTTTTTCCGGTGTGGGTATTACTTCTTCTTCTTTACATAACAGTTCTTCGTACAATTTTTCACCAGGACGCAGTCCTGTTATTTCAATTGATATTTTTTTATTTGGCACAATACTGAGTAAATTTCTTGCTAAATCTATAATTTTAACAGGATCTCCCATATCAAATAATAAAATTTGTCCCCCATGACCTATTGTAATTGCCTTAATAACCAATTGTGCGGCCTCTGGTATAGACATAAAATATCGGATTATATCGGGGTGTGTAATCTGTAAATTTCGATTTTCGTTAATGTTTTTAATAAACGTTGGTATTACTGAACCCGACGAACCTAATACATTTCCAAACCGAGTTATCACAAACTCTGTTTTATTAAGTTTATTTACATGGTGTGTGTATAATTCAGATATGCGTTTACTTGCTCCCATTATATTTGTAGGATTCACAGCTTTGTCGGTTGATACGAATACGAATTTTTTAACATTATGTTGTATGGAAAGGTCAGCTATTATTTTTGTGCCTATGATATTCACATTGATTGCTTCGTGTGGGTTTGCTTCCATTATTGGAACATGCTTATATGCAGCTGCATGAAAGACAACTTCCGGTTTTACAATATCAAATATATCGCTCATACGTTTACTATTGGTGATATCACGTAAATAATATTTAACTGTATTCGATGGAAATAATACGAGGATTTCGTTCAACAGATTAAATGTGCTACATTCACTATTATCGATTATATGTAAATCATTTATCCCAAGATATAATAGTTGTCTAACAAGTTCACTACCAATTGAACCACAACCACCTGTAATTAAAACTCGTTTTGTATGTAAAAATGTATAAGAATCATCATTCTTAATGTTTATCGGCTTTCTCCCCAATAATACATTTAAATTAAATGTATCCATATTTATATAGTCATGTGGTGTTATATGGTTATTATGTGATAATGTTCGGAATATTATCTTAAATTGATGTAATATATATATACTTGCATCCCCATCCCATAAATCCATAGAACCTTTACACTCTTTTAATTCAATTTCACTAATTTTATGTATCATTTGATTCGTCCCATGGTTTTCAATCAAGGTCGATGGACGTTCTGTATTCTCACGTAACGTAAAACAAGGAATGTCTAATGCAGTGCTTTCTTCTTGCAATCCTCCACTGTCGGTCACCAAATATTTGCAGTTCGCCATCAAACACGTGAATTCCAAATATCCTAAAGGTTCGTCCAATATAATATTTGGATTTTCTTGTACTTTTTGTAAATAACCCAATTTTTCCAAGTTATTTTTCGTTCGAGGATGAATAGGATATACCAGTTTTTCTGTTTTACTCAATTCCTCAAAATCATCAAATATTTCCTTCAATTTATTCATATCATCAACATTACTTGGACGATGTAATGTAATCAGTACATATTCTTTTGATTTTACATCCAATGTTTCATGATACTTGGTGTCCAAGGCTTGTTGTAAGTATTTCTTTTGTGTATCAATCATTGTATTTCCTACCAAATATACATTTTCTGTAATTCCGATATTTTTTAAATTATCTACACCACTTTGTTCGGTGATAAAATAATATTTGGTAATATGGTCGGTTAACACACGATTCACTTCTTCGGGCATTAACATATCTCCGCTACGTAATCCACTCTCTACGTGTGCTAAATCAATATTTAATTTTTTCGCAGCTAATCCAGCGGCTAATGTGCTAGTCACATCGCCAAATACAATAACTAAATCCGGTTTACCTTTTTCAAACTCTGCTTTTAATTTATCGCGAATTTCACCTAGTTGTCCAAGATCGCCATCATAATTCATTAATTCTTGGATTACGACGTCTTTATCCTTTAAATAGCCTTCGTTGTTCACGTACATTTTATCATCAAAATCACCTGATTTTGTTTTCTTTTCTAAAGACAGATTAATATCGGGCTTCGGAAATTTCAATTGATTAAAGAAAACATCGCTCATCTTCGCATCAAAGTGTTGTCCAGTATGAACCAAAATAATATCAAAATCGTTTTTTAATGCTTCATATACAGGAAATGCTTTCATAAAATTCGGACGCGCTCCAATAATCAAGAAAATTTTTTTCATATTATACATTAGACAAAGACAATACATATGTCCAATTTTTATAAACAATATCCAAATTTCGCTTGGAAATTTTATATAAACGTATATGACGATTTACGTAAAGCAGGTATCAATAATGAAGAGAAAGCCATTCAACATTTTCTTAAACATGGTTGTAAAGAAAAACGTAGAACGCATCAAATTATTCAATTAAACTCATCCATATCGAAACTTCCCATTCGACAAGTCGTCGGACATGTTAATCAATGCTATGTTTCCGACGGGTTAAGCACGTTTCGAACACGTTTTATGGATTTTTTTCATTTTGATGATATTACGTCTACCGAAGAACCATGTGTGTTTTTTGGTGTGTATACGGACTCTGATTTACAATCACTATTAAAACATACTGGTTTAAAATATATTATTTGGGGCGGGGAAGATGCGAATTATAATAATGGACAAGCTCGCACAACAATAAATGAAATCAAACATTTACATAACGTTGTCCATTTAGCCATTAGCCAATGTATGTATACACGTTTACAAAATCAAGGTATATCATCCATTTTTGTAGAATTCAATATGGTCGATAAAACCTTATTTTCACCAATTCCGCTTAACCAGTTGGGTAAATGTATCTATATTTTTAATGGACAAACTCCGGGAAGAGAACATGTCTACGGAAAATCTGTTTATGAAACTGTTATGCAACGCCTTCCAAAATATAAATATATACTTAGTAACCAAATATCGGTTGAACATGATTTGATGCCTGATGTATATAAACAATGTTTTATTATGTTACGTTTAACAACGCACGACGGGAACGCCAATAGCGTCCAAGAATGTGAGGCTATGGAGATTCCTGTAATTCATAATCAATCAGATTATGGATTAAAATGGAAAAATGTCGATGAAATTATTTCCATAATACATAATAATTAAATATATATATATATATATTGATGAAAATTTGTATTATTACAGACGAACGAACCGGTGGAACATGTTTTACATCAGCATTTTCAACATGTGGGTTAATAGTCGGACATGATCCACAAACAAGAAGCGCCGAAAAATTTAATCGTGAATTTAATAATACGACTGATTTGTTATCTTTTTCGTATCAAAAATTTGATGTAGTAAAATTGTGTTATACTGGGTTTTCAATCAAACAATATACTGAAATACTCGATTATTGTATCCGAAATAATATAATCATTATTATTTTACATAGAGAGGATATTTTTAAACGTGCTCAATCAAAATGTGTTGCTGATAAACTTAAAATATATCATGCTTTAAGTTTGAATAAAGTATATAAACCGTTTTCTATAAACCTTGATTTATATAAGCGCATAATCCATCATTATAATTCTCATATTACATCTCATATTAATTACTTAAATAATAACAATTATAACTATTATTTTGTTACATATGAAGAGTTATTTAGTAACAAAACTTTAATCTATGATTTATTCCAACACTTAGGACTAATAATACAAGATCAATCAAAATTAAACAAACTAATGAGTATAGATTATAACACAATAACAAAAAACTCATTACTACAAAATTTTGATAAAATACGTGAAATTAACAATGATTATTCAAAGCCTTCTTTTTTATTGACATGTTCAATAAAATATTAGTTATTTTTATTATGTTTAATATAATGAAATGAATCGCGCACGATGAAAACACAAACAGCGTCCAAGAATGTGAGGCTATAGGGATTCCTGTAATCCATAATCAATCAGATTATGGATTAAAATGGAAAAATGATGACGATGTTATATCTCACATTTATCATTGTGCTACATAAATCATAATGTTACATATTTGAATATTATGATTTTTTATTTATTTATTTTTCATCAAAACAGGTTTCAAAATCTGTATTGTCTTTCAACTTCACATTCACATTATCATTACGCATTTCGTTTCTTTCTAATACAGTTCCCTCTAATACTTTGTAAGGAGTTCCCTCGCGCTTCATATGATTCAACAATGCATTTGTATCTTTGGGAAAGCAATATCCGCCATAACTCAACATGCCGTCAACACCTGGAACATTTGTATGCATAGGATTAATCCAATTATTCTTCAACATCAAACCTTTCACCGTATCGTAATCACAACCCATTTTTCCACACAACAAATATAATTCATTGAAAAATTGGAGCTTCACTGCATAAAAACAATTCACAAAAATCTTCATCGATTCCGACTCTGTGCACGTTGAACGTGAAATTTCTGCATCCGGATAATATTTTCTGTAAAAATTTTCCAATACATCAACTTCTTCATCGGTTACATTCGACCCTTTTCCTAAAACAATCTGCTTTTGGTTATGAAAATCTTCAAATGCGGTTGCCGCCGTTAAAAACTCAGGATTGTGGATGAATTTTAAAGTTGGGTATGTCTTAATTAATCCCTCTATCGTCGTGGGTTCAATCGTGCTTTTTATCACAACTAATCCTTTATATTCACATTTTGCGAGGTCTGCGCAAACCTCACGAATACACGATTTATCGTAAGACATTTGTTCCTCATCGAAAATAGTAGGAAGAGCCAAGAATGCGATATTACTATCTAAACAATCCAAGAAACTATCTGTGCCGTATTTGTATTTATCATATCCTTTTACAGACGCACCTTTCATTTCAAAACTCTTTTTCATAGAGCCTCCTACAAATCCTAAACCAATTACTGATATTTTCATTATATAATGAAAATATATTTAAATTACCCCCCATCGCTGTTTATACACACCTTCAATCGACTTCAATGAATAGATGTAACTAGCCTCTCTCATTGTGCACTTGTGGTTTTCAGCAATTTCATTCACCTTTTTGTAACACTCCGTCATTTTACCATCCAATTTATCTAAGACGTCTTGTTTGTCCCAGGTTACATCCTGTCTATTTTGCAGCCATTCATAGTAACTCACCACCACACCACCCGAATTCGCTAAAATATCAGGTATAACTGTGATACCTCTTCGATTCAATATTTCATCACCATTCTCAGTCACTGGTCCGTTCGCACCTTCGACCACAATATCACACTTCATATTTTCAGCTTCCTCTTCACCAATTTGACTTTCAAGAGCCGCTGGAATCACTACATTGGTTTTTAACGCAAAAAACTCTTGCTTCGTAACTGAATCTCCGCAATGATATCCAAATGTTGGTCCCCAAAATCCTTTTAATGAACCGTTGATTTTTACATGTTCATCTACTTCGGAGACGCGTAGCCCTTCCTCCTTATGAACATATCCTCCGTGATCACCAACTCCTATCATCTTCATACCTAATGATTCTAGAGTATAAGCCGCATGCTTCCCAACATTACCAAAACCCTGTATAATAAATGTTTTTCCTTCTAAATTTGTATTTGTTTGATTAGCCCATTCTTTTACACATATAGCCACACCTCTACCAGTGGCTTCATTACGACCTTGGCTTCCTCCACATGGAATTGATTTGCCGGTAAATACACTCTTCACGTTTGATGTGCGATTGATTTTATTGTATTCATCCATCATCCAATCCATAATTTGAGGGGTAGTTCCAACATCAGGCGCGGGGATATCCTTGTTTGTACCAATATGGTCATACAACCCATGTGTAAATGCGCGGGAAATCTTTTGCAAATCTTCTTCAGTATAATCACGTGGATTTATGGCTACACCACCTTTACCTCCACCATATGGTAAATCCTGTAAAGCACACTTCATAGTCATCCAAGTCGCCAATGCGTCAACTTCATCCAAATTCACGTCAGGGTGAAATCGTAACCCTCCCTTAAATGGTCCCATCACATTGTTATGTTGCACTCTATATCCGTCGAACACTTGCAAACCTTCTGGGAATAAATTTACCGGAAAACTAAACAGAACTCGGTTTTTTGGTTTCAATAATATTTTTTCGACATTTTTATTTAATTTACATATTTTCGCTGCATTTGATATTTGTGTTTGAACGGTTTTAAAAAGTTTAGTCATATGTAACTATATAAATTAACTTACATATGATAATATACCAAAATTTCAACTATTAATGGTCAAATACAGTTGTGCATGCAGTGCAATATTTACTCTCAAAAAATCCATAATAACTATGCATTTGTTGTATGCATTTATCACAATAATAATCATCGCAAATTACACATACATGCTTTTCCTTGTAATCTACATTCTCTTTACATTGACTACATTTTCTTTTCGATTCCATTTCCTACTATTATCGTAGATTTTTTATTCTACCGTCACAACTTTCGCTAAGTTTCTAGGCATATCGGGATTCAACCCTCTATATAATGATAGTTCGTATGATAATAGCTGTAATGGAATGATAGACAGCATAGCACGATACGTTTGGTTCATAGGTATTTTAATGCGATTCGGCTTATCGCATTCTGAATCATCGGTGATCATAATAATCGTCGCATGTCTAGATTGTATTTCTTCGTAAGCATTCATCGATTTTGCATAATGTTCATCGTTCGGTGCTATCAAAATAACCGGGAAGTTTGGTTCCAACAGTGCGAATGGTCCATGTTTTAAACTACTGGTTGAATACCCCTCGGCGTGAATATAAGAGATTTCCTTTATTTTTAACGCACCTTCCCGTGCGATACTTTCGCATTTTCCTTTACCTAATAAAAAACAACTGGTTCTGTCTTTAAATAATGGGACAATTTCATCGCGTATTTGAGTTTCAGTCATTCGTATGGTTTGTTCGATATTCATATATAATGCACGTAAATCCCGTAACATGTTTATTCTTTTCAATTCATGCGTCCCTTTTACTTGCGAAAACCAAATCGCAATCATAGACAAGATAATCACTTGGGAAGTATATGCTTTTGTGCTTGCGACAGCAACCTCGCGACCCGCATTCAAATAACACCCACAATGCACTTCACGTGCGATAAGAGAATCAACCACATTTACAACGCCAATCATAAACAAGTCTTGGTCATTTGCGATTTGGATACATCTATGTAAATCTTTGGTTTCCCCCGATTGCGACATCAATATCAATCCGGTTTTTCCCATTCTTGGGATATCGATTTCTCCAAATTCCGCTCCATCAAACAATTGCACACTATTAAACCCTCCAATTTCCTTCAAATAATGCACCCCAATCATGCCCGCATGATAAGAAGTTCCGCATCCTAATAATATAATGTTATCCAAACCTTTTAACGTATCTTCGTGCTCATATAATCCGCCCATTTTTACTTCATTGTTCGACATTAAACGCCCCCCCAAACTTAGTGCGCGAAGAGATGAGTCAATTTGTTCGTTTATTTCCTTGATTGTCCAATGGGGATACGGTGCGGGGGTTAGTGCAGAATTTACATTTAATGTTGACTTTTCATCATAAGTATCTTTCGTTATCATATGTATCTGATTCGCGTCTGGGTCACGAGTCAATACACATATATCGTGGTTATTCAACACAATATATTTTGCAAATTGATTACAAAATCCGCTTTGCTCACTCGTTATCATTGCACGTTCACCATCAATTCCAACTAAAAGAGGACTTCCATGACGAGTGCAATATATTTTATTTGGTTCGTCTTTGTATAGGACGGCGATTCCCCACGTGCCTGTTAATTCCTGGGTTGTTTGTAGTATGGATTTTTCAACGTCACCACATTCCGAAAAATGAAGTGCTATTAAATTAACGATTACTTCCGTGTCGGTTTGGGATTTCATTTCAATACTATTTTCCATTAATCGTTTCTTAATTTCTTGGAAATTTTCAATAATTCCGTTGTGAACAAGAGAAAATAGACCGTCATGTGATACATGGGGATGGGAATTTGTATCTGTTTTCGCACCATGTGTCGCCCAACGAGTATGTCCAATACCCACATGTCCGTTTTCATATTGGGTTTGGTATTCAGACAATAATGTTAAAGCCGAGGATGTATCAGTGGACGCATGTTTATGTGTGTGAAGTTCACCATTTTCCAAGATAGATATTCCTGCCGAATCATACCCGCGATTTTGCAATTGGTATAACCCTGCTAGTATTTGTGCGAATGCGTTTTCATTTCCAAGAAATCCTGTTATTCCACACATAATATACTTTATTACTATACTATGTATATTCACGATTTTTTTATTCAACAGTATCCTCCTTCACCCATTTTTATTTGTAAATAATCTAAATGATCAGATGTGCTTGTGCATTTTGTTGGAGAACACGAATTTGAGCATTTGTCGTCTTCCACACCATTTGAATCATTACATAATGTGTATTCGGTATTAGCTTCATTATACCATACTTCCTGTGAAATATGTCTATATCCCATAAACTCTTCGGGAACATGTGGAACGATGTCGTAATAATGCGTAATACGTTTAGAATATATCGGATAGGATTCAAATGTTACCGCAAACTCTTTATTACCAACGCGCGGAGAACCAAATGTAACCAGAGAGTGGATTTTATAATCCTTTTTATAGTATAGAATATCAAACGCGTAAAGTGTTGCTAAAGCCGCACCCAGTGAATGTCCTGTAATTAACAATTGGGTTGTATTGTATTTGCGAGTCAATGTGTCGACGTTTGTATATATATTGGGTTTTAATGTTTCAAATAATTTGAAAAAACCTTTTTCAACTGCTATATTATGGTCGGGATAAGGATTTGTTTGTGATACTTGAATGTTTGTAATCCAATTTTGAATATTTTCAGATCCCCTAAAACTAACAAATATCGACTCATATTCTTGATTATATCCGAAAATAATTTGTTCACCACTTTGGATAAGAATATTATCGTAGTAATTGTCTACATCGCATGTTTCGCAATCCCATACACTTGTTTGCGTCATACAATATGCCGCTTGAGATATATTCACGGCTATATTGCTAAGATGAATATCGTATGACTGTGATAACTGGAATAAAGAGGTTAGGAGTAAGAATAATTTGAACATATAATTATATTATACTATTACATTGTTTCCATAATTTCCTATTTTATCGTCAAATTGGGTTGCAGTTAGTGTATATTCTAACATGTTCATTTTGTTTCTTGGACATGCATTGAATAATGTTTTGTAAAATAGGTAGTCACCATATTGTTTGTCCCCCCATCGAGACATCTTCTTCAATGAATGATGAAAGCATACTGACGCGGTATCGATTTCTCCTAAAACCAAATCATGGTCGAGGGATGCAGGGTAAATCAACTTGTCTGGTCTCAAAAAACGCCATACAGTTATTTTATCCGATCCAATTTGATGGTTTAACGCCTCTAACATTCTTGGACCGACTAACATATCATCATCATCTAAAAACAAAATATATCCGTCTGTTACTTTTTCCAACAAACTATTGCAATACAGATTAAACCTATATTTTTCATCACTGTCTACTTGCACCGGGAAATACGTGATTCTTTCGTCATTCTCATATTTGTTAAGATACTCTAATGACTTATCGTCATCGTAACAAATATATACGTGGAAATTTTGATATGTCTGTTCGAGTATACTCTCTATGCATTTCCGACATGACTCTGGTCGATTACTGGTGCGTATCAAAATGCGAAATTCCTTATTTGTCGTATCTTGGAATTCAGCTAATTCATCCTTAGCTGTATGTAAATTGTTCGTGAATCGTTCACCCATATTTTCCTTGGAATATGCACGCCCCTCTTTCATACCAGATTGCATAAAATGAATCAGTGCATCGCGTTGAGTAGTAATTCCTTTCTTGCCTAAATCCGTATACGTATCTAAATAGAATTTGTGATCAAAAATATCTACCAAATTTTGTCCGGTTATTAATGTGTGTTTGTTCATCATATCTTCATATGACCCATATCGCCCCTCCTTACGTCCAATAGTCATATAATGCAATAGGGCATCACTCTTTGTGATGATTTTCTCTTTAGCGAGGTCTGTATACGTGTCCAAATAAAATATGTGATCAAATACGGATGGGGGTATAGATGATTTGACTTCCTCTATTTTGCGAACCGGTTGTTGTCGCATATTAAAAAACATGGATAATATTATAATGACAACATACAATATATGTCGAATTTGTCTGTAATCATTTTAGCGGGGGGCATGGGTAAACGTATGCTTTCAACCTTGCCTAAAGTGTTGCATAATTTGATGGGGAAACCAATGTTAGTCCATGTTTTGGAAAATGCGTTGACTCTCTCACCTAAAATGATCTACATCATTGTTGGTAAATACGAAGAGATCATACGCGAGACCTTGGAACAATATATGAATATTGATAATATTGTGTTTGTAAATCAACCCGATGCTTTAGGAACTGGGCACGCCATTCAATGTGCGCGTCCTAATCTACTCGGTCAACCCGAAACCGACCGCGTGTTAATATTATCAGGTGATGTCCCTCTTCTCAAGTCGGAAACCATGAAGAGCGTCATGTCTAAAACAGCCGAATCCGTTACAATAATGACCTCTACTGCCGTGAATCCAACCGGTTATGGGCGTATCATCACAGATGAAAACGACAGTTTTATAAAAATAGTTGAAGAAAAAGATTGTGATGACCAAGAACGTGAAATTGACGTCGTTAATGCAGGTGTGTATGCTTTTCAAATTGGTCTTTTATGTAAATATTTGCCTATGATATCAAATAATAATGCACAAAATGAGTATTATTTAACGGATTTATTCGAAATTGTTAGGCGACATGAATCCATACCTATCAGTATGTATCACTTACCCGTTGAACAAAGTATTGAATTAACTGGTATAAATACGAAACAACAATTAGAGGAATTGGAAGCAACTCTAATGGGTGTGTAAATAGTTACACTACAACTTCGAAGTAAAATGAGTATAATTATTCGTTTTACTACACCTCATTATTTAGATATATATTGAGCCATTTCAGCACCTTTGCGTCTATAACCGCATTTTTCATAGAAGCCCACATGTTCGTCGTCGCAATCCAAGATACATTTATAGCATCCAACTTGACCACCAACCTCGGTCAAATAATTGATCATTATTTTACCTAAACCATATCCGCTAAAATCGCTATCTACGACAATATCTTCAATATGTCCAACTCTTCCATAATTACGAATAAGTTTATCTTCTATTAATATTGTTCCAGTAGCAACAATCCCGCCCGCCTTACAATGTTCAATTACATATATTTGGTGGTCTTGTCCAAGATTCCGGAAAAAGGCAGTTGTTCGGTCAGAATCCATCGTTTTGGGGTCAATTTCGGTCAATTGTCCAAGAAGACTGTAATAAGACTCTGTTATATCATCACGCGTAATCAAACGAATAAGAAATGTTTCATTTTTAATCATATGATACGACTCCGTTTTTAGAATATAGGTTGAATTGTTGATTTTGTCTTCTATAAACGTAGCTATTTTCGAATGAACTACATCGACTGTGTCTTGGTCGATACTCTCGACGTATAAACGCAGGATATTCTCAGTTCCAGACGCACGGACAAATGCACGACAAGAATGTGGCTGCACAATACATAAACGATGGATATAGTTTTGTAAATGCATTGGTTCAATCAATTCTAATTCTGTATCACAAGATTTAAATATACTCTTGTCCAAGACCGAACATTTACTCAATTTAGATGGATATTCGGTGTATATTTTAGCCCAATCTTGGACACACCAATTTAAAACTTGCAATATATATAGCGTAGCAAACAAATCCATTGCTCCATCACCTATTACTGGATGGAATAGTTCAGTCAATGGTTGTATCTCATCTACTACGTCATTAAACCGATAAACATTTGAATCCACACACTTTGTGTGTGAGTTCATCTGTTTATCTGTCGTTGACCACGAAGAATGTAAATCCGCTGTGCGGATTGAATTATTTGTTGGTTTAAATATAACATTACCATGCCCATTTTGTTCAAAATACACACCCACGTCATATTTGAGCGCCTCGTGGTGTAAGTGTTTCACGCCAGTTGCGGTGCACACGTGAGAAACCTTAATGTTTTTAGGAAAGGGTAACGATTTAACATAGTCAATACATGCTTTGTTTGTATATCCGGTGTATATGAAACCGATAGTTAGTTCTTGGACACACCTGGTTAATTGTCTTGATAAATAGGTAAATACCAAGGCTGATATGTAATCACCATTCATTAACTGAAAATCATCACTACACCGCGTGTAAAATACAATACGATCTGCGTCGCCGTCAAATGATGCGCACAGTTTACCATGGACAAATGGGCTTTGTAGCCCCTCCATCTTAGGCAAACTTCTATTAGTGCATACATAATCTGAACTACATAAATGATTTAATTTAGTCGGTTCTTTCCACTCAGTATTGGCTAATGTAATGTGTTGATTCGCTATACTTTCCATAACTCTCGCACCTATACCATTTGCACAGTCCAGGATACACTCAGTATTCACTAGTTTTGACGCACGATATACATATTCTAAATACGTCAACTCATTCGCAATGGGTGAAAATAAATAATGTAATTGAGGGGTCGAAACATACGGCGCAATTTGATAAGGGAAATCTGGATGGACGGATTTGATACCTTGGACAATTAGTTCACAAATATCGGGGCTGCTACTGCGTGAATCATACCCAATATGTATTTTGGTCATTTCATCGCGTAGTTTGTAGATACAGGGGTTTTCTACATTGAATAAATCTTTCGACCCATTGTTTACAAAATCCTCGACCCATTTCTCAATATCAGTATTCACCATATCACCGTGTTCGTCCATAATCTTCACACCATTATCGTCACAATGGTTGTGGGACGCAGTTATCATTATTCCAAACGATTTAAAATCTATAACCGTTAATCGCGCCATAGCAACACCAATTCGCTCAGAAATTGAAAGAATGTTAGTGTGGTGATCGCGAAAGCCAGAAGTTCCGTAAAGCATATTGTATATAGTACACTTATATAAATTATGGCAACAAAAAAAGATATCACTGTTATTGGATTTGGTTGGTCGAGTATCGGATTCATCCAAGATATTGACACGACAAAATACAACGTTACTGTAATCTCAAATAGTGATTCATTTGTGTACACGCCCCTTTTAGCACAAAATGTGAAACACAATCGTAATTTATCAATCCATATATCAAGTCTAAATAAAGACATTGTATTCGACAAGGGAACAGTATCCGACGTCGATTTTGAAAATAAAATCGTTGTGAAGGAAAACCTCGAGAAATCATCATTCCAATATATCATTTTTGCACACGGTTCTGATGTGAATACATTTGGTATACCCGGTGTGAAGGAAAATACGTTTTATTTGAAAACTTCAGAAGATAGTAGGAAGATTCGCGATAATATCGAAAAACTAGACAAGGGTTCTACTGTTGCCGTCATTGGATGTGGATTAGCGGGAACAGAACTCATCGGCACATTGATTGATTACAATCGATACAATGTGGTCGCGGTAGATGCACTCGAACGCCCATTACCAACATTTAACGCGGATATATCCCAACGTGTTATTACACTATGGGAACAAGCTAACGCCAAACTCTATTTCAAAAGCATGGTTTCCAAAATTAATTCAAAATCATTGGATATTAAGGATAAACCCAGTGTAGAATTCGACCTAGCTATTTGGTGCGGTGGAATCAAAGTAAACGGACTTACTCAACTAATCAATCAGACATTGAAATTGGACTGTATACGCGGTATCCCAGTAAATGATAAATTAGGTGTTGATGGAAATTGCAATGTTTTCGCCATAGGCGATTGTGCATTTTCGGGAAATCCACCCACCGCACAAGTTGCATATCAAGAAGGACTATATTTAGCAAAACAGTTTAACACGGGGTTCCAATACAATGAAACGTTCCAATTCCAAGATAGAGGGCAAATCGGTTATATTGGAAAAGGACAGAGTGTATACCAATCGCCTACGTATCAGGGTGGTGGTAAATTGATATATTATTTCAATAACATAGTGCATTTGTATAATTTTGGTAAGGTGTATATGAAGAGTAAATGGTGATTTTTTTTGCAGTCTGTAATATGTTCATACATTATATAACAATGAATTCCATACCCGACTTTATGCGCCCACTTTTAATCGATGAGACCGAAGTCTATCAAACTGTTCACGATTACAAAAATAAAACCAGACAATTCTTGGAAAATTCAGGTAAACACATAATTGTAGAAAAGAATGGTTTTGTTATTCGCAAGGCAACTATATCCGGACTACTTTTTTCAAAGGATATTACAAACACAATTTTATTATTGTCCGGTCAAATAAAATGTGGTCCAAACGATTGTCCTATATTTGAATTCGAAATCGACACCTGTCTATTTCTAGAATACGCAAATACAGACATCGAGGTCGGTGTTACAAAAATACTTGAAATCGAATATATGACTGATGATATTATTGCACAAGAGAAAAAGGTTCGTCGCACTGAACATGAAGATGAAACCTTCTCTAGATTCTATGATCCTACACTGTGTATTGATGGCGCCCCGTCTGGGGATCCCAAATTCAGTATGGTTGCAGAAAGTGGCGTTTATCTTATCAATAAAGATAGAAACCCTAATCAATAAATATACGACTGCACAATAACAAATAACAATACTATGATCAAAAGTATTGCTATTTTGTCCAAAATCCACGTAACGATATCCTTATTTAACGTTATCGTTATTTTTCCAATCTTATACACCCTTGAGGAATTAAAACGGGACAATAATGATATAAAGACACATATGTATATATTGTAATGATGAAAGGTTTTTATAATAGTTCCTTGTTGACTCGTTCGTGGTATGGTCGCGTATATGCTATAAAAGCATTTTATAGGTAGCCATAATTAAATCACTCAAAAACCCACGAACGTAGTTCGTAATCAGTGGCAGTTATCGCTGTCGGTCTAACCAACCCTTACAATTTATTTGTAAGACAATCCAAAATATACATAGACTTGGTTTCGTCTAACTTTGAAAGATATACAGTGGTATTCGTCCCATTTGAAATCTTCAACGGTGTATAGAGTATACAAGGCGATATTATTTGCATTTTAAAAAATAGAGTTACATTGTATAATAATGTGCGACTTTCAGAATCTTACCCAACTAAATCCCTGTTTAATCGAGGATATTGAATGCATCCGTAGTGTGCAAACATATACTATCAAAAAGAGACAATTCCTACAGTCTACTGGTGAACATACCATTGAAGAAATTGACGGTTTCCTTATTCGTAAAGTTGTCGTGTCTGGATTTACTCACATGAAGGATATTACCCCCTATATGATTAATCTGTTTGGTCAAACAGATTGTCCTTTAGCAAAAATTGTGATTGATACCGGCAAATTTAACGAATATACACAAGGTGATATTGAATGTGGAACACGCACTATATTACAGATTGATTATATGTTTGACGATAAAAACATTGAAGAGAAAAAGTTGAAACGCACCGAAGTTGATGACCAACATATGTCCCGTGTATATGACCCCACAGACTGCACTAATCCAACACCAGCGTATGTAGAGACTGGACACAGTCTCGTATATTTGATTAACAAAGGCAAATGTTGTATTCCTACCTCGAACTGAAATGCACAAAACCCAGCTACATGGGGTCCAATTACGGTAGAATCAATTAAACTAATCTTGAACAAGGATGAAAATATTAATACGGATTATATGAAAGAAGATATCAACAACATTGGAGAGTTACATGGTGTAGCTCATAGTGATGCATGGGTAGCTGATGAGCTTATCAAAATTGCACAATTAAAGAAAAGTAATTTAATGATTTTAAAAGAAGATATATACCGCATTGACGCTGATATCGCAAATTGCAAAATAAAAATAGATGACCTATCTAATGAAATACAAAAATGCTCTGAAAAAATTATTAAAATTGAACATATACACGGCGAGGCACATACATATGAATTTATAATGAAAGCAGTATCTGCATTAAATATACTCAAAGATGAATTACCAGTAGATGAATTTGTGGACAAAAGTTATAATTTCATGCTTAAAATTCATTATGGTCATCATGCATTAATAATTCATTGTAATCAGAAACGTTTAGAACGGCTTCAATTAGAAATGGACTTGAAAAAGATGGAAAGCAATATAGATTCTTTACGAGTATTAGTTAGGAATGCTGAAAAAGAAGTTGCACACGATACAATATGTGAACGTGAAAAAGAATATACTAAAATAGAACTTGAGAAAACACGCATCCATTTTTTACATGAAAAAATTGTATTTGCAAAAGTTGCCGATGATATAAAGAAAGATACCCTATCAACTCTTGTAAGCAAGATTAATAAATTGAATATTTTTGTTGATGAGTATGAGTCAAAATAATCGCCACTGCTGCTGATATGGGGTCCTAGAGTAAATGTTATATTACATAATTTACTACAAATTCTTAGAAAAAAAATAACAATTAAATGGTTGTTATTTTTTTCGCGTTTGATAAAAGTCTATTATATAATATACTATGACTAAGAATCACCGCCATCACAATATCACGCATGACTGCACGTTAATCAAACAACAATTTATGGAATCAAATGGTATAGTTACAATTACAGGACCCCATGGGGTCATATTAATCAGCGCTGTTGTATACGGTCTTTGCAATATGAAAGATGTTACAGATACAATCAAATATATTAATGGTCAGACAGATTTACCAATCGATTGTATTGAGATTGATACTGGAAAATTAAATGAATATACCGAGTGTGATATTGAGTTTGGTCAACAAAAGATGATACAGATTGATTATATAAAATGTTGCGGTGATCATACACATCATTGTAGTGATCATTGCGGTGATCATACACATAATCAATGTATACCAATAATTCCTCCTCCTCCTCATCATTGTCCTTGTCATCCTCATCCCTGTCCTCCTCGTCCTCATCCCTGTCCTCCTCGTCCTCATCCCTGTCCTCCTCGTCCTCATCCCTGTCCTCCTCATCCCTGTCCTCCTCATCCTCATCCCTGTCCTCCTCATCCTCATCCCTGTCCTCCTCATCCTCATCCCTGTCCTCCTCGTCCTCATCCCTGTCCTCCTCATCCTCATCCCTGTCCTCCTCATCCCTGTCCTCCTCATCCTCATCCCTGTCCTCCTCATCCTCATCCCTGTCCTTGCCCTCCTCCTCCTCATACCGTTAATTATAGCGAAAATTTATTATTTCCATTATATCCTATCCATAAACCAATCAAATATTGCAACAAAATATATAGTCAACAATATCCTATCCGTGGACCATTCTGTAAATCAATATCTCCAGACCTACAGTGTAATAAAAAATGTAAGTGTGCAAAATGCAGAAAGCATCATTGAATATAACTAGACATACATAAATATAACAATATTTATGTATAACCTCCCGACTGCCTGGATCGAACAGGCGACCCATGGAACTACAGTCCATTGCTCTTCCACTGAGCTAAGTCGGGTTACTACCCCCCGATACACACTCATGTCGCGTCTTTAAGTCTATTTAGGGAAGAATCGTTATTTCGCAACATTACGTTAACGTCATAATTAAATCGATCCAGTGTAGCAAGATAGTCGGATTTTGTTACCCATGGCATGATTTTTACTTGATACCCTAATTTCTGCACCACTTTGAAAACCATTCTCTCATAACTATGTTCGATCATATTATCTGCATGACCTTTATGTCCAACCCCCCATGCAATGTTGTTTGGATAAATACGGTCTCTACCACGGTGTGAACGAAAGAATCGATACACATCCTGCATATTGTTACCTACATCTTTTAACATTCGCCCTCCATAATACGATTTTACCCATACAGCATCAAATGATGTATTCGTATTTAATAAATTATACATCGACGTATCACCATATAACATTTCAGCAATGGAACGATTACACAAAAAACAATTTCCTTCCGGAAAAAGATAATTTTTCTTCTGAAAACCATAATATCGGTCTAAGTCGTTCACATATAACGAATTTCCCAAATTCCACTGACATGTGACGTTTTTTGGGTCAATAAAATGTTCTTTGTAAATAATATTCGCGTAATCTCCCATGAATATGAGGGGTGGGACAAATATACCAATATTATTATCCGTTTGCATAATTCGAATAATCTGAGCCATATTCATTAATAATGGTTCCCAATACGACTTTCGCATTACATCATCCTGTTTCGAATGTAAAAAGAGAACATTCTTATAATCTACATTCATTCGTTTCAAATAGTCGAGACAAACATATTTCCCCCCAATATCCATACCTACATTCGGCACGTGAATTACTACCATATTATCATATTTCGGTAAATTTAATTTGTTACCAATACAAAATGTTACAACAACTATACTACAGTGCAAACGTATAACATTGATATACTTAGAATAAAAATGTTCAAATCTATCGATATTGTAACAATGTAGATGTGCGACAATATTATGATCACCCGGATTACATGTTACAGTCGGAGTAATTACATCGTAATCTATTTTTGCATCGGGTTTTGATACACCCAATAGGAATTTATGGAATAAAAAAGGATGTTTTTCATAAATAGCCTGTTTATCGTTTATTTTAGCCTCGATTTGCAACCGTTCTTCAACACTCATAAAATATTTTCTAGATTGGTAAAAACCGTTTCGTTCATAATGTATTTTCGCTCTTAATTCGCTACTGCATATATCAGCAATATCTGGATTTAACTCGATATATCCTTTCCAATCGAAATCCAAAGGAACCGATGTAAAATCTTCTATATAAGATAACCCCTGTTCTTTACCAAATACTTCATAATGCAATTTCGCCGTTAATTCGGTTATTTTGTATTGGTCGGGTATTGTATCGTTTAACTCCAAATACATTACCCAATCGAAATCAGGAGGAGTATGTTGCAATTTATAAATACGATTGTCGTTTTTACCCGTAATATAATAATGCAATTTTGAGAGAGTTTCGCTATTATATTGAAGTTTAATGTCTGGGTTAAATTCGATATACATTTTCCAATCAAAATCATCGGGTATAGCATCAGTCGGAATATTATACCGTCGATTCTGTTGATATCCATCATTCTCATAATGCCTTTTGGCTTGCGTTGCGGTAGAACATACAGCATTCACATCATCGTTTAGTTCTAAGTATATTTTCCAGTCAAAATCCGATGGAACATTGTTATATGTATACTGGTAAGGCAAATCGTTCAATTTCCCATATGTATAATAATGGGAAATGGCGTCGATTTCACAATTTAAAAATCTTTTAAATTGTTGGTTTAAATCGCGATAAGCGTCCCATTCGAAATCATCTGGTATATCTGCCTGATGTAACGTATATATCCGGTCTTCATTAAAACCGTGAAATTCGAAATGCATGATTGCAGTTCCACGGGTTTTACACACATTATACACATCAGAATTTAATGCTAAATATACGATCCAATTGAAATCCGACGGTGTATTTTTTACAGCATATCTACGATTTTGTTTATGCCCCTCGTGCAAATAATGCTGTGTTGCCGCTTCCTCGGAATTATATATCTCACGCACATCATCATTCAAATCTACATATGTCTTCCAATTAAAATCTGTAGGTAGACGCTGTAACGGCACAGTATTAATCGGTTTTACAAATTGGATTTTCATATCTAAATATATCAGAGTTATATTTAGATTCGATTTTTATTCGTTTTTTTACACACAATGCTATATGATATACCCTTTGAAATCATACGGATTTACACCCTTAATCGGTTTTAATATCATTTGGATATTTGTATCTTGCGAATTGCTCGTAATCAAATGCTTCTTTGTCGCATAGATGTTCATCTTGTCTTGTTGTATCATTCTCGATAGATAGCTATCAATCTGCCCGTCGATTTTACTAGTATTCGTTTCATCTACCAATTTTTGTGCACCCTTTCTGTTCATAACATAACCATTCATCCCCCAAAACGACTTCAGTTTGTTTATTTTTTCATTTTCGGATGCACCAGTTGAACGGATCGTATATAACATAATATAGTCCCAATCATCGGGCACCTTTTTATAATATGATTGGAGATGGGCGGATATATTTTTTGGTATAGCCGTATCATCTTCAAATACAATGTAAGCATCCACATTTGATTTATCAGAGACCAACTGTTTTGCTAAATTATAATGGCTTAAAAAACAACCTATCCCCCCAGGCGTTAATTGATGATGATGGGTTCTATAACCATTCGTCACGATATGATGTAGGTCACTCAGGGCATCATCGGTTAACCACTTATTTGCAACCACATCTCTACCCACGACCGCTGGATAACGTATTAACGGGGAAGACGACAAATCAGAATGTTCATAATATTTTCCAACTTTTGTATACCGTTCGGTATCCTTATCCATATTGATAACGTAAGATTGATATTTCATATTTCCTATCATCGGCGGATTCTCCATGGCTTCGATATTATGAACGATATTCGAACGCCATAATAATATACCTAGAATTACCATAAGTAAAATACAAATTATACCTCTATTTCGACCATCTATCGCCATTTTTATTCGATTCACTAAAATATCAGGATGTTTTTTTTTGCGCAAACAACATAAATATAAAATATCTATATCATTTAGTAAACATGTCTATGACTAAGACTGAACCTTTACTTGAGCCATCCGACGACCGATTTGTTATGTTTCCTATCCAATATGCAGATGTTTGGGCACTTTACAAGAAACAGGTCGATTGTTTTTGGAGGGCAGAAGAAGTCGATTTATCTAAAGACTTGGTCGATTGGGCTACGTTGAATGCAGATGAGCAGAAATTTATTTCCATGGTTTTGGCTTTCTTTGCGGCATCCGACGGGATTGTCTTAGAAAACTTGGCGCTTCGATTTATGGGCGATGTTCAGATATCAGAGGCTCGGAGCTTTTATGGATTTCAAATCGCCATGGAAAATATTCATTCTGAAATGTATAGCTTGCTCATAGACACCTATATTCAAGATAAGCACGAAAAAGACCAACTATTCCATGCGACCTCTAACTTCCCTTGTATTACGAAAAAAGCGGACTGGGCGAAAAAGTGGATTGGAGACAATCGGTCGTCTTTTGGGTCAAGATTGGTCGCATTCGCCGCAATTGAAGGCATCTTCTTCTCATCATCATTCGCGTCCATATACTGGATTAAAAAACGCGGATTGATGCCCGGATTGACCTTTTCAAATGAACTCATCAGTCGCGATGAAGCACTGCATACTGAATTCGCCATTTTGTTGTATTCAAAACTCCAAACGAAATTGTCGAAAAAACGCATTCATGAAATTATTAAAGATGCGGTTGAGATTGAAAAAGAATTCATCACAGTAGCCATTCCATGTAGAATGATCGGGATGAACACGAATCTGATGACCCAATATATTGAATTTGTCGCCGACCGTTTGTGTCTGCAACTGGGATACGAAAAAATATACAAATCTTCGAATCCGTTCGATTTTATGGAACTGATTAGTGTAGAATCCAAGGTCAACTTCTTTGAACGAACGAATTCTGAATATGCCCTCGCTAACAAGCAAGTCGATGCAGACGTTTTCTCATTCGCGTCCGATTTTTAAGTCGCCTTTTGAGCGGCGCGTTGCAAATTCCGTTGTTGATTTATCAAATGTGTTTCTAAAATACGAATATGCCTCGCTGTATATTTTCCATACAGCTGAAATGTGCGCAGCGCGCTCGCGCGCTTCGTTCGACGGGGTCTGTAGTATAATTGATTATTTCCCATGTTAAATTACTTGTTTGGTTACAATGTTAAACGTTAGTATATAGATTCAATTTTATCAAACAAATGTTTGTAATGTTTGCAAATACTTGTTCATAACATCATCATATGTTTCTGGATTTATATAGTAAATATAATCCGATAAAAACCCATCGTATGCAAAATTGCCATTTTCTTTTTTGGATAAGGTCACAACATTGTTCAATTCGGCAATAACACCGGCAAGATTACTTTCACATATGGAAAAACGTTTCACATTTATCTTAAAAAACGAGAACAAATCGTTATATTTAAACAAAGGTTCTGACGTTTCCCCCTCGACTGTGAACCATATAAATGGTTTATTTAATGCTATTGCGAAAGTCAATCCATGTAACGATGAACTCGCAATCAAATCCCATTTTGTAAAAGATTCCAGTTTATCTTCGAATGCATTTATTATTTGCAATTCATCGTTTGATTTATATTTGTATCCCGTAATTTTTCTACATTCATCCGTTGAAAACCGCATAGATTCAATATTCATAACACCTTTTTTTGAAAGAATGAATATTGGTCATAATGGGGTAGAAATAGGAATTTTTCAAATCGATCATTTACAGTCCGAATGTATTTACGAATCACCAAACCCGGTTCAAATATCGAAATATCTTTGGTTGTTCCGAGATTTTCAATAGTACCGTTACCTCTCACATAGACAAAGTTGTTAGAGTCCAACTGTGATGGGGTTAACCGATGTGTACATTCTTTAAACCCCACACCCATCACTATATTACCAGCTGTTATATATAGAAGAACGCTGCCTATCATAAAAATACCATCAGAGTTTCCGCCATTTTTCGAGGCAACTATTTTTTTGAATGATGTGAAACCGTTTTTCAAACCTATATATATATTAAGTAGATCACCTAGATTATTTGCACCCCAGTAATAAATATGCATATTATAGTATATTGCTATGTTTTAATATCTCAAAATAAATATTTGTAAAAATAATATAAAAATATTGTGTTTGTATACTATAAAAAATGTCTTTCGAACTACACGACCTAGTTGGTTGGGAAAAAGCTGTGAATTTCATATATGTTATTGTATCAAAGAGTGAAACAGACAATGGACGGGATACAATGTACAATATCACCCCTAACAACAATTTTCAATTACCAGATGGTGTCATTAAAACGTCATTAAATCGCCAAGTCCCACTAAGGGAATTATATGATATAATCAACGCGTGAATATTCTAAAATTATAGATAAATGTGAGCATATTCAATCATATTTTCTGCGGTTTTTTAATTATACGCATCTTATAACCTTATTATATGGATGAAAAAAGATTCTGTATATTATTCCAATAACATATTACATCTTATAGACAAACATCATGACCCTACGTTCAATCTGGACATTTTACAGTCTGATGTATTAATGGAACCCTATTTTTGTCCAGTCGTCGGCGAATTTGACCAAGATTTGAAGGGTCAATTGTGTAATTATATTCATTTGGAAAATGAAGACATTAATATCAACTATTTGACTTCGTTAATCGGTAACATAGTGTTATATCAATATCCATCGCGATTTTCTGCGAAATATAATTTACGATTTGTTCGAATCCTTTCGATTGATACCGATGCACAAACAATATCCTTGTCTACTCCTTCTTCTGAAACTGAATCATTTCTTGAAAAAATCAACAATTTAAAGCGACGTTCTTGCGCATTTCGCATATGGCTTCCAATGAAACTCTATAATATGGTTCCCACAGTCGTTGCTCAACGAAAAACAACAACACTTCCGCCCATAAAATTGAATTGATATAAATTTTGCATATTTTTATATCAACATATACATTAATCATGGACCTACCTGAAATAAAGAAACTTCTCGACGCAATTCCACGCGATATACGGATCAAAATTCAAAATTGTGAATCAAATACTTCTCTCGACTGAATCTAAACGTCTCAATGCAACTGAGTTGATATCCTATTTCGAACAAGCAAATATTCTACTCGATACCAAGTTGATTGCATATATGCGAATCAAAGATCCACTATTTGACCATATATACGATAAACATTATATTCAGAATGATAAAAATTTCATATTGATGCCTATGCTAGAGAGTTTGTGCGTGTCGTGGCTATTTCATTTGTATCATTGAAAATAGGCATTTGTTATAATAGTCAAATATACAAATGAGAAAAAGGAATCGATATAGAGAGAATATTATAAATATATTATAATATAATGCCACGAAAGGAAATTGATTACTCAAATACAATCTTTTACAAAATCCAGTGTAAAAAACGATGAGATTAAAGATGTCTATATTGGACATACTACAAACTTTGTTCAACGCAAAAATGCACACAAACGTAGTTGCACACGTGAGATAGCAAGTGAATACAACGTAAAAGTTTATAAATTTATACGAGAATTTGGTGGTTGGGACAATTGGAAAATGGAAATAATTGCATTTACCGAGTGTGCTGACCATTATAGTGCTCGGAAAATAGAACAACGGTATTTCGAAGAATACAATGCTACACTCAATACACTTGAACCATTGCCAAAACCTAAGGTTGTTGTTAATAAGGAGTCGAATATTGCTGTTAATAATGAGTCGAATGAAGGTAATGAAAATAATATTAACCATACAAAGAAAAAATTTGTATGTGAAATATGCCAATTTTCGTGTGGTAAACAAAGTAATTACAATACACATATATCGACACCTAGGCATATCAAGCAACACTCAGCAACAAGTTGTGTAGAAAATAATACATATAAATGTTCGAAATGCAATCTATCATATAAAGATAGGTCTGGATTATGGAGACACAAAAAGAATTGTAAAACATATAAGAACGAACAACGTATTGCCATAGAAAGTGCGAAGGATGACCTAGTTCAAAAATTAAAAAATGATTTTGATGCGGAAAGGAGCGGAATGAAATTGATGTTCACTGTGATGATGGAAAAATATCAAGAAATGCACAATCAGAATATGCAAAATCAAAAGCAAAGTATGGATGCTCATTACGAAATGGAAATAAAATTCAATAATCTATACAATATGGTTAGTTCAGGGGAACTTTCTAATAAATCCCAAAAAGATACAATATAAAAGAGTTCAAAGTATTTCAAAATGGAACTTTTTAAAAGTTCCAAAATGGCTTACTTGAGCAAATCTCTTACATCTATTTTTTATAAAAAAACGGTTGTGACGTGAATGCAGCGATCTCGATATTCCATCGTAGATGTTTGCTGCATCCATTTAATTTGAACAAAATACACTAATACATTTAGGCGATTTAATTATTATCCATTCCTAAAATATAATGGATAGAGGACAATCGCTTAAATCGCCTAAATCGCCTAAAACATTTTATTGTGAAAAGTGTGACTACAAATGCTATAAACTATGTGAATATAATAAACATTTATCAACTGCTAAACATAATAGGATACAAGGGGATAACAATATATCCGTTCGTGAATATCGGTGTGACTGTGGGAAAAAATACAATTTTAGTTCTGGATTAAGTAAGCATAAAACAAAATGTTATCTACATCGTATACCACACACACCCCCCCTCACCACAACGAAGGATGATTTGATTGAAAAATTAGCGGAAGAGTTGTCTGCAGAGCGTGCAGAAAAGAGTGAAATGAAATCGATGTTTATGATGATGATGGAAAAATACCAAGAAATGCAAACCCAGAACCACGAGATGCAAAACAAGAGTCACGAAATGCAAATGGGAATGCAAATGGAAATGCAAAAGCAAAATAACGAGTTTGTAAATAAAGTGATAGATGTGATGCCTAAAATGGGAAATAATAACAACAATCACAATACGACAAACAACACTCTGAATTTCTATTTAACAAATACATGTAAAGATGCGGAATCGATACATGATTTTACAGACAGGTATGTGAAGCAATGTTCCGATTTTTTCATAGGAAATTATAGAGACATAGCAAACAATCAAATGTGCTTGGCGACGAATGTGTATGATATCATGTTCAAGTGTCTGAAAGAGAATCCGCAATATATGAATTTCATTCAAACGACGGATGTGAAGAATGGGGTAATTTATGTGAAAGAGAAGAAAAAGGATGAGCAAAGACAGTTATATGGAGAAGCAGAGTTTATCAAATATGTGGACGGATTTGAACGAGCTGGAGCAAGTATCGGTCACGCGATCAACAAAGCATTTGTCCCGTTGCAATCAGAGTTTGCAAAAAAATTAGAACGTGAAGTAGGACAACCACCGATAGAAGACGAGTATGAGGACGAAGACGAGTATGAAGAAGACCTATACAGATACAAAGTGCGAAAACAAGATACAAGTCGACATTTGCATACACACGTATACAATGCAATGAGTTTATTTGATAGCAAAACGCGAAAAATGGAGGTTCTCACGAAAACCCGGCGAATAAAATCCGAAGAAGAAAGCATGTAAACGCCATAAAATTGAAAGCCCTTTTCTCTTAAGAGTTAGTAGCATCTAGTTTATCAACTACTAATTCCCAATCCAATCAATAATGTCAGCATTTTCCCTTTATATTCCCGGTGTTTACGCCAATATCACAGAGGATATGATCAAGAAAACATTCAATCGTATGAAGATTGGTGTAGTCAACCGTGCGATTTTGATTCCCCAGGCTAATTTGAAACACAACAAGGCGTATATCTATTTCGACGAGATGTATAACACCTCAACCGTGAGCACCATGTTGAGTGAAATCAAGGAAGGGTCATCTAAGCTGTTTTATGCTCGCACCCCCCATGTTTACTGGGTCATGCTTGAGAACCGCCGTCCAATTCAAGATGATGAGATAATGCCTGCAACAAGTATTCCTAACGTCGAACCTAAAATGATTGTCGACGTCGAAGAAGATGAAGAAGAAGAAGAAGAAGCGCCAATCTTCAGTGAAGAGGAAGAAGCGTTTGTTCCCATCGAGGACACGTCTATGGTCAGCTCAGACTATGCTGCGATGCTCGAATATGAGATTCGCACTCTTCGCGACGCGAATGCTCAACTCCAATTCAACACCAACATCATGTTCGAGCATTACAACCAACTCTTTTACACAAATCCGATGTTGAATGCCCAACTGATGCATCATCAATTGAAGTAGGTAATCCACAATTCCAGGTTGAATCAGCCGTTTAAAAAAACTATATCTTAATCCAAATAAAAAACAACAAAAATAAAAACTAACAAAAATGTAATCTGAGCTCCCTTGTAAACTAACCCCTTTTTTTTGTATAATATTGTATTCAATTCAAAACCTCGAATACAATATTTGATAGATACCCTAATATAATTTGGTGAATTCCAATGTAAATGAAAAATCGTTTGCATTTAAATCGATGATTTCCCCATATCGATTTAATACAGTTATTTTCAACTTTTCAACTGTAATCGGACCCATGTAAATCCTTTCCTTAAAGATCTTATCTGAATTGTTATCATATAATATAGAATTATGTATAGTATCAACTGTAATACGTGCTAATATATTATTACCGATATCACTATCTCCAATCGACGATACAATGGGTTGGCATACACAATTTCGATTATAATCGTCAATAGCCAAGAAAATATAATTATCACGTGTGCTACTATAAGAAGATTCGCTTTCAATTGCACCCATATAAGATAACCCTTTGTGAAACGGATCAAATACAACTTGTGTAATCGTATCTTCTTTGCGGACTTGATACTTATATTTGCGAAAACCCAAATACCAACCAATTGTTCTACGAAATTCGCGTTCTACGACATTGGACGAATATTTGTCTTTTTCCGGGAAGAAATTCAATGTGAAATATAATTTCGGTGCATAAAATTCGTTTTCTTCGTCGTATGCCGCATGTGTTCTTAATCCAGTTGGGTCGGCTTTGATATCATCTTTATCCATCACACGAATAACTGTTTTTGTAGTAACTTCGTCGATATCGGATATTAAATATTCGAGTCCATTACCTTGTTTTTTAAAGATGAGGTTTAATGTATTTGTAAAGGTATCAGTCATATAATTGCCTGGGGGGATTGTTATCAATTCACCTGAAAAAAACTTATCCTTCAGATTGAATAATTTAATATAGAATTGATTTCGGTTATTTGTGTCTGTAATTGCGAACCACATAATCGGTATATCAACCGACGAAACCCGCATAGAGACTACATTTGTTTCAGGTTGTAAAAATTTCCACATAAAATTTGACCCGGTTGTAGCGTTATAATTAGACCGAAATACACTATCTATATTAATTACTTTAGTTATGATTTTTTTTTGAATAGGATTAATGATTCCTTGTGAATAAGGTGTCTCACTAGTATTAATAGCGGCTGGATGATGTGGACGCATTACAGAATGGTATGAACCAGAATCGGACATAAGACTAGTATTCAGAATTGAATTGGATGTTAGTGCAGTGGTCGTTAGTGGTGGGTCAGCTGTTAAAAACGGGCTCTGTTTTACCTGTATCATCTTTTGTAATTTCGCGGAAGCCTTTTTAAAAAGGTCGATGATAACGCCATGAGAAGATACTGATAGTTTGGATATAATTCGGTCTAAATGTTCAGATATCTGAATACGAGTAATGGATTCAATTGGTGTGGATATTTTTAACAATTGTATCAATTCGTGTTCATTATAATTATCTATATCTGTGTCATACATATACAGTGTATATTGTATATGTCTTTATATAATAAAAATAACAATAACAGCATATTTAGAAATACCGGAAAAATGATACATGTAACAAATCAGGTTGCGTTAACCGACATGTTTGCTGACATGTTAACAACCCGATTAACAACCAGTTTATCTGACGGATTAACAACCAGTTTAACAGACGGGTTGTCGGAGGGAATCTCCGATCGATTAACAACCAGTTTAACAGACGGATTAGTGGAGGGAATCTCCGACCGATTAACAACCAGTTTATCTGACGGATTAACAACCAGTTTAACTGACGGATTAGCGGAGGGAATTTCCGATCGATTAACTGGAACGATACCATCAAGGGTATATCAGACTTTATACAATACGGTTGGTGAACCGGTTAAAAATATATTAAATGCGTTTGTTGACGGAAGTGATGAACTACAAGTATTGCTCGCATATGATAATTATGCTGCATTATCAGAGAAATTTATGTCTGTGGCGATTGAGGACAATGAATATTATGAACGGTTTAGGAACATTCTTATCGATGCAGTCGAAGGTACAAAGAATTGTGATAATCGGATGAAGGAGCAGGAACATGCTTATAAAAAGTTACTGGATGCGTATAATTTCTTACTATCCGATAAAAGTCACCCCCCTCTTTTTAGTGTCGAAGCTGAGATTGGAGTCGAAGCAGAGGTATTACCTGAAATTCTAGAATATATACGTCGAGGTTATAAAATTGTGGATGATAATGGAAAATTAATCCCAATTGATATGAATATATTGGCGCAAATTCGAAATGAGTTTTTAATTCTGTAAAATTTTATGTAGCCTTGTATATTATAAATATGCCTACATTCTACGTTTCTGCAATCAACCCCAACTCAACTAGTCTAGACGCAGACGGTGTCTTCACAGGTAGTATTACAACTCAACCCGTTACAAATAGCACAACAAAGGTGCAGTCTGTATTAACTAACACAGCTCAATCCTTTTTCAAGTTTTTCACCGCTCTCAATACAACTTCTGATGCCGACGCTACAACAATTGATGTGACTGGCGTTGGTGGTGTTACTGGAACATTCGCATTTACTGCCCCCGATACAACCCGTTCAAATGAGTTTGTTTCTTTATTGGCTACTGAAGTATTTGGTAGTGGCGAAGCAAATGATCTTTTCAGTAATTTAGCTGCTATTCACACATCGTGGGATACTGCTACAGGAACTACCGCATTGGGTCTATTAAATGGATTAGTCAATACAGCCGGCGTTGCAGCATCGAATGAATTAGTTGACGCTATGTTTGTAGCATCAAATGGAACTACTAATAGATTCACATTACCTTACAAGGCAACATCTGGTACTGGAATTATTGTTTCCGGGAATGATTTAGTAGTTTCCTCAACATCTGGGTCTGGTGCTAGTGTCGATATTACAACTGTTCCTGTATCTTTGACGACTTCCACAAATTTGGTTGGAGCGGTTGCTCATGGATACTCAAATGGAAATACTGTTTCCTTTGCAGATCTTGTTACTACTGATGATATTGCTATAAATACTACATATTACGTAATATCGTCACTAACCGACAGTTTCCAATTAGCATTAACAGCTAGTGGTGCCGCTATCACATTCGCTGCAACCGGAACAGCTCTAATTATTACCAAAGTATCCATTGCAACAGAACCAGTTGTCTTTACAGCATCAACTGATTTAGTTACAGCAAATGCCCATGGCTACGCAGATACCAATACAGTTATTTTTACAACTGTGGGTGCAACCAGTGCTCTTAGTGTCGATACAACATATTATGTAATTTCATCAACTACCAACACTTTCCAAGTAGCATTAACATCTGGTGGTGCCGCTATCGCATTATCAAATGATGGTGTTGGTTTGATTACAAAATATGGTTCTGGTTATGTTAAAAATGAAACAGCCACCGTTACAGGTTTGGATTCCAGTTCCGCCGCCGCTACATTCACATTGGTATTGAATAGTGTTCAAGCTGCTATGTTGAACGGCTCACTTAACGCAGTTGCGGGCACAGAAGTCCCATTGGAAGTTGGAGACAAAATCCGAGTGTTATATACAATTACAAGTAAAGATACTCAAACAGATACAAGTTCTGATGGAGTTACCGCAACCCAAACATTTTTTACTGATTATTTACTTACTGCTGCTTAATACATTTTTTAACATTTAAGTTCGTATCAAAAATCGTCCAAATAATTATAATAAAAATTATATAAATATTTTTTATTATCCAAACGAAAATAGTTTGTCGTATTTTGTATAGTTATAATAATAATAATAATTGAATAATTTATAGTATAGTATAATTATATAATGCCTACCTTTTATATATCTTCAATTAACCCAGGTTCAACTGAACTAGATACATTGGGGGCTTTTGGTGGAGCTGTTTCAGACCAACCAGTCACCAATAGCACAACGCGTAATCTTACGATTAATACCGCTACTGCCCAAGCATTTTTTAAATTTTATATGAGTGATGGAAGATTCGGCGTTGGTGGTGTGCCTGGAACATTCGCATATGGTGTATCTGATACAACCCGTTCAAACGAGTTTGTTTCCTTATTGGCTACTGAAGTATTTGGTAGCGGTGAGGCAAATGACTTTTTCAGTAATTTAGCCGCAATTCACACATCATGGGATACCGCAGCAACAACCGCCCTTGGTGCTCTGAACAGTTTAGTCAATTCAAATGGAGCCGCCGCGTCTCTAGAATTGGTAAATGCTATGTTCGCTGGATCCACAATATCTAGATTTACATTGGCTCATAATGCAACAAATACTGATAATAGCAATCCAATCGTAACAGGAACTGGATACACTGTTTCTGGTGGTAGTGGTAGTGGTGCTGTGGTATCAGTTACCGCAACAGGTGCTACTATTAACAGTATAGCGGTAACTACAAATCCCACAAGTGGTGCCTACGTTAAAGGTGAGACAATCACAATAACTGATGGAACTAATACAGCAACTGTCGTATTGAGTGCTTATCAAGCAGGTTCTTTTAACGGAACACTTGCGAATGCTAGCGGCACAGAAGTCCCATTGGAAGCAGACGACATTATCCGCATTTTATATACAATTGCGAGTAAGGATACTCAAATCGATACAAGTTCTGATAGGGTTACCGCAACCCAAACCTTCTTTGTTGATTACACATTAACAAATTAACTGTTTATTAATTATAAGTATACCACTCAATTTTTGATTTGTATACTGATTTTAAGATTCGGTATGGCGAATATGTGATATTACAACCATATGGTCAAATACTTCTCGGAATTTATATCGATTTTTGTAGTATCGATATAAACAAACATTTTGTTATATGTATATATTATAATGAGTGAACACGACGAACTTATGCCGCATCCTTTCCTCGTTGATAGTGAACCAACCGTCGTTGAGATGGCGAACACCATTGTGCAGGAAACAACCGAATTATTAGCCGAAGAACCAACTGTTGTCGAAGAAGTTAAGAAAGAGGAAGAACCAACTGTTGTCGAAGAAGTTAAGAAAGAGGATGTGAAAATCTCATTACACGACGAGTTTAAGGCGAACCTAGTTGATTTAGAGACATCTATGGATGAAGCGATTGTAGATCAAACGGAACTTTTCGTGTCCGGAACAGCAATGGAGATGTTGAATTTATCAAATGATGCAGGGGAGGTGGTGGTCGATGAGGATGTTGTGATAGTTGATGATGTTGTGATAGTTGATGATATTGTGACAAAAGATGATGTGAAAACACTAGCTTCTATTTTACAAATAGTGCTCATGCAAACCGACGATTTAGACAAATATTCAGTTTCGATTACTCCTGAGATCAAAAGCATTTTTACCAAACTCATGGAGGAAGACAATTATTTCAACGACGTTGAACAAGCAATGAAGGAAATCATCCAAGACGACAAAATAGATACTAAGGATGTTCCAAGAATTATGGTATTATTTTCGGATTTGTATGTGAAATTGCGCACTATGAAAGTCAAGTTCGACGAGAAGATGTGTGGTGATATTATAAAATTTGTATTCGACGTCGCATTGAAGGACGGTATTATCAAAATAAACAAGGCAGATCTCGAGTTGTTCGACAGTTTATACGGTATTGTAGATATGAGCACAAGTTTAATGCAGACACGTAAGGGGGGTAAACGTGGCGGTGTATTAGGCTGCATTTTTCGTGCGATGGGTATGCGAAAGAAATAATCCAATGATTTTGCGATAAAGTGTATAGAAAGAGTTTCTAAGTATAGAATATCATGTCTGAACGTCCACCGATTATTACCAACATAAAAAATGCACAAGCTCTAGGTGATTTTTTGAAAATAAACCCCGGTTTAATCATTATCAAGTTGGGTGCAGATTGGTGTGCGCCATGCACACGCATTGAACCGTTGGTGAATCGTTGGTATAGTAAAATGCCGAACGACGTATATTGTTCCATTGTCGACGTAGACACCTGTTTCGAACTATACGGTTTCTTGAAAACGAAGCGCGTCGTAAAAGGTATACCGACAATTTTATGTTACTACGAAGGAAATGAACATTATATACCTGACGATATGACAACTGGTGCGGACGAAAATGAAATAAACGCCTTTTTCGAACGATGTCTTGATTACTTAGATAATGTATAACTATGGGACAAACGTGATAGTTTGTTTTCGAAACTGATTCCATACCGAACAAAGACGTTGGTTTTTACCATCAGCATAATATTGAACCTGATATTCATTTAATTCACTCAACCTAGATGGACGGACCGAGTTATGTAAAATGTCGTAAATCGTGTTCACGTAAAACATATAGGGAATATTATATGTTTTATAACAATACATATAATCGTATGTGTAATAGGAATATCCACACCATTGGTAATAACAATGGCTATATTTTCCTCCATGTATCGTATCCAATGTGCGTTGTATAGTAGTCTGAAACCATAATTCCGTCGACATTTCGGTTGGATTTGGTTGTCTGAATCGGACAAAGTTGCTGAATACACATTGGGTTGGAGAAATAGTCATCCTTTCTGCAAAATCGGTAACCGATGTGATTATCGATTCCAGTTTGCTATATGTAAGCAATACATCAAGTGTAATGATATCTAGATGTGTGCATTTTTGTGATATTGCAGAGAGAATCTGTGTATTTTGCAGGCGCAATTCATCATTATGCAAGTCATCGACCATAATGACGAGACCCCGTTCATTTTCAGGTAGAATACGTAAGAATGAGGGAACCATCTGGAACCGTGCGTTGCTTGATACGGACGTGTTACATGAAGTCATGTTGATAACATTCTTCTCATTTTGTTTACCCCCAAATGAGGTATATATGTGTTGGTATGTATTCGCCATTAAGGTGTCGAGCTCTTTGAATAGCTGCACCGCATCGTTTTCACCGGCTGTTATGTAAATTTGCATAGTTGTAGTTTACAATGAGTTAGTTGTCTAATAAACAAATCAATTTTATTTGCGAATACGTCTCTGGGTCGTTTTCTTTTTCAAATACTTTTTACGACGTTTATGTGTTTTCCCTCCCATGGTATATTTTTCACCTGGTGCTTCGGGTTTTGTTTTATCATCGTCTTCTTCTTCTTCTGGTTTTTTCTCATCGTCTTCTACAGATTTTTTCTCATCGTCTTCTTCTATTTTTTTCTCATCGTCTTCTGGTTTTTTCTCATCGTCTTCTTCAGGTTTTTTCTCATCGTCTTCATCGTCATCAGAGTTTGCACCCAAACTCATGAAATTACCTAAACCTCCTTTACCATCTTCATCTTCATCTTCATCTTCGTCTTCGTCACCTGGGTCATCGGTATAATCAACATATGTAACATATGTGAAAGTTCCTGCAACAAAAGTGACTAGTCCCATTGTCGCATATGGGATACCAAACGCTCCGGTTCGCATTGAATCGTCCAATAAATGATTGTTCTTAATTGACTTAGATATGTTTGAAAAAAAATTACCGATTACCCTAAACAAATAAGGGCTAAATAATTTACCATCTACACCGGAACCAGGATTTGTATTCATCTACATATTAGGCATATAAAAATGTGGTAAATCAATATAATAACTATTTTGAATATGCGTATAACTTGAAAGAAGGGATATAAATGGAACGGAAACCTTCAACCAGAAAGCGTAAATTAAAAAATTATAAATAACATACTTAAAAATTATTAGTTATATTAAGTATATTATGAGATTAAAGAGTGAATTGTATAAAAAAGAACAGAGCGAAATGGTGGATAAAATCATTCATATTTTAGATTTGGAAAATAAGAATATATATACGCTTTATGAGTTGGATAAAAACGAAGAAATCCAATTAAAAATAATGGAACTAATACCAGAAATAAGGAAATGGTTTTCCTTTAATGGAATAAAGGCAGTGGGAGAACCGAGTAAAATAAAAAGACCTTGGTTGTCTATAATAAAACATTTGATAAAACCAAAATATAGGTTAGAAAGTAAAGATTTTCAACTGACTGAAAACGGACGGCATATTAGAACACAAAAAATTCATATTTGTATAGACAAATATGAATATGCGTTTTTATGTAATGGATAATATTATTTATGCGAAAATTTGTGGTTGAGAAGGTTCACGAGCATATACCATAGCTGACTTTTTATTCCATATGTCGAGAGTTGATTGAGATGCACGGGTTCTATAATGTCGTTCATATTGTCCAACACTGTCGTAAAATAGAGTTCTTGTATCGGCACCAATCCCATTGATTGCGAGAACAACCTTGAAGAACTTGTCCTCATCTGGACTACCGATACGCGATGTTGCCTTACCCATATAATCGATTTCATAATATCCAGTCACTGCATTGCGAATTGGTTCACCTGGAATACCACATGAACTATATCCTTCAACGCGAAACTTTCTACCGTGTTCACGCTGCTTTACACAGAAATATCCCTTGTCTGTTGTCTTTGTATCTACAAACTTATTATTCTTGGTGACGCTATGTGCCGATGTTGATACGGAATTATTATCCGAGCACGGTAGGTCCCACATATGAGGTAGGTCTTCGTCATATTCATCCATTGTTCCCCGAGAGAGTTCGTCTGTGTCCATTGTGATTGCGAGTGAAAAAAGTTAGAGTAACTGTTTTAATATATTATATCATCCGAATGCTTTATACCTTTTTGGTTATACATGTATGGGTGAAAATGCACATGATAAAAACTGTGTGTAAATTATAGGTCATGTCTGAACGTTTTATACAATCCCAATATTTATTGAATCAAATTACAGATCAGTTTTTTCGTGATAAATCAGATAATATACGTATACGAAGTAATATAGAACCCGATACAGACAATTCGAATATAGATGATATACACGATTCAATGGACGATGATTTAGAGAAAATACACTCCGAAGAAGACACGGATGAAGACACATATCATTTTTTAGAAACAAATGAGTCGAGTCTTCATTATGAGTTCGATTTATGTAATAACGAAACCGATTTATTACGCGAGTATACTGTTTTCATTTGCGGATATAAAATGGTAGAGACGGATACATTACCGTATTTACAATATGTCTTGTCAAAACAAGGTGATAATTTGAAATTCCCTTCCATGCAATTTAAGTGTGCTACCAATGTTCCAATTGAAGATGACGAAGAACACTCCGCAAAACATATCTATTTTCAAAACGAATGTAGCAAATTCATATTCCAATATGCCTCACCTGCAAGCGAGGATAGTGTGAATAATATGTATAAAGGGTTTTCGCAGAGCAATTCAAGTGAAAACACGTTGTATGTGTTTTTCGATTTGAGCGAATTTAGCATTGATGTTACTTCAAATGGTTCACATACATTATGTATAATAGATGAGATTGTAAATACACACAAATCGAGGTCAACAATAATCGACCCAAGTGTATATAACGTATTTTATCAAATATCTGATGTGATGACTATCAAAAATAAATGGGGGAAACGAATCACTATACCGTTTTTATTGTATTCATGTGAATTAACAGAAAATGGGTATGCAAATACATATAATACGGATGATAGTGAAGATATTATATCTATTATTGACGACCGAGTGAATGACTCAAATTACGGAAGTATATATGTATTTTCATCACGTCCGATAAACAATGATGCTGCGAAAATGGATACATTAAAACGGAATGTAGTATTTTGCGTTAATCCAATATATGTTATTCAAAGTGTGAAAAATAATGTTATTGAAAGTGGTTTTAGACTAAGCACTGTAATACCAGCAACTATATCTTATTTAAAGGAACGATATGCATCTACTGGAGAAACGAAGGAAGAAAAAATAGGCGATGGACAAGAGACAAATGAACAAAATGAAACCGAAGACAAAGAAGAAACGAAGGAAGAAGAAACGAAGGAAGAAGACGAGGATAAAGAAGAAACGAAGGAAGAAGACGAGGACAAAGAAGAAGAAACGAAGGAAGAACAAGAAGACGAGGACAAAGAAGAAGAAACGAAGGAAGAACAAGAAGACGAGGACAAAGAAGAAGAAGCGATGGAAGACCAAGAAGAAGGAAATCATACTTTACTTGATCAAATGAACAATATTTCAGAGAAGAAGTTTAGTAGTGTTTACTTCCATGAAATGGTAAACGAAGAGAAACAATCCTTCTGGGGTGTAAAATCCAATATACAATTTACAACGCTATAATATAGACTCTGAATGAATGTCTCGGGAACTGTGAAAGACAAATATGCGAAGTTACGTGAAATGAGTCCCGGACCAGTATTAGGTGGTGGATTGGGGATAGTGTTTATACTGTTGGTTGGGAAATTTATAAAAAAATCGTTATATTCGATTGAAGACCCGAACCCCAATGTGACTAATTTTATATCATATTCAATCAATTCATGGTGTTGGATATTAGTGATATTATTAATATTAGGGTTTTTTATTCTGTAACAAAAATATGCGTTTCAAATGGTGTCTATATTGGTCATCATTTGAAATAAAAACTTATACCGAGTTCAATGTGTAATCTGCTAGATACATTTTAAGATATTTATCTTCAATCTTACCATTAAATTTCTCAGTTATTTCGTCGGGAATAGGAGGTCGTCCATGTGCAGCCTCGAACATTTTTACATATTCGTCAACACTTTTTGTAGCAGTATCTGACGCGAGTTTTTCGGTTAATTTGCGCTCTCGGGTTTCGATAGCATGAGCCCTCTCATTTTCTTCTCTAGTCCGTTCATAATCATGCATTTCCTGTTCTCTTGTGCGCAGTTCTTCTTGACGTTTCAACAAATCTTGTTTTACGAGAGATTCTAATTCGGTGGATTCGCTACCTGTATTATATGAAGCGAGCTCTTTATACCAATGGTGTCGATTTTCATCAGCGGAAACAATAATATCACATATATCCGGTTTTTTGAGAGCTTCGAATTGTTTCTTCTTTACGGGGTCTTTGCTATGAGCAAATGTGGTCATAAAATCCTTTATAATTTTCTCAGGTATTGTTGGATTCGTTTCCATGAGTCGGTCAAACTCGTCACGATGATGTTTAATAAATAATTCTGCATCGAGTCGTTCTAGTGGAGCTTTGGATAATTCAATACGGACATTGCGTGCATATTTATCCCATGCAATAGAAGAAACGCGATGAGACTCGTTACGTTCCGAAATTTTCAAATACTGTTGAATCGTGGTCAAAATACCAACTGCGATATTAACTGTTCCTACTGCCATGGTAGCTAAAGAACGCATTTCAATGGGGATACTTTCTTGGGCAAAAGAAGCTGTGCCACTAAAGGTTGATAGAATAATAGCAGGTATTGTAAACCAAGCCTGTAAATTAGAATACTTGTGGTGTGCGCGCGTATTTAACCATTTATAACACTGTGCGATATCACACCATTCGACTAGGATTGTTTCATTTTCAGGAGACCATTTGACCTTAGATTTTGTTTTGGATGAACTCGCATGTTCATTCGCACTATCTATTATTGATGTGGGTGTATCCATAATACATATAGTATAGATAAAAATACCTAAATTATAAGGGTGACTATGGTTCATCTTTGGCTGGTTCATCTTTGGCTGGTTCATCTTTGGCTGGTTCATCTTTGGCTGGTTCATCTTTGGTTGGTTCTTCTTCTTTGGTTGGTTCTTCCTTATTTGTAACTTCAACTGGATCGGGTTGGTTATCTGTCGTAATAGTTTGAACCGTTCTTTTGATAAAATCTTTTCGCTCTATGGAATTGGAATCCATGTATTGTTGTAGAGCCATCATATTTTCATTATTGTTATGCGCTGTGATATTTGACGCACCATTATTCAATATATCTTCTTCTATTTCAATAAAAAATGAATTTACACGTTGAAACAACTTTAATAAATGCGAATGTTGATAACTATGAAAAAACGATAGATAATTCACATACAATAGTATTTGTTCACGAAAAATGGTATTTTCATAACATAACGTTTGCATAAAATTACCAACAGCTATACCTGAACTAACTTTGTTAGAATATTCCAAGATATCACCTTCTTTCGATAGATGGTGGGCATATAAATGATTAATGATTCGCAAGATATCATCATGTAATTGTATAATATCGGTAATTTTATATTCATGAAATGGTTCTAGATCCTTATAAGGTGTATATTTCTGAAACGCAGTGGAGACAGAATCGATGTTTATATTCGCCGCGGTAGTTTGGGTAATGATAATATGATATAGCTTATAATAATCGCCATAAATTCGATTGTTTATCATGGAAATATGTCGGTTTATATTGTCCATTTCTACAACGAGGGTTTTGTATTGGAAATAGAAAGAGTCTAAGCAAAATAAGAAGATTTTCTTTGTATTTTTTTTGACTAAATCCGAATACAGTTGTTTTAGATCAGTAAGCTTCTCTGTCAAACTGGAACGTTTTTCTAATATTTGAGATTGGATTTGAATCATTTCTTGGAATTTTGATTTCATGGTTTCTATATTGAATAAATGAACAGACGACATAATGTTTATGATATATAGTAATCATATTTATTTACGTATACAAAAAAAAGGGTATGACCCCCATTTTTGTTTTATTTATTTTTTAGTGTAAGGTTGAAATTATACGAAAGATGGTGTATTCCACATGCAGTATTCTTGGAAACACTCTCGTTCTATTTGAACCGATTTCTCGATGTCCATATAATCGTTGAGAATATCTCGACGTTGTCCTTCTTCGTTGAAGTCCACCGTTTTTCTGGTGAGAACGTCGCAAATTTGTTTAAATGGACGGTCTGGTGTGGGTTCCTCGTCAACAATAGGTTGAACAACAACAACCACAGGTTTATACTCTGGAATTGATTTTGATGGAATGATGTTGAACCCGCGTTCCAATCGGTCTTCGAGAGACAAGTGTGGTTTCACATCAAATGTGCCGCGAATACCGTCATGACTATACATGACGTGCGTAGTATAGTTGTATTCAACGTTGTGTCGAAGATTGTGTCCGACTTCCGTATCAAATGGTATCACCGAGATGAATGCATAAGAGTGCTTTGCCGACTTAAATTTGCCGTTTCCTACCAATTTTTTATCGTGCATTTGAATGCTAGTCACTTTACCGAGTAACTTATCCGAAAACAATTTCGTAATATAAGAACTGGTAATACCAGCTGCTACGAAGGGGATGAATACCTGAACGGGACGATTGATTGAAGACATGTTTTTGATAACTGTTTAAAAGATACACTAAGGATGTAATCAATAAAGCCTATCAATTTTATGTAAAAAAAAATACATAAAATGTTTGGTTGTGAATCGTGAACAACGCACAATTTTCGACTAGATTGTTTCCAAATCCCGGAACTTCCAATATTCACATCCACCGTTAGGTAGAGGACGTTTAATGATAAACGGTATATTTTTTTGTTCATATTCAAGCAATGCAATCAAATATCCGTCTATCACATCGGGACCCACTTCAACGAGGGGTTTTGCACCCATATTGAGTTGTTTCGCGCGTTCACCTAATAATCTAGCCCGTTCATACTTGGTTATGAATGGAAATGTTACATGTAGTGGGTCACTAATGATACCTTCCTCATTACGAACAATCCGAGAGAGCGTTTCTACTTCTTCATTGTTATGCTGAAGTAATTCAGGATGATGAGCAGCGATGGTGTCGGTTTTCAAATGTTCGTCAAACTTTTGCAAATAATTCGTATCATTATAATCTTCGTCATCGTCTGAGTCCATTGACCGACTGTCGTCATCTGAAACATCTGCATCTGTATACTGCATTCCAATACCAGAGTTATCTACACGTTGAGTTTGCTGTATTGTATCCGGGTCATCGATATCGCTTCCGGCTAAACTGTCGTCTGAATCGGAGTCGGCGTCGTTATCGTCTACACTTGAATCGTCATCTTTGGGTGGTGGTGGTTTCACATAATCGTCGTCTGAATCATCCTCCTTTGAATCTGTCGGTGGTGGTGGGACATAATCATCATCTGAATCAGAATCATCCTTAGAGTTCAATGGAGGAGGAGGTTTGGGTAAATCGTCGTCACTATCGAGTTGAGACATAATGAATTCAATTGAATATATATTCGTGTTATATTTCTAAATGGTTTGTGTCGCTATAATCAATTTTGTATCATCATCGGTCTGCATAAAAAACGACTGAATCATCCTAATATTCTGTTTTACGTAGATTAATTGTTATTATCGTCAGTTTTCCACACAGTATCGCAGGTGGAACACATATACAGATACTTCATATTGTCTTCATCATATCGAATATACAAGACCTCGCGTTTGTTTTTCGCAGGTTCTGTATTCGTCTTACATGTAGGACTTGGGCAATTTATATTGTGCACGCGAGGCAATGTAGGGTCTAGCTTGGTATATTCATTGATGATATGATTATATTTTTGCTCCCCCTTCTTAACTTGCACATTCAGTAAACATGCATTGTCCAGCTTGGATTCGTCAACATGTCCACAGTTTCGGCAATAATGAGATAGCTGATTTCCATCTTTTTCATTGATTCCGATGTAATACATATTATCGCATTTGATACAGAACTTCATATTATACGAGTGTGATTATAAGGTGTAAGGAGATAACTTTTTATGTTGTTTGAAATCAATTTTATTTATGCTAGAAAATTCAAAATGCGCATATCATTCATTTATTTCGTAAAACAGCTTAAAAAAATATGTCGTGTTATATGGTTTGACCTGGTAGATAACTACAAAATTGATTTATGAAAACCAGATAAATGTAGCCGTATCTTATAACCAATGGAGAATAAAATAGACGCGTTAGATAATTCAATACGGGAAGTCGCGCCCAATTCTAGTCCCATCTATAATAATTTACAAAATTTTCTCAAAGCACATCGATATGATAAATCAACCGATAACGCGTCTGGACCAACTCACACACGAATTGGTGACGAAAAGTCTGGGATTTATGGCGGTGCTTATTACATTTCAGATGAAAACTACGACCAGTTCATGAAACTATATCATCGTGATATTGTTGCGAAAAAATTGCCCGAATATCTCACAGAGAAACAGCTAATAACTGATTGTTCGCCTATCGCAGTTGACCTTGATTTGCACTTCGACCTGGACCTCAAAGAACGTGTATACACACAAGAACATTTGGATGACCTGGTCGACGTGTATTTAGCAGAATTAGCCAAGATGTTCCAATTTGATGAAAGCACTGCATTCCAGGTGTTCCTTTTCGAGAAAGATGCGATAAATCGTGTTCCTGAAAAAAAGATAACTAAGGATGGGCTTCATATGATAATCGGAATTCAAATGGGTCATTCAGCCCAGTGCATTTTACGCAAACGTGTAAAAGACAAGGTCGCCGAGTGTTGGGGGGATTTCCCATTGAAGAACAGCTGGGATGATGTATTTGACGAAGGTATTTCGATTGGATACACAAACTGGCAATTATATGGGTCACGTAAACCAAAACACGAGGCATACAAGTTGTCGAATGTGTATAACATTTCATATGACCCCGATGATGGCGAATTGGTAAACAATCGCGGCAGTATTTCCGATTATTTGACTGAAACCGGGTTTAAAAAGTTGTCGGTTCGTTATGCGAAACATGAACAATGTTTCTACAAGGCATCATTCATGAGCGAATTAGATGCGGTTCGCGGTGATAATGATTCGTCTTCTCCGCGTCATAGATCTCCTATTTCAGAGGCGTCCGACGACATGTATATAGCGAGTATAATGGATGGTGGTTCAGGTGCAAATATTCTTCCACAATTACTCAAAACACCAGACGATATCGAAACCTATCTCAACCGTTTCTTAGATATTGTCCCATCATTGAAGGATTACGTCTTACGTGAGATATACGAATATACGTCGATTTTACCCGAGACCTATTTTGGAACAGGCTCTTATGCAAAATGGATGCGGGTTGGATGGGCTCTCAGAAACACGTCAAATCGACTGTTGATTGTATGGATTGCGTTCAGTTCGAAATCATCCACATTTCGATGTGACGATATACAAGGTTTATGTGAGCAATGGACAAATGTAGACAAGAAATCATGTGGCGGCATTACCAATCGTTCAATCATTTATTGGGCGATGCAGGAGAACCCATCCGGGGCGGATTCTGTTCGCAAGAATACAGTTGGTCATTATTTGGACATGACGATCAATTCGATGACGTCCAGTTCTATTTCGAATCCTGCACTAAATGGAAGAGGTTGCGGTGATTATGATATAGCGGTAGTTTTGCATCAAATGTTCAAAGATGAGTATGTTTGTTCAAGTGTTCAGAACGGCACCTGGTTCCGGTTCCAAAATCATCGTTGGAAACAAATTGATTCGGGAACATATTTACGACGTGCAATTTCAACCGAGTTACGAGATTTGTATGATGCGCGAACAACTGAATTGCAGAATTATCTTGTAACTATTGATACAGAAGACGATCGACATAAGATGGTAAAAGCCCGTATCGAAACAGTTGTGAAAATCATGCAACGTCTAGCGCAAACAAGCGATAAAAAGAATATAATGCAAGAATCGCGCGATTTGTTTTATGACTCCGAGTTTTACGACAGATTGGATAGTAATCCCTATCTACTTTGCTGTAGGAATGGCGTTGTCGATTTCAAAGAACGTGTATTCAGAAAAGGTTTGCCTGAAGATTATCTTACAAAGTGCACTGATGTTAACTATTCACCACTTAGTTCATCGAAACATCGAATTGTAATTCCGGAGTTGAACGATTTTATGTCGAAGTTGTTCGTGAACGAGGAACTGCGTGAATACATGTGGAATCATTTATCCGCCGTATTGGTCGGTATGCCTTCATTAAATCAGACTTTTCACAACTATATCGGTAACGGTCAGAATGGTAAATCAGTGTTAGCAGAACTGATGAGTCTTACATTGGGAACATACAAGGTCGCGGCTCCGATTTCGATTATTACACAGGGAAGAGGAAGAGTCGGTGGACTTGCCCCTGAAATTGTAGCATTGAAAGGTGCACGTTATGTCGTGATGCAGGAACCAGAGAGCACTGATGTTGTGCACGAAGGACCAATGAAAGAACTAGTAAGTGGTGTAGAACCGATTGTTGCTCGTGCTCCATATATGATTGAGTCGGTTACATTTACACCTCAGTTCAGTTTGGTTGTGTGTTGCAATCAGCTTATGTCGGTTCGAACACAAGACCACGGCACATGGCGTAGATTCAGAGTCACCCCTTTCGATTCACTCTTTACTGAAAAGCCTGTAAGTGGAGACCCGGATAAGCCTAATCAATTCCTTCTTGATTGCAAGATAATGGAGAAGTTTTCGGTATGGCGTGAAACATTCCTTGCGATGTTGGTTGCGCGGGCGTATGAGAATCAAGGGCGAATTACGGATTGCGAACTTGTAATGTCTGCGAGTAATGCTTACAAGGCACGCCAGGATTATCTATCCGAGTTTATTGGTGATAAGATTGCGAAGTCACCTGGTTCCACGATTCGAAAGTCACAGTTGACGGAAGAATTCAAGCAGTGGTATAGCGCCAACTATGGAACCAAAAATCCGAGCCCGAGAAATCTACATGACCTTATGGACCGTCAATATGGTAAGAATATTAGTGGGGTATGGACGAATGTTAGGTTGAAGTTTAACGACGACAACAATGATTTCCAGGGCGTTCACGAAGAGGAAGACCTAGGAGGTGATATTGAATTTAATGAAATTTAACAGAATAATATTAAAAATTGTAAACGCATATAGCAGATACAACAAAATCTGTATTCTATAATATAAATTATAGAATATAGAATGATTGGTTTTTTTGTGCCGTATGAAGATATAGTGAAAGATGAGGAATTATATCATAAAATTACTTATGGTATGTATGTAATGTGTGGTATATTGTTATGTATAGTCGTCGTAGCACTCATCGTAATCGTTTAATGTTGCATATTCAAATAATGGTTGGTGATTAGAAGACCTATAATGCCGGTCGCAATAATATAAGTATGCGTATGAACCCGGTCGTTTGTAAAATATACAGTATACATGATTGTCGCAAAAAATAACAGAAATAGATACAACATTTCCATATAAAATACGCTAAATTCTTTACCTAAAAACATATTATTTGATATTCGAATTAAGGATGCGATTGACCCAAACAGAATACCATTTAATAAGACAATGGCTATATTCGAACGATTATCACGTAAGTCATAGTAATACATTCCACTAAGGTAGAACATACATGCTACGAACGTTATCAAACTATATAATAGGAATTTCAGCGAATGAGAATTATACATGAATATACTATATTCGCGTATAATATTATTTAAAATTTGATCATATTTTTGTCTGTATAGTATATAGACCATGTCTAAGACCCGTGAACGAAAACCCGCATCTGGAAATACCGCAACATTGAATTCACTTCAAACCAGTCGGTATCAGGGTATGATCGATGAAAAACGCAAAAGGGATGAAGTTAAATTAGAAATACGACGACATATGAATATAATACGAGAGCACGACAAAGATATCGCGGTTCTCAAAAAATCTATAGAAAATAGGCGGTTAGCGAAAATGAGAATAGATACCAACGACGACGACGGCCCCTGGAAATGGAGTGATTCCATTAGCGACAAACGTAAAGTTATATAATAAAAAACAATATATAAATATTACGATTGATGTTATATAATAATGGACAAAAACCTTCCTATAGATTGGCAACGAGTTACTCCCGACCTTAACAATCCGATTCAAATACAAGTGTTCGATGATGGAAATGAAAAATATAAACAATATGAAAACAGTTGGATTTTATTTGGTAGTTGGAAAGGTAAGGTCGCTTTATTCAATGCGTTCGATGATAATGTAATCATTGAATCGATTAGCGAATGGAAAACGGGTTAACAATGTGAAAACGACGAGTATAATTCATTCATCACAACATTCTTAATTATCTAATATAAATCATATTCAGGTTCAATCACAGCGATTGATGTTATTAGCAACCGTATTAACAATTCTTTCACAAATTCTTCAGAATGATATTTTTTGTATATTTTTTGCAATCGTTGTTTTGTTTCAACATTAAATTTAATGATTTCCAATGCTAATACAACTATATCGCCGTGTGGTATTGTTTGAACCGAACCGGATGTAAAATATGTTCTATAATGGTTTGGAATACTCTGTTTCCAACCGGGTCCTTTGTTAATAAATTGACTCAATTTATTATTAATAGTTCTCATTTTGATCTGTTTACACCCTTGGTAATTTAAAACGGAACAAAATGTCCGTAAAAATAAACAATTGGATGTAGTTATGTTAGATTTATACATATTTAGTTCAATACGTATTTTATTTGTCGACGTTTTCAATAACAGATAAACGACTATCAAATTTATTTTATTTGCTATTATTTAGCAAATAAAATATATTCAAAAAATGGGTCTTTTCATACCCACACTGGATTTAGATTTTATGGACTTTGATTAAAAACCCCTTTTCCACAATCATAGGTTATTATGTTTGGATTTTCGGACGAATAATACCATTGAATTTTCTTCGTGTTTTGTTCTATAATAGGAATCGCATTTAGATTTCGAGACAACTCATACCAACGAACTTTATCCAAGTTTTTTTCCAAAATAGGAATCGCATTTGGATTTTTAGACAACATATACCAATTAACTTTATCCAAGTTTTTTTCTAAAATATGAATCGCATTTAGATTTCTAGACAACTTATTCCAATCCACTTTATCCAAGTTTTGTTCCAAAAGATGAATTGCATTTGGGTTTTGAGACAATTCAAACCAATTAACTTTATCCAAGTTTTGTTCCAAAATAGGAATCGCATTTGGATTTTTAGACAACCACTCCCATTTAACTTTATCCAAGTTTTGTTCCAAAAGATGAATCGCATTGGGATTTTCAGACAACTCATTCCAATGAACTTTCTCCAAACATCGTTCTAAAATATGAATCGCATTTGGATTCACAGACAAGGCACACCAATTTACTTTATCCAGATTTTGTTCCAGAATAGGAATCGCACTTGGATTTATAGACAATCTCCCCCACCTCACTTTATCCAAGTTTTTTTCCAATAATGGAATAGCGTTTAGATTGGAAGACAAATCCCACCAATTCACCTTAGCCAAGTTTTTTTCCAAAAGATGAATCGCATTTGGACTTGGATTTTGAGACAACATTATCCAATGAACTTTATCCAAGTTTTGTTCCAAAATAGGAATAGCATTTGGATTTCCAGACAACCTATACCAATCAACTTTATCCAAGTTTTTCTCCAAAATAGGTATCGCATTTGGATTACCAGACAACCAATCCCATTTCACTTTATCCAGATTTTTTTCCAATATATGAATTGCATTTGGATTACCAGACAACAAATCCCATTTCACTTTATCTACGCTTTGTCCCAAAATTTGAGAAACATTTGGATTATTACACAACGAACTAGACCAATCCACAATATCAACAGGAATCCAAGTAGGTGATACATTCATCAAAATAGTTGACGACATTATATCTTATTATATAGTAGGCAAAACTCTTTATATTGTTTCACATTTAAATACACATATTTTCAGACAAGATAATCCCAACGAACTCTATCCAATTTTTTTCCAAAAGATGAATCACGTTGGGATTAGAAGACAATTCGAAATTACAACCTCTACCCAACCCCAAAGCCAATAAATCATAATCTATCTCACTTTGCATTAGGTCTTCATTTGGTTTTTTCAAATAACCTTTTTGAAACGCCATGTTTTTGTTTATATTGTGCACTTAAAATGGAATATAATTTATTGGTTGGAATATTTCTAGGCATATTCTGATATATTACTTGAAAAAATACGTTTAAGTAATATTTAAAATTTATTTTTCTTTATTCTCCATTATCTTAGACCACAGGGTAACTTGCCTGCATCAACATACCACATTGACCCGCATCGCTGTTGAATTCACTACCGCGACCGAGCATAATATATCCAGATGACCCCCATGTGGTTCCCCATGAGTTCTTCACCAGGTAATAATCGACACCGTCAAGAGAACCATATCCAACTGCTAATACACCGTGGTCAAGGTTTGTTCCACAACCACCGGTGAAGACACCGGATTTGTATAGTTGAAAATCCTTTTGGTCGGCTTCAATTGCAATGGACACAGGTTGTTGTGCGAGAGCCGCCATCATTGCGGTATCAGAGTTTGCGGCAACATCGGCAAATTTGGTAATATCACTACCGTCTACAATACTGCAACTAGTAGTGCAAGTTCCGGGACTTGTGGTGGTGCCGGATGTATAAGGATAACTGTCTTCTGAGCAGAGTCCACCGTTCTTCTCGATCCAGGAAAAGGCATTGTCCATGAGACCTCCATTGCATCCCATGTCCTTACCTCCGTTCTTGCGGTTATCACAATCCACTAGCTGTTGTTCCGAAAAGGATTCGAGCGTTCCATGTGCGATATAATAGGCGCCCTCAAGAGCACCTGTTGTAGAGAAACTCCAACAAGAACCACATTGACCCTGGTTCTTCACGGGGGTAACCGCACCCTTTTCAACCCAATTCACAGAATCGGGAACAGACTTGAGTAGACCGGTTGACTTGGACTCTAAGCAGTCCTTTACACATCCAACTGTGTTGAGCTTTCTCTCGGCATCATAATCCTTTATGCAACCAGATAGACACTTAACCTCTTCAATCTTAGATTCGATCTTGTCGCGGTTGATTTTACCAACAAAATCACCAGAATTGTATTTTAGAAACTTGCTAAATTCATCGCTGTCCAATCCTGAAAAATGGTTGTGACCAAGGGAATATGTTAAATTCTTGTTATTCGATTCTTCAATATACTTATCATTGGACACCCAATTGGAAAAAAGATGTTCACGGTGTTCGACGTTATTAATTTCGACGTTAAAATTCTCCACCCACTCAGTGAATCGATCTCCCAACTTGAGAGACGATGCGGCAACAAAAAGACTTAGTAAAACAACTTTGGAAAACATAATCAGAAACTATAATATATAGGGAGCTATTTTATTATATGGTTTGCAATTAAACTATTGTTAGTAGACTGATACATGGTGTATATGCAGAATGTTTAGGTTATACTCGCGGTTTGCAGCAAATTAAATGTATGTATAGTGTATATAAAATGAATGTATTTATACCGATACATAAACCAATACTTTCATCATATATTGGTTGTGTTTTAGTATGTATTGCAAAAAAAGAAGAAAAATATATTGAAGAATTTGTTAAATATCATTTACAATTAGGCATTGACCGAATATTTTTATATGATAATGAAGATATCCCAACTTATGCAGATTTGCTGTCCGAATATAAAGACAAGGTATATGTAATACATCTACCCGGTAAAACGGGTAATATTGGACCCCAGGGACGGGCGTTAAATCATTTTACAGTAACAATTATGAAGGATTTGAATATAACCCATGTCGCACATATAGATATTGACGAATTCATTGTTTTACACCCTTGGTAATTTAAAACGCCGTTTATTTTGAAATAATAATATGATAATAATATAAAAAATAATTATCATATTATACTAATTATGAATATTGATGAAATTATAACCAAAAATAAATTATTAGAAGAAGAGTTACACCAAACAAAGGAAGAATTATCTCAAACAAAAGAACATCTTAAAAAATATACTTCTCCTAAACAAAATAAAATATATTATGAAAAGAATAAAGATAAACACAAACAAATGGTTAAGGAATATAAAGAAAAAACTAACTATTTTACTAATTTATCAAGTGAAAAGAAAAAGGAATACGCACGACAAGCATATTTGAATAAAAAAGAAAAAATAAAGAAACTCAAAGAAAAACAAGAAGATGAGAATGTTTAGGAATAATTATATAATTAATTAAATTAACTATATAGAAATAAAATCTTTAGTAACTATATAGAATGGTGAAAAAGAAGAAGGAAACATTCAAAGAGTTCCGTTCCACAGATAAATCTGCTTATACCACAATCAAAACCACACTCAAATCTGTATTACATAACCATAAAGAAGTCCAACCAGTCATTACTAATTTGGTTTTTGAAATGAATGATTTGATGATACACTCCTACCAGTTTATCCGGTTGTATGTATTGAAATGTTATAATAATAATCAACCCTTACCTGAAATAAACGAGAAGTTTATTTTGTATTGTATCAAAACATTAGGAATAAGAAGTAATCAAGGAGCAAAGAGTAAGGATATTGAATTGTTAGAAATATTACAATCGTTTTATGATAAGGAATACCAACCTTTACTCAACCACGAAAAGACCATGTTAAAGAATACGACTTTTCTATTACCATATTTAGCAACGCAACTACATACTTCCTTATCTAACAATACCCAAGAACGATTTATTCAGCATTTTCTTCGGTTTATCAATAAAACCACTACGAACATAACAGACGATAGGGCAATTCTTTTCAAGTTCAAGAAACTCGTATTAGAATGTAAAGATGAAACAGATACGATGTTTGATGAATGGAAAACTACTCATTTACCGAATATTCTTCCCCAAAATATCAAGAAGTCAGTTCATTATGATGTGAAAGTGAAACCATTTGATTATTTGAAAGGTATGTTGTATATGAATACCGTGTTAGAAAAGGAAGAACATAAATTATTCCAACCTTTACCGCTTCGTAATAACATTATTCCCAAGCATATCATTTTGGATACTGCGTGTATCATCAGTTTATTCTGTCCTGAAAACAAAAAGAAGGGAGAGTTGTTAAAGAATGTGAAAGAAAACCAATATGATGTATGGAATAATTTATTGAATTTACAACACAAAACATTCAAAAGCAAACATTATCATTACCATCATCAACTCCAAACGGATGGGATTAGTTGTTCTCTGTTGTTTATCCGCAAGGATTTGAAAGATAAGAAATGGGGTTCAAGAGTTCCTACTTTACCAGCACAAGATTTTCATAATATAGAAGATTTATCAACAGAACAACTGAATACTTTGAAAGAACGGAATATTATTGGTTGCGACCCAGGTAAGCATTCGTTAGTGTATATGATGGATAAACACGGCAATAAACTTCAATATACAGCATCACAGCGGAAAATAGAAATGTATGGAAAGCGAAATGAGAGGATATTATTACAGGAAAGGAAACGAAATAATATCATAGAAAAAGAAACTCATTTATCCAGTAAAAATAGCAAGTCGGTAGATTATGAAAAGTTCAAAGAGTTTTTGGTAGAAAAGGATAAACTGAATAAGGAAACAACCGAGTTTTACCAGAAGGAATTATGGCGGAAAATGAAGTTTCGACAATATAGTTATGGTAAGAAAAGCATAGATACATTCCTGAATAAAATCAAGGAAACCTTTGGTTCAAATGTCCTAATTGGTTATGGAAATTGGAGTAGAATCACTCAAATGAAACATATGATGCCTACGATGAATAAAGGGTTGAGGAAACTGATTCATAAGAAATATGATACACTAACAATCAACGAGTATTACACTTCTCAAAAATGTTGTGAATGTTATAAAGATTTGAAGCATCATACAAATAAAAAAGTAAAGTGTCGTAGAAACAAAAAAGGAAAGGAAATATACAGATTATTCTACTGTTCTAACTGCGTGAGTTCAAAAAACAAAAATGGCGTATTTAGAACAAGGGATAAGAACTCTGCGGTTTCCATAATGAAACTAACGAAGGAATGGATAGAAACCCAATCCAGACCAGAAGAGTTTTGCTTCCAGCATCCGCCTTCTCCCTGTATTACGCAAGTAAAAGCAGGAACCGAAATTAGGCAATCGTAAGGTGTAATTCCTTACTATTGATTTTACATTTTTGGTATATTTTTTGCTGTGAAAACGGCGTTTTAAATTACCAAGGGTGTAAAATGTTCCTTTCACACTCATTTATCGGCGAATTGAATCGCAATCTTAGTTAATTGGGGCGTTCCAAGACATACAAGAATTGGTTTTCGTCTCCACTGCAATCACCTAAACTCTCCTTCTTATGAAGAATAAATCCTGCGTCACTCGCCAACTGAAGAATCTGATCAATCGGTTCCATATAAAGGGTCAGGTCATTTTGTCTCACATTCTTGGTCAACCCATCCGTAAATGTTTCTTTAAATGTAACCTTATTGTTCTTTGTGTCGGAAAAGTCGTAACTACCCTTGTAGGTAAAATCGATAAAGTCTATGATTGTGTCGGTAATACGCTTTGCCGAATATTGTTGGGGGTTGTCTAACAATGGCGGTTTTCCACCAGGAACAATAGTGTCGAACTTTTCTCTATTTACTAAATGTATTACGAGATCCCCCCCTGGTTTCAACCAGAAATAACTATTTCTAAAAAAGGTATCCTTATTTTTGAACTGATATATTCCAAGATCCATGCTTAAAATATGCGAAAATGAACCCTTCTCGTACAGAACCGAGTCTCGAACATCACCCTGTTTTACATGAACATCGGGGTATTTATTTGAAGTATACTCCACCATCGCCTTGGACGAATCCACCGCATACACCATATATCCTTTGTCAGCTATCTTCCCAGAGAGAAATCCTGTTTTACTACCAATACTCAAAAAGGAACTGTTCTTTTTACAAGGATGTGTAGAATCTATGATTTTATCAATTTTATTTGTGCATAACTTTTCCGTATTCATAAGCTTATCGTAGATTTCGGTGTAAAAATCATCATATATATCGGCATCTTGTTTATATACATAGGGTGCATCTTGGACAAAACCTTCATAATAGGGCGATAAATCATGGCGCTTAAACCATAGCACAAATAACATCAATATTGCTAAAACGACGAGGTTTTGAAACCAACCGTTCTTGGGATTCGTTGAAAAAAACATTGTGTAGTTATATTTTGATACGATATAATATCAAAATATTAGTAGTGAACAGGAACACCTTATTTTGTATCTATATTTCTTAATTGGACACGGGTGTTGTTGTTAAATCGGTCGCCCCCTATATTCGATTGGTTGCGCATATTTGGATGAATTTCTTGGGAAAAGGTTTGTTCTGTAAATAATCCGGGATATGGCTGTTGTTCTGATTGTGACGATGTAACATACACTTTATATAAATCGCTATCAGAAGAAGGAACATACATATTTGTATCGTCGCGTTTGCTTAGTGGATATACCTGATTACGCAACACACTTTCCTGGTTGACGTTATTAATAAATCCGGATACAGGACCGACCTTCATTACAGGAGGAGTGAAATTCGTCTTGAGTGAATAATCATAGTCTGAAGTAATCGGCACATTACTCGGCATACGTGCATCCAACATGGGAAATCGAGCATACTTACTCAACACAGGTCTTGGTGAAAAGTTGGGCGCAAGTGTCGTTTCTGGAACATCCCGTTCGATTATCCGATGATTCAATTCATCAGTTCGGTCTTGCTGTCCTTGGTATAAATAATTAGGTAACCCAACTATTTTGTGATTATCATTCAGATCCATTGTTGTATGTATAGTATATATTAATAAAATTACATAGAGAGTTGACGTGATTAACTATTGTAAGAAAAATCGCATTTGACTAAATGGTAAAACTTTGCATAGACCAATATCCAAATGATTCGAAATATGGCTCCCATTTTGAATCATATCCATACCCTCTCAGTGATTTTCAAAAGTATGCGATTGAAGCAATTGTAGAAGGACATCATGTATTAGTGACTGCTCATACAGGTTCGGGGAAAACTCTTCCAGCCGAATTCGCGATTGAACACTTTGTTAAAAATGGAAAACGTGTTATTTATACAAGTCCAATCAAGGCTCTTTCAAATCAAAAATATTCAGAATTTTCACGTAAATATCCGCATATTTCATTCGGTCTAATGACCGGCGATATTAAAATAAACCCAGACGCTGATGTCTTGATTATGACTACCGAAATCCTCATGAATGCACTTTTCCTCCAAACACAGAATGAAGATGTAGGTCTAAACCAAAATACCGGATTACATTTTCAAATAGATATTAACGCTGACCTAGCATGCGTTGTGTTTGACGAGGTTCATTATATAAATGACGCTGACCGCGGACAAACATGGGAAAAAACGATCCTAATGTTACCCAAACAAATCCAAATGGTAATGTTGTCTGCGACGATTGATGCCCCCGAAAGGTTTGCGAAGTGGGCTGAACGCGGCGATGATACCAAACAGGTATATTTAGCATCTACCAATCACCGTGTAGTTCCATTAACCCATTACGGATATCTTACTGTAAACGAAGGTCCTATAAAGTTGATAAAAGATAAGGCTACACAAAAGGATATTCGCGACAACACACACAAACTGATTCTTCTACAAGACGCCAAGGGTTCGTTTAATGAAACCGGATACAAAACATTGGCTCGAATGTCGAAGACGTTCCGTGATAACTCAATGTTTACAAAACGAAAGCACGTATTGAACAATCTGGCACTGTTTTTACGCGAAAGAGAAATGCTACCCGCGATTTCATTCATTTTCTCTCGTAAAATGGTGGAAGCATGTGCAGCTGATATCACCGTCCCCCTCACGGAAGATGATAGTAAGGTCGGATACACCGTGCGTCGTGAATGTGAACAAATTGTGCGTAAACTGCCCAATTTTAAAGAATATCTCGAATTACCTGAATACAATCAAGTCGTTTCTTTGTTGGAGAAGGGGATCGGCATCCATCATTCCGGAATGATACCTATATTGCGAGAAATCGTCGAAATCATGATATCAAAAAAATACGTGAAATTATTGTTTGCTACGGAATCGTTCGCCATTGGACTCGATTGTCCGATTCGCACAGCCATATTTAGTGGGATTAACAAATTTGACGGTAGGTCAGAACGACAACTCATGTCGCACGAATACACACAAATGGCTGGTAGAGCAGGACGTCGTGGAATCGACACAATTGGACATGTAGTTCACTGCAACAATTTGTTCGATTTACCCAATCAATCTGATTATTCTAATATGATGGGTGGAAATCCTCAGTCATTGGTTTCGAAATTTCGCATTTCATATAGTCTTGTATTAAATCTCCTGAAGAACGGGCAACATAAATTAGCCGATTATGTCGGGTTTGTTCGCAATAGCATGGTTAACGAAGAACTCATGTGTTCAATCAAATCACAAGAATATTGTATAAATACGAAAAGGCAGGAAATTGACCGATTGATAGAAAAACAAGCGATATTGAAGACACCGTTAGACGTATGTAAGCGATATCTAGAAATTGCCGACCTATTACCCATGAGTGTGAATAAGAACCGTCGCGTGTTAGAAAGGGAACAAAAAACCATTTTGGACGAGAACAAGACATGTAAAACAGACGCGGTATTAGTGAAATCCGCGGTTACGTTGGAAAACGAAATACTATCTGACCGTGACGAAATGAATTATTTGGAACACTACATTGAACATAATGTAGGTATCATATGTGATATTTTAGTTGAAAATGGTTATGTTGAAATAGAAGAAGATAATTATTCATTGACCGAATTGGGTAAAATTGCAGCCAATATTGCGGAAATACACCCGTTAGCCACAGCCAAACTCATTACAAAATGGAATTGGTTTAGCGATTTTTCAATCGAGCAAATCATTGGGTTCTTTTCCTGCTTCACTGATGTGAACATTCCATCCGATATAAGAAAGTCAGTTCCTCATAGCGAATATGGGAATATGAAACGATATGTGGAAGAACTAGACGAAGCACTTTTGCACTACGATAAGATTGAAGAACGTGCGCAAATTTATACGGGTATCCAATACGAAGATGCAGTTACATACGACATGCCCGATCTAACAATTCAATGGTGTGAGTGCGAGACCGAGATGCAATGTAAGATTTTCATTCAAAACAAGGTCGCGGATAAAGGAATTTCAGTAGGAGATTTCACAAAGGCGCTTCTAAAAGTATCGACAATCGCACGTGAATTGTCTGTAGTCGCCGAAACATCGAATGAAATCGAATGTTTACACAAGCTATCACAGATTGATAGTAAAATATTGAAATATGTAACCACTGCACAAAGCCTGTATGTCTAACCTATAAAATTGATTATAACATAAAACATATATTTTATGTTATCTAAACAATTATGCCGCCTCGAGCAGTAGAATACCAAATGAATCAAATGTCGGAATTCGAGGTCGAATCCTACATGGAAACCATTGATGAAATTTACGAAAAGGAGGAGCTACACACCACAGACGTTGTCGACTCAAAGCTTTATATCGGAATTCCGAGTTTCGATACACAGTATAACGTGAATCTTCTCGCATCTCGTGTATCGCCACATACGCTATTCGACTACGACAACGACGACATCATGGAATATCTTGTCGAAAATAGCATAACATATTCGGATGCGACACCAGTATCACCTGAAATTATGCAGGTTCATATCGATAATTCTTATGCATATAACGTTGTTCTCAAAACACACTGGTTGCGTTTGGTGCAACGAAACTGGAGAAAGGTTCTGAAGAATAGAAGACGTATTCTGCAAAACCCCGCATATGTTCTAAGTCGCGAACTACGAGGAAACAATGAAGCAAACCTACCTGGTCTACGTGGGATGTTATCAGCTATGAAATAAATTATGCGCAAATCATTTATTTGTTGAATGTTAGTAAATATAAGAATTGATTAACGTCGGCTAAAATATCGTCGCGAATGCTTAATAAATCACTGTCGCGTTTCTGATCAAAACAATTGTTCAAATCCGTTAAGAATTCCCTATATTCAAACATTCTGGAACGAAAGTCTTTTTCACGGTTATATTGAACACTGCTCATTTCATTATCCCATTTTTTTATGCGTGAACCATCTTTTCCCAAATATATCTCGACAAATCGGTCTATATTTGAGTCCATCTTTTGATAGAGCTCATCCGTTGCCTTATGAACAGAATAGGATTGTGTTTTCCAATGATATAATTTCACAACATTCATCAGTTCCATCATTTTTTTGATAATATGCGTCTGTTCAGGTTTATTACATTTTATTTTTCGACGTTTTTGTGTCCCGCGCGGTTTTTGACGTTTTGATGTTGTTTTTGTAGACATATATAGTATTACATTATTTTATTTCAATCGATAAAAGGAGTCACACCATTTTTTTTGTATTATTTATTCTAACAATATATTGTATAATGGACGATTCTGAGTTTAAATCTGACGAATACGAGTTTAAATCTAATAAGACCACATTCCCGTATCTTAAAAAGGGGGCTAGGCAAAAACGTCTCGAGCAAAAACCAAAACAACCCTTTTTAAAAAAGGGTGAGGGTAAACTAGCATCCGATAACCACGGTGAAACAGAGTTCGCAATAAAACGTAAGGATGACGTGATTAGAACCCAATATGCACGTGAGACAGAAATGATGAAACAAAATATGGAACGTGATAAGAGAAAGGATTAGACCCCCTTGAAAATTTCTTGCGAAGCCATCGTAGGTGAAACTCCTACTATTGATTTTACACTTTTTTACTTTCGTATTTTTGTGCGAACTTAAATGTTCAAATGTGTAAAAAACAACTGAGTTTCTATTCATTATAATAACCATATGTGATTATGATAATGGATTTTGATACAACTCATAACAATTTCACTGATCAAAAGTGTACTGCTTGTAATTGAGCAACAAATCCTTTATTCATATTCATGTTTTCGCGCCTTGAGTGAAAAAATGTATATGCCTCATCGTACGTTTTGTTATATTTTTTCATTATGTAATAAATAACCGTAGCAACAGATCTAGAACCACCTGCTTGGCAATGGACAAGAATATGTTTCCCTGCATGTTGTTCTATGTAATCATATACTACCTCACATATAGGTATAATATTGACTTCTGGATGGTCGTCTATAGGAATAGACAAATAAGCAATATTGGAGTGCTGAATAACATTCTCAACCAAGCTAACAATACATTGTACGTTGGCTAATAATACTCTGCTATTGGTGCTAAATATATCACCTACATAAATATTATCAAGGATGGAAGAATAAGATTCGAATACCATTTATGATTTTATTTGCAAAGATGACTTTAAATTGTTATTGTTATTGTTTTACATTCCCTTGGTAATTTACACCCTTGAAGATTTAAAACGCCGTTTTTTCAATATATTTTTTCATAGTATATATACTGAATGGTATATATACTGAATGTCCTCACGTAAAATCGATGATTATAAGATTTCTGATGTTAAGTCTCATTTCGAAAACGAGAGTTCCTTTGTAAATACATGTAATTATACAAAAATTGATTCTAAATATACAACTTGAGTGTATAGTATAATTACAAGACTACCTCATAGTAAAATGACGACAGCATCTAATACCGGAATCCACTTTATGAAGTTGTGCGACTGGTTTCCTATCGATAAACTGGATTGGTCTAGTTTGTCTCAAAATAAAAGTCCAAATGCGATTCCTATTTTGGAACAAAACTTGGATAAAGTGGTTTGGTATGAATTGTCTTCCAATCCAAATGCGATTCATATTTTAGAAAAAAACTTGGATAAAGTAATTTGGAATTGGTTGTCTTCCAATCCAAACGCAATTCATCTTTTGGAACAAAACTTGGATAAAGTGGATTGGTCTATATTGTCTTCCAATCCAAACGCAATTCATATTTTAGAAAAAAACTTGGATAAAGTGGATTGGATGTGGTTGTCTGAAAATCCAAATGCGATTCCTATTTTGGAACAAAATCTGGATAAAGTGAATTGGAAGATGTTGTCTGATAATCCAAATGCGATTCCTATTTTGGAAAAAAACTTGGATAAAATGTGTTGGAGGTTGTTGTCTTCCAATCCAAATGCGATTCCTATTTTGGAAAAAAACTTGGATAGAGTGTGTTGGGTTCATTTGTCTTTCAATCCAAATGCTATTCATATTTTGGAACAAAACACGGATAAAGTGAATTGGGCTATATTGTCTAGAAATCCAAATGCGATTCCTATTTTGGAACAAAATCTGGATAAAGTGAATTGGGGTGGATTGTCTTTGAATCCAAATGCGATTCCTATTTTGGAAAAAAACTTGGATAAAGTGAATTGGGGTGGATTGTCTTACAATCCAAATGCGATTCCTATTTTGGAAAAAAACTTGGATAAAGTGAAGTGGTATGAGTTGTCTATGAATCCAAATGCAATTCATATTTTGGAACAAAACTTGGATAAAGTGGATTGGGATTGGCTATCTGAAAATCCAAATATATTTGGATACGATTACAAGGCTATGAAAGATAAAATGTTTAGTAATGGCGGGATTAAGGAAGACTTGGTGAAAAACCGATTTCATCCAAGAAATATTCGCAAATGGAAAGGGTGGGGGCAATGTGATGTTTGTGATGACTTGGA